AAGCAAAGCGGACCTTTAGGTAAGCAAAGCGGACCTTTAGGTAAGCAAAGCGGACCTTTAGGTAAGCAAAGCGGACCTTTAGGTAAGCAAAGCGGACCTTTAGGTAAGCAAAGCGGACCTTTAGGTAAGCAAAGCGGACCTTTAGGTAAGCAAAGCGGACCTTTAGGTAAGCAAAGCGGACCTTTAGGTAAGCAAAGCGGACCTTTAGGTAAGCAAAGCGGATCTTCGGGTAAATTATATACTTGCGAACAATTACGAGTCATTGAAGTATCAGAAACAGAAATGTTGTTGGATAAAGTATCAAAAAAAATAGTATCAAATGAATATATGATTATATTAGGTAATTTTTATGATTCATTAATTAGAAATATAAATGATAATATTATAGATTTAATACCTACATTTAAATTACAAGTTGTAAAGTTATCTAATGGTGAAGAACAAATAGATAAAATATATACAATATATACGTTAGATCATGATACTAAACAATTAATAAATAATAAAATGATAAATATAAAATCTAATATGAAACATTTTGAAAATACAATTAAAAAAAAATTTACGGATGTAAAAGCAATAACTTATTTGGAAAAAAATATATTAATACCTTTATGGGCCGATATAAACAATATTTATATTAATAAATTTGCCCAAATAAGTATAAGTTATTCTACAACCACTAATAAAAGTCAATCATCAACTTATTGTAATGTATTTGTAGATATTGATAATATGTTATCAAATAAAAATATATTGGATGCTAAAAAATGTATTTATACAGCAATATCTAGAGCTTCACATCGAGTTCATTTGTTAATTTGAATTATGTGTTTATATTAATTTTTAATATAATTATATAATTATATATATGTCTCAAAATAAATATTTTTCTTATAAAACTAGTTTACATAAATATATTACTAAAAGAAGTTGCTTAAATATGTTCTTACAAAATGAACAATATGAATATGTTATGGATATAATTAATAAAGATGATTTAATAATACCAATACTGTTTTTGACCGTTACCAGTAGCCAAAATAAAAAATATAACATAACTAGTCAAAATTATTATACTGCTTCAGCTATAACTTTTTATGTTGTTATTAGTAATATTATGAACAATAAACAAAAAATAATTAAAGATCATGATTTAGAATATTATTATAAATTATTGTTTGAATTAAATAATGCGGCATCACAATCGATTGGTCAAAATATGAAAATAATTAAATTGCCAGATAATCAAGACAAAACAAATATATACATAAATTTAATGCACATTCATAATACAACAATCAATATTGAAAATTTTACTTTTGAACAAAAAATTAATTATGTTAATAATGATAGAAAAAAAATAAATAATGAATTAGAAAAATTATCAATAAATTTCGAATTTAAAGAAACAATAGAAAAAGAATATATGTTTGATTATATAAATAATATTTATGGTTCATTATTTAAAATATCTTTAACTATGGGATGGATACAAGGTTATGGCAAAGTAACTGAAGTTATGAATTTTAATGGAATCAAAAAATGTAAAAATAAAAAAATAAACAATGAAATTAAAATTATAGAAAATAAAAATAATAATAAACATAAAAGTGAAGCAATAATTATAGAAAATAAAACAAAAGATAATAAAATTAATAATGATGTTAGAATTATAGAAAAAAAAATAAAAGATAATCAAAATAACAAAAACCAAAAAAATAATCAAGATAATATAAAACAAAAAAATAATCAAGATAATATAAAACAAAAAAATAATCAAGACAATATAAAACAAAAAGATAATCAAGATAATAAAAATCAAAAAGATAATCAAGATAATAAAAAACAAAAAGATAACCAAGATAATCAAGTAGATATTAACATATTCATAAATGACAATGACATTCCTAAAAAAATTACTAAAATAGAATTTATAAAATTGGTATCAAAACATTTCGCGATAATGTATAAAATATATATTGATTTTAAAACGATATATAATAATAACAAAATGAATTATGTATTAAATTATGGTATTCAAGATTCTCACGACATATATACACATCATAAAAGAGAATTTATTGAAAAAATTATTTTGTTAGATATGTATACTGATACAATTACAGAAATAATTGAATATATGGAAGAAAAAATATATGAAGTAATTGATACTATTAATTTAGAAATTAAATCTAGTACCGCAAGCAAAATTTAATTATTCATATTAATATAATTTAATTTTTTATAAAAAATAAAAATAATATTTTATTATGTTGTTCATAATCTTGTTCTATTACTTTTTATATTTATCTATTTTATGTTCTGATTACTTTTTTATTAAACAAAAATTTGTAATTTTAATATATCTGAAAAAAATAAAAAAGAAAAAATATTATATATATGGCAATTAATCAACACATATGGGTCTTTTTATTATTTATAACTTATTTTTTTAACGATACCATATGTATTAATTCTGTTCCATTATTATAAACATAACAATTTCTTTCTAATTGTAAATATGTATCTAATTTTACAATATTAGATATATAATATACCGTATTTATTAAATAATTCTCATTAAATAAACCATCATTATTTAATATATTTCTGTATTCTTTAATATTAATTGTAGAAACTTGTAATGGATCTAACCAATTAATAGTAATAATTTTTTTATTAATTTCTTCATTATTTATTAATTTAACGTATATATGTTTTTTATCATTTACATTATTACCACAATATGATACGATACCTATATCTTTTAATCTAACATATTTTTTTGGATCAGGGACCAATCTTAAATAATTATCATCATATTTTTCACAATAATCATCGCCATCTATGTATATTTGTTTTTGTGTATCAATAATAGTTACTAAAATAGGATTACGTATAGCAATAATTTTTGTTGCGATATTAAATAAATTTTTTCTAATATAATTTTCAAAAGCTATAAAATTGGTTTTTGTTGTAGGAACTTTACCTATATTTATTCCTAAACTAGCTATAAAATTTAATATCATATCTTTTGTAATACCTTTATTTTTAAGACCTTGAATTGTTGCTAAAGAACAATTATCCCAACTGGTAATTTTATTTTCTTTTATTAGATTATTTATAATACGTTTGCTTAATATTGAACCATCTATTTTTAATTTAGAATATTCGATTTGTTGAGGTAATTTTGAATTTGGAAATAGTTTTTCAAGGATCCACACATATAATTCATTTTTATCTCGGAATTCTATTGAACAAAGTGAATGTGTTATATTTTCTAAATAATCAACTATGCAATGTGAATAATCATAAGTTGGATATATATTGTATTTATTTTTAGTTCGAGGATGTTCTATATCTTTAATTATTCTATATATTACTGGATCTCGCATATTTGCATTTTTAGAATCCATTATGCATTTAAGTCTTAACGTAACATTATTTATATTTCCTGTTATCATTAAATTAAACAATTCTAAATTTTGGTCAATTGTTCTATCTCTAAAACAAGATTTTATTTTATTATTTCGTTGTTCTTTAATTTCTTCTTGTGTCAATTCGCATACATATGCTAAATTTTGTTTTATCAATATTTTGGCAAATTCTATTAAATCATCAAAATAATCAGAAGTATATGTAATTTTATATGGTTCATATCCTAACCATTGTATATCTTTTATAATATTTTCTATATATTCGGTTTTTTCTGTTTTTGGATTAGTATCATCAAAACGAAGATAACAATGACCACCACTAATTTTAGCTAATTCAAAATTAATATAAATCGCTTTAACATGACCTAAATGTAAATATCCTGATGGTTCAGGAGGAAATCTAGTTATTAGTTTGGCATTATTATTACTAGTTAATTTGTTATATAAATTTATTAATTGGTTTGACATGATATTTATAACTTGATATACTAAATATTATATATACCTATTTAATTTCAATTTTTTTAATTTCTGTATTCAGACTTAATTTAGTTTTTATAAAAAAATGAAAATAACATTTTATAATTACTGCATATAATAGTTTCTAGAATACCAAGATGGATAAAACACATATTTATGTTATAAAGACCAAAGATAATAAATACTATGTTGGTAAAACTAGTAATATTATAAGGAGATTATCCGAACATTACCAAAACAAAGGAGCATTATTTGTAAAAAATCATGGGATTGATGATTTAGTTGAGATAAGATTAAATGCATCTATATTTGATGAAGATAATGTTGTAATCGAGTATATGAAAAAATATGGCATAGATAATGTAAGAGGAGGTATTTATTGTTCTGATTATTTAACAAATAATGAAGAAATAGAAATAAACAAAAGAATTGCATCAATATATGATCATTGTTATAAATGTATGTCCAAAGATCATTTTGCTAAAGATTGTAAACAAAATAACAATTTTATAGAAATAAAATGTCATCAATGTAACAGTAATGAACATTTAGTTAAAGATTGTCCTTTAAGATCTGAACATTTAGTAAAAGATTATAAAGGAAATAATAATTTTGTAGATAATAATTTTATAGAAAAAAATAATAATTCAATGGAAAAAAATAATAATTCAATGGAAATAAAATGTCATCAATGCAATAGTAATGAACATTTAGTAAAAGATTGTCCTTTGAGATCTTGTCATCTATGCAATAGTAATGAACATTTAGTAAAAGATTGTCCTTTAAGATCTTGTCATCTATGCAATAGTAATGAACATTTAGTTAAAGATTGTCCTTTAAAAAATTTGTCTTGCCATTATTGTAATAAAACAGGTCATATTGTTAAATTTTGCCCAATTAAAAAATCTTTAAGATGTTAATTATTTGTTTTATTAAATTATTTTATTTGTTTTGATAAAAAAATCTGAAATATATAATATATGGATAATAAAATATTAAATAATAGTTATGTTGATTATAGTCTTTACTTTATAATTCCGATTTTATACAATGTGTTTGTTCATGTAATAGCTAGTGTAGTTAATCAAAATTTACCTTATAAAGATAAACATAGTAATTCATTATTAATTATGTATATATTTGGTATATTAGGTATAATTGTTTATAAAATGAAATATGGTAAAATGGATGAATTAATGAATATATGTTTATATGGTATTGGTATAGGAGGATTGTTATTGATTATTACGGCAATATTAATTGATTGGCATAATTTAAATGATATTACTCAAGTTATTTTAATTAGTGTTATTTTTATTGCTATATTTTATTATTATTACGATTATAATAATTATAATGATTAGTTATAATAATTATCAGTTATCATTATTTTAATTTTTTGCATAGGTTCTTTTTAAGTTAATATTTTTTTTGTCTGATTGTGATCTAATTTGTTTTATTTCGTCTATTATTTGATTAGCTAATGCTTCATCGTTGGTTTTATTTAATATACTTTGTTTAATTATATCTTCTTTTAATGGTTGTATTTTTTTGCTAACATTTTTAATTAATTTACCATCTGATACATCTATTGCTGGTACATGTTGTGTATTTAAAAAATTTAATATAAATTCTTTATGAGGATTTGCTTTATTTTTTAATTCTCGCAATTCTTTTTTTTTGTCTCTTATTAAATCATAATAATTTGTATAACTTATCACATTTTCTGCTAATTCGTCAGTAACTTGAGAATTTTGTTCCTGATCTTCTTCATAATTACTATTTAAAAAATCTTTTTCTTCATCTGAATAAATATTTTCATCAATTTGGTTTAATGGAGGATAATCAGAACGTTTTGATCCTATTGATGCTTTTGATGATGCTCTTGATTTATTATTCATTATATTATTAATAATAATATTAATTTTATATATTATTTATACAAAAATCAAATTATTAAAAAAATTGAATTTATAAAAGTAAAATAAACTATATAAATAACAAAATTATTAATAACATCATGAATAAAGAAAATAATTTAGAATACTTGAAAAATAATTTGGAATACTCGGAAAAAAATTATTTAGAAACACAAAATTTGAAAAAAGAAACAAAAGAATTAGAAAAAGAATTAGGAACTGAATTTAAAGAAGGCTTAATAAAATTAGAAAAAGAATTAGAATTAGAATTAGAAGAAGAATTAGAAGAAGAATCAGACGAAGAATTAGAAGAAGAATTAGAAGAAGAATTAGAAGAAGAATTAGAAGAATTAGTAAAAGAACAAGAAGCTTTAGAAACAGTAGAAACAATAGAAAAAGTAGATTTAGTGAATGCTTTTATGAAATTTTATAAAAGACATTACGGTCATCCATATAATACAAATATGTTTGAGAATATAGATTATCAAGATCATACTTCAACAAATCATTGTATGGAAATGATGCAAAAATATATAGATGAATATTATAAAAATTATAAAAATGAAGATTTAATTACAATTTTTGCACCTGAGTTGATGCCTAAATATGATAATATAATATACGTTTTGACAAAAAATAATAACGATAAATTATTATGTATGAGTTTATTACCTCTTTTAGAATTTGCTAGAACATTACAAGATTGGCGTATAGATATTGTTAAAAATTAATTAAGAGGTCTATAATCATCATTAGGTTCAATAGTTGATTGATTCCAAGGACTAACAACATATCTAGGATTATTAATTCCACCCCTAATATCGTAAGATGAATATTTCTTACTAGTTAAAATTTGATTTATTCCCATTGTTCTAGATACATTTACCAATGCTCTATCTTTTACGGGTATTGGTTCTGCATCTACTTCGAAAAAACTTGGTATTTTTTGTTGAGGCAAATAATTATCTATATTATAAAGATCATTTGGATCACAATTTTGGTTATCATTTGATGAACATGAAGTATTTGTAGGCATAAATACGTTAAATTTACCTTGTGTTTCGTCTAAACCTGTTACTTGAACATTTTGATCGGTAAAAGGACTTGCTATTATATTATTATTTTGATCGAAAAAACTATCTATTTCTGTATTATTAAATTGATTACCTCTTTTACCTGTTGCGTAATTACTGTTGATATAACCATTTTCGGGAATTGCATAACCATAATTTTTTATATATCCATCAGCTACACGTTCGCCTGAAGCTTCTATTTGATCTTCATCTACAATTTCCATATTATCATAATTATTTACGATTTGACCTTGCATAGTTACAGAACCATCATTTTCTATAATTTTTTTTTTATTCATGTACATAAATAAATACGCAATACCAAGTATTACTAAAATTACTATTAATACTTTTTCAGTTGTCATTTATTATATTAATATATAATATATAAATAAATTTAATTTATTTTATTTTATATTAAATTTATTTTAATAAAAACTATAAAATATTATATTATTATTTATTATAAATTTTTTATATCATTATGGAATTTGTTATTTTAATTTCATCACTATTAATATGTTTATATTCTGAGTATATATTATCAGTTATAGTATCATTTGTCAAAAATTGATAATCTTCAGATGATTCTGAACTTGTCATGTTTTCAGAATATTCTGATAGTATATTATCTAAACATTCCGATAATATTTTTTCTGATGTTATATTTTCTGATATATATTTTTCTGATTTATGTTTATCTGATTTATGTTTTTCTGATTTTTGTTTATCTGATATTTGTTTATCTAATGTTTGTTTATCTGATGTTTGTTTATCTGATGTTTGTTGATCTGATGTTTGTTTATCTGATGTTTGTTGATCTGATGTTTGTTTATCTGATTCTATTATTAATGTATTAATAATATTATTAATCTTATCTTGTTCATTATTCTCTTGTTTGATACTAGTAATTTTTAAATTACATTTGAAATGGTCTTTAAATAATAATATTTCTTTGAACTGAACATTAACATTAAATAAATTATCATTATCAAAATTAATGTTTTTATTTTTAATTTCGACAAATGGCAAATTATTTAAAGTTTTTGGTATATTAATTATACTTTTATACATATTTTTCAAATTATATAACGATAATTGATAACCTATTAATTTTTCGGAATTTTTATATATAAGGTCAATAATATAGTTTTCTAAACTAATTATCAAATTATACACATATTCATTATAATCATTATTAATAAATTCCAAATTGATCATATCATTATTTTTACTTAATTTAAATGTTCCTAAATTAAAATTAAAATCATCATTATTATATTTAATAGGTAATGTATATAATACGTTATTAATTCCATTAAATATTTTATTTTTCTGAACCAAATTATCTAACGATATAAAATTAATATTAATCATAATATTATTAATAATTAATATAAAACATGTAATATTACGCACATTATAATTTTTTTTGAAATTATATTTTTTTATATAATATTATATATATATAATATAGTAAATGAATTTTGAAACAAATAATTTATCTTCAACTAGTCATGAATATATACAAAATGGTGGTTTCTTTTTTGGATTATTAGGAAAGAAAAAATTAGAAGATCAACTTTTAGAAGCCGCATCCAAAAAAGATATTAAAACTGTTAGCAAACTTATACAAAATAATCCAAACAAAATAGATTTTTCTCACGTTGATAAAAATAATAGAAATATTATGCATTATTTAGTAGAAATGTATGGCGTAGTTCCAAAAAATCAAGAAGGTGGTGTTAATAAAACATATAATTTGGATGAAATAATTAATATTGTATTACAAGATCCTAATATAAAAAGAATATTAGACCAAAAAGATAATTTAAAAGGTGATACTCCTTTACATTTAGCTGTAAAAAATCAACCATGTTCTATATTACCTCAATTATTTATAAATCATGGCGCTTGTCAAAAAATAGAAAATAATGATGGTCAATATATTATGACTGATGCTTCTAGTGATAATTATTCAGAATCACTTAAAAGTGTATCAGTTGATACTCCTCCTTTATTTGCAAAAAAGGATAATAATAAATCATGGTTATTATCATTTTTCGTCCCAAGTGAAAAAAATATATCTCCTTCTGAATCTTCTGATATAACAGAAGATATACGACAAATCATGAAAAATCAGGAAAGATCAGAACAAATGACAAGTGAATTAATTGATATGATAATTAGAAATAATAAAAATAATATGTCACCTGAAAATACAACTGAAAATATAAATAGTATGTTAAAAAATTATAATTTATCTAATAATACGACTAATAATACAACTGAAAATACAACTGATTTAATAAGGGATGTAGATCATTATCTTAATTCAAAAAATAAGAATAGCTCAAAGGCATCTGAATTATTGAATAATTTTATGAAAAAAAATTGTTCTTCAAGTCAAACAATAAATACGTCTGAATTACTCGAACAAATAGAAAGAGTTTATTTTCAAAATAAAACAAACGAAACCCCTAATAATGATGCAAATACTATGCGTGGAAATAGTTCATCAGTAGATACAACTTCCTTAATTGAGAGATTATTTGAAAAATCTAATAAAAATACAAATAATATTAATACAAATAATATTGATACTAGCGAATTTGTAGAAAACTTAATAAAAAAACATAATATGCAAGGAGGCTCAAAAAAAAAAATATCTGGATACCGTGAAAGATATCAATATCGAATGAAAGAAGAATCAGATAATGAATTATCTGGTGGTTCTGAAGATATTTATACTGAAAATTCTATGAAACGTGTTATGAATAATGCTGCTAAACAAGCTGAAGAACGTATATTAACAAATATTAAAAAAATTATGAATATAAATGATGATGAAGTAGCACGTGATTATCGTTCTGGAGCATGGTATTTATTTAAAGATAAAATAGGAGAAAAAGTAAATGAAATGAAAAAATTAGAAAGAACACTTGAATTTGAAAAATTTATTAGTGAAAGTGTTTTGAAAAAAGTAGATATAAAAAATGCTAGAAAAATAAGATTAGAAAACAAACAAAAATCAGAAGAAAGAAAAAAAAATTCTAGCTCTAATACATCTTCTTCAACCAAATCAACAAGTAGCAAACCTAGTAAATCATCTAGCAAATCAAGCAAATCAAGCAAATCAAGCAAATCAAGTAGCAAAGAAGGATCTGTTCGTATAGCTGAATATAATTTATCAGATAATTCATCATCATTAACTTTTTCAGAATCGTCATCTTATAATTTTTCAAATAAAAATTTTGTTCCTTCCTCTACTAGTAATTCATCTAGTAAAATAACTAGTTCGACTAGTGACTCATTAAATTCTTTTTCAGTTTCGTCCAGTAGTAATTTTTAAAAAAAAGTTAATAAATTTATTATCATTAATTTTTTTATAATTAAATTATATATAAATGTCTCTAGTTGGTAAATGTACACAAAATATGATTGACACTATTTGTATCGAATTAAAAAAAAAAGAAACACAACAAAAGTTAGACAAAGAAATATTAACACCATTAATTGAAATAATTAATAATAAAATAAAATATTATTATATAATATTTATTATTTTACAAATAATTATTATTATTTTATTAGTTATTATATTAAAAAAATCATAGTTTATTTATCATTAATTTTAATTTATTACTAATATCATTAATATACACAACATTATTAAATTTATGATTAATATAAATATTTGAATACATATTATATTTTTCTATTTCGACATCATTTTTTGGTTTTTGTTTAATTATAAAATTACATCTTATATAAAAATTTTCAGTAGTTTCATTATTATTTTTTTTTATGAAAATAACTTTTTCATTGCATATGTATGGTAATAACATTATATAATATTAATACTTTATCGTTAATATAATATCAGTGTTTAAATATCAATTTTTTTTTATCAAAAATTATATATGAAAGGTATAATTTTAATAATGTGTGTAATTTTAGTATTAATATTTCTTGTTTTCATATTCAAAGAAGTTATTAGTATAAAAACTGAAATTAATGATATTAATCAGGATATAGAAATGGTTGAAAAACATTGCACTAGTCAAATAAACAAAAATTATGATTGTTGTATAAAACATATTGATAAAATTACAAATGATAATATACAACAATTACAAACCATAAATTATTTATCACAATATCCTATGACAAAACGTATATTATGTAATACAGATGAATATAATACATATTCAGATAAAAATTTAAATAATAGCCATCTTAGTAGTTATTATTGTAGTTCGAATAATATGCCTAATGAATTTTTTGATAAAATACCAAATTATGAAACAAGTATTTGTAATACCAAAAATTTTAGTATAAATGAAATAGATAGTAAATCCATAATTACACAAAATGGATTAAATAATGTAGCAAGTAAAGAAAATAATTCAGAGAAAATAACAAATAATCAAAGTAATAAACATTCTAGTCAAAATTCACTAAAATCAAAACATATTCAAGAATTCGTTTTAATTGACAATGATTCTTTAAATAGTAAGAATAATTTATCTAATAGTAATTTATCTGATGTTGGTAAAGATAATTTATCTAAGCCTTTAGGTAATAAGGATAATTTATCTGATAATAATTTATCTGATGTCAGTAATAATAATTTATCCAAGCAAAGCGGTCCTTTAGGTAATAATAATAATTCGTCCAAGCAAAGCGGACCCCTAGGCAATAATAATAATTTAAGTAACAAACAAATTTTAATAAATAATAAACAAACGGATAGTAAAATATCACTTAAGGATGTAAAAAAGAATAGTTTAACAAGTAATTTAACAAAAAAAAGTAATCTTACTAAAAAAGATATAAAAATAAATATAATGAATAAGGATGATTTAAAACCAATAGACTCGTGTACAATGGAATATTTAAAAAATATGGCAATGAATTATAATATACCAATTTTTCATAAGGTTAATGGTATTAGAAAAAATTATTTAAAGAAAGAATTATATGATGTAATAAAAAATTACATGGATAAAAAATAAAATTAATAAAACAAAATTTTAAATATAATTAAAATTATTTTGTGTATGAATATATATAATATGGATAATTTTTTTACAGGATGTCCTGCTCGAATGTCAGACCAGGGTAGAAGTTTAAGTAATTTTAAAGTAAGTAATCGTTATAATGAAGAAATAAGAATTTTAAATGGAATATATAGAGATGATGAATATAGACAATTTTTACAAAGAAATGGTGAAGCTATTATGAAATCTGATACACAATATTATAAATCGATCAATAGCGATAATTGTCAAAATAAATTAAAAGTTCATGTATATCCTATTAGTCCAACAACAGTAGATTTTATTAATGAACGTAAAAATTATGATTTTATAATGAATCCACAAAATACTTTAGATTCTAAATTGGCACGAATTACTTCATCGTGTCAAGGTAATGATTTTGTATTGTATTAAATGTTTAAAAGACTCGTAGATATTTTTCTTTTTTTATTAAATAAATTATATATAGTTATTATATATTAAATCTATTATGATTAATCGAGGTTTACCTGATAGAAAAACATATACTCAACAAGCTTCTAGAATTTCAAGAAATACAATACCTAGTAAAATTTATAATCCGGAAAAAAAAACAGATGAAGAAATTAACATAAAAATATTACAAGCAGTAACCAGCGGTGATGATTTAAAATTAGAAGAAATTTTTATTAATTATGCAAATTATAATATTAATTATGTCGACGATAAAGAAAATAATTTTTTACATGTAATTTTATCAAAAACATTAATTGATAATGATATTAAACTTAAAATTAGTAAAATATTAATTAACAAAGGAATTAATTATAATAAAACAAATATTTATAATGAAACGCCATTACATTATGCGTGTCAATATTGTAATTTTGATATTGTCAAGTATTTATTATCTTTAAATATTAATATAAATAATGTTAACAACGAAAAAATGAACGCATTACATTATGCTACACTTAAAAATAACATATTATGTCCTGTTACAGTAAAAAAATATGAAGAATTTACTAAAAATAACAATAATATCAATAAAATTATACATTTCGTTTCTACAATATTAAAAACAAAATCGTATTCCAGATATTTTAAAGGCATTATTAATACAATTAGTAATGTAATTGACAAAACCCCATTAGAAGATGAATTTAAATCTATAAATAACAAAATAAGTGAATTAATTAAAAATTATAATGATAAACAAACATTAAAAATAAAATTAGATGAATATATTAATTTTTCAATTAATTCATTATATAATAGATTTAAAAAAAAGATATTCACTGACAATATGATTATTTATGATAGATCAAAAAATAATTTTGACGATCTGTTTACACAATTTAATAATGACAATGATATTGTAACTACGAAAATCAAAAAAAATTTGGCTGATAATTTAAATTTATTAAATGATTTGAATACTAAAATCAAAAATCATAATAAATATTTATTTAATATATTAGATGCTGTAAAAAAACTCCATAAAATTAAAGACGATAATAGATTATTCTATTCTCCCTATCAAGAAAAATATAATAATGATATTAATAATATAAACTATTATTATGACAAGTCTTTTGATAATATGACTTTATTAGATATCCAATATACATATCAAGATCAAGAACAAATACAAGATACCGTTGTAATATTAATAGATAGTTTTATTTCTATAATTAATAATTGTATAAATAATATTGATACAGACAAAAATTATATGATTAAAAATTTTACTTTTATATTAGATATTTTATCATGTTCATTTAATATATTATTAATTTTAAAATATTTACAAACTCATGCAATAAAATATGATATCATGTTTAAAAATAATTTAATAGAATTTAAAAATAATGTAATATGGGATTTTATAATTTTAAGGGTTCCTAAAGAAAAAAAAACTATTAAAAAGTTAAAAACCACTATAGAAGATAATGTAAATAAGATAAATATTAAATTTTACGAACAAATTTATAAAAATTTTTTCGCAAATGTTAAAAAGATACATTCTTCTTGTAATAAAATTATTCAAACTTTAAATAATCATTATGTTATAAAATATATAAACTATATTAAAAATACAAATTTTGGAGATAATACATTTAATTTTGATCATGTTATTAAATATCCTATTCCATCTTTAAATGAAATTAATGATAATATATTTGATGATTTTACCGTAGATAGCATTAATCAAATAAGATGTAATATTTATGAAAATTATTTCCCTAAACAAATTGATCAATTATATACTTTTTATACTACAGATAATACAATTAATTTTACCACTATTGGTCAATATTATCCACAAAACTTTGTAGACATAAATATTACGAACGAAGATGATTATATATTTGATGATGAAGCTAATGATGGTTATTTAGTTTATGATAAAAATTATTTAAATACAACTTCAGGGTCTAGTGAAGCTTTTGAACAATTAGAAAAATGTGATACAACAGTAATGTATGGTAAAATCCATTATGTAAATGATGAATTAATACAAGGAAAACAACAAGTCATAAATTATATTAATGAAGATAATATAGACACGTATATAAAATTTATTAAAATATTTTTATTAGAATATTTAAAAGAAATATGCGATTTATGTGATGATGATGACAGAGAAAGTATCCAAACACTTTTAAATACAACGGATACAATTACACAAGATATTATTGAAAAATATAAAAAAATTAAAAATGAAGTCGATAAAAATATAAGAGGTAAAAAAATAATAGAAAACGAAGAAATTCATAATATTATTTATATTATGTCCGTCAAAATAGCTGAAGAATTATTTACTAATTATATATCCGAAAAAGTAATTTCTAATATTTACAAAAAATTATTTGAAAAATATTCAACAAATACTTATTTTCAAGAAATATATGAACAATTTAATAGATTATTAATTGACCAATTTTATACATCTTTCGATAATAGTCGAAAAAATGCAAATTTGATGTATAATAATTATATTATTAATGATACATCTATTACTATTATAAAGTATAAAGATACTATTTATAAAGAAAATGACCAAAAACAAGAACCAATAATAAATAAATATTTTCCAAAAATATACACGCTACAAATATTACATAATCAATGTAACGATAAAAGTATAAATGAAATAACAGACATTTTAATAAAAAATAATTGTAATATAAACCAATTAAATAATAAAAATATCTCACCTATCCATTTACATATTGATAGACTAAATCATGAATTTTTTACAAATATTTTTACGAATTTGAATGTATTGGATAAAACAAAATATATAAAATATTTAAATGAATCAATAATAAAACATGAAATATTTGAAATAAACAATTTTAATATAAAATTAAAATTACCAGATAGTTATTATAATAATTTTTCTAAAAAATTAAATGATAAAAAGTATCCTGAACCTTTATTTTTAAAAAATATATTTAATCAATTAATATATATGTTAAATCATTTGATGTATTATAATTTATTAAATGATAATGTATTAAAATATGCCAATTTTATGGAGTTAATGAATGATATTAAAAGAAAATCATTATTAAGATTACTTAATTTTAAAAAATTAAGAAATAATTCTATGTTAGAAACCAATTTTAATGACTGTGTAAAATTTGTTGCAAGTAGTGAATTATTTTTTATACAAGATTTGATTAAAAAAAATCAAGAAATCATAGACAATGACCTAAATAATTTATCTAATCTCATGACAACAATATCATTTGTTAAAAAAGAAAAAAATAAATTAAATATGATAGCTGATGGTAATTATTATTTTAATCTAGATTATTTGTATAATTCAAAAAAAATAAATAATAACTTAGAACAACGAGAATTCGTTACCATTAATAATTTTAATGAAGAGGTAATTAAATTAGAAAAAACACATCGACAAAATGGTGAAAATGAGTTATTAAATGTTAATAATTATGTTCAAACAAATTTATCGCTAATAAAAAATATTAATAAATTTTATGATGATATTTATAATGTTTTTGATAGTTTTTATTTTTATAATTCATTATGGTCTTATTATATTAATAATATGAATCCCAATTTAAATAAAAATAATTCAAATCGTATTGCAAATATTCATTTATTATTATCATCGTACATAAAAATAAATGCATTTAATAATTCGACAATTAATAATAATATTTTTAAAACTATTTTGAAAATATATAAAGAAAAATTTATTGTAAATATACAAAATTATTTTTATGATAATTCAGTTTATGATTTTGAAAATAAAAAAAATTATTTTAATAATGTTATTGATATTATTGTACACATCATAAAAACCAATATATTAAATAATATGTATTTACATATCATTAACGTCATATCTGAAAATATAATGGCAACTTATACAAAAGATAATTATATAGATGCATTTACTAGTGTTATCACATATTTAGAAAAATTAAAAAAATATATTATACAAGTAATACCATTAAATATATGTTATAAAATATTAAACTTTAATATAACTAATAGTCCCAAAGAAATGAAAGATATTGATGCATTATTTAATATTATATCTGAATATATTACTATATTGCCCGTAAGAAATATTAATATTATTACGGATCATATTAAAGCCGAAGTTTTTCCATATTATAAAGATTTATTACAAACATTATTACCTGATATGAAGCAGTTAATAGATAATTATTTTGCATTTATTGTGAATGAATACAAGTATTTATTAATTTATCAATCCATTAATTATTAACGTCAATTATTAATAATAATTAATATCAATTATTATAATATTTTTTTTTTAAGTTTTTTTTCAAGTTTCATGGTATTTTTTAAACATTAGTAAAATGATAAAAAAATGATTAGCAAATGATAAAAAAAAATTGATATTTTTACATTATCACATATAGAACCATATAAATATATATACAAATATATTAAATATTATGAGTAAAACCTCAAAAACTGTAGAAGAAACTTATACCAAGAAACAATTATATAATTCTATTATTGATGAACCTGGTATGTATTTAGGGACTATTACCCCTGATAATGTAGAAATGGAAGTTTATGATTTTAATAATGATGCAATTGTTAAAAGAAATATTGAATATATACAAGGTCTTTATAAAATATTTGATGAAATTATAGTAAATGCGCGTGATCATGCAATTAAAGATATTACGTGTAAAAATATTATTATCACCATTGATAAAAAAACAGGTTTAATAACTTGTTTTACTGATGGTAATGAAGATGCTATTCCGGTAGTTATTCATAAAGGAGAAAATATGTATGTTCCTCAGATGTTATTTTCTGAATTATTAACATCTGGTAATTATAATAAAAAAGGCAAAATTACAGGAGGAAAACATGGTTATGGAGCAAAATTAGCAAATATATTTTCTAGCAAATTTATTATTGAAGTTGGTGATACTATTAATAAAAAAAAATATTTGCAAGTATTTGAAAATAAAATGTCAATTATTAATCCGCCAACTATTACAAAATATGCCGGTAAAAGTTATTTAAAAATATCATTTGTTCCTGATTATAAAACTTTCCATACTAAAGGTTTATCTGATGATATGTATGCTTTATTTACTAAACGTGTTTATGATATTGTAGCTAATTTGTCTAAAGAAGGAAGAAAAATCACGATAGAATTAAACGAAAAAGTAATAAATATACAATCATTTGAAAAATTTGTCGATATGTTTTATAAAGTAGATACTTTAGATAATGAAATGGATAATGAAGGTGATGAAGAAGAAGATGAAGAAGAAACAGAAGAAAACATAAAGAAAAAACAACCAATAAAAATAAAAAAAATATGCACTACTACTACAGATAAAAGATGGCAAGTATGTGTAGTTTATGATTCAAAATCAAATTACAGACAAGTATCGTATGTTAATGGTTTATGTACTATTAATGGAGGAACACATGTAAATTATGTTGTAGATATGATAGTGAATGATTTGGAGAAACGCATATCTAATAAATATAAAGATATACAAATAAGAAAACCATATATTAAAAATAATTTATCATTTTTCATCGATGCGACAATAGAAGATCCTGATTTTGACAGTCAAACTAAAGATACCTTAAAAAGTATTATTAAAAATTTTGGTTCTACTTTTTATTATAATGAAAAGTTTATTAATGATATTATGAATACAGGATTAGTAAATGAAGTTGTTGAATTTTCTAGAAAGAAAGAATTATTAAGTTTGAAAGGACAAAAAGTTAAAAATTCATTGTCCATTAAAGGTATTAAAGGTTATGAAGAAGCTATTTGGGTTTCTAAAAAAGATAAAAGAGTATCCGAAACAAGATTAATATTAACTGAAGGAGGTTCAGCAAAAACATTTGCAGTTTCAGGTTTATCGTCTATAGGTTATGATAAATATGGGATATTTCCTTTAAAAGGAAAAGTATTAAATGTTAGAACAGCACAAAATAGACAATTAATAAGTAATGCAGAAATAAAAAATATTATTAAAATTATAGGCCTTGACGCTAGTGAAACATATGATAATTTAAAAAAATTAAGATACGGAGGAATAATTATATTAACGGATCAAGATACTGATGGAGCTCATATTAAAGGATTGTTAATTAATTTCATACACTTTTTTTGGCCAGAATTAATATATTATTTCGACGGTTTTATACAAACAATGACTACGCCTATTATGAAAGCTTTTTTAAGATCCGATACTAAAAAAAAGAATGGTATTAGTTTCGGAACTATTGCAGAATATTTGAAATGGTCTAAAACTACTAAAAATGCAAATAATTATGTTATTAAATATTACAAAGGTCTAGGAACTCATACAGCACCTGAAGCTAAGGAATGTTTTGAAGACTTTTCAAACAAGTTGATTTCTTATACATGGGATAAATATATTCCTAGTAGTAAATCTATTAAACAAGGAAATTTATGCGAACCTGAAAAAATGGTTAAAAAAAATAAAGTAAATGATACTAGTAGCCAAAATTCTAATACTAGTAATAAAACGGAAAATTTAGATGAGATCATGTTAAATGATTTTAATAATCCTACTAATTATGCAATTAATTTAGCATTCAATAAAAAAATGGCAGATAAAAGAAGAGAATGGTTAGCTAGTTATGACAAAAATGATGTAATTGACAATGAGGCTAGGACAGTGACAATATGTCAATTTGTCCATAAAGATTTAAAACATTTTAGTTCAGAAGATAATATAAGATCTATACCAGCATTAATTGACGGATTAAAACCATCAACTAGAAAAATTTTATATACAGCCTTTAAAGAAAAATTATTTAAAAAGGAAGCAAAAGTTGTTGAATTAGGAGGAGCAACCATGAAAGAAACGGCATATCATCATGGTGATGCCAGTCTATATGGAGCAATTATAGGTATGGCTAGGCGTTTCGTAGGATCTAATAATATAAGTATATTATATCCATCAGGTCAATTTGGTTCAAGATTACAAGGAGGCAAAGATGCAGCTAGTCCAAGATATATATATACTAGATTAGACGATTTAACAAGATTAATATTTCGTGAAGATGATGAAATTATATTACAATATGAAATCGACGACGGTAAAAAAATTGAACCAACAATATATATTCCAATTATACCAATGTTATTAGTAAATGGCAGTGAAGGCATTGGAACAGGTCATAGCACATATATTCCACCTTATAATCCTATTGATATTATAAATAATATTATAAATATGCTAAATAATAAAAAAATTGTACCAATGAAACCATGGTTTAGAGGATTCAAAGGAGCCATTGAACATAAAGATAAAGGAAGTTATATTACCAAAGGCATATATAATATAGTCGATGAAAATACTATACAAATTACTGAATTACCCATAGGCAAATGGACAGAAAAATATAAAAGTGATCTATATAAAATTACAATTGGAGGAGAACAAGTAGAAAAAGATAACAAAAAAGAAAAAGGGAAAAATAAAAAAACCGTAACGCCAATTTTAAAAAATTTTATCCTCGTTCCATTAGAAAGTTCGGTAAATATTACACTTTATTTTGTAGAAGGAGTTTTACAAAACCTAATTAAACAAGGAACATTAGAAAAAAAATTAGGTCTCACATCTTCTATTAATATAGATAATATGAAAGCTCATAGTACAGAAAATCATATTAAAAATTATAAAACACCTGAAGATATTATGATCGAATATTTTGATTATAGATTTAAACAATATGAATTTAGGAAACAACGTTTATCATTGATTTTAGAAAATGAATTGAATATTTCTAAATATAAAATCAAATTCTTAGAAGACTATACAAAAGGTAAAATTGTATTACATAATAAAAATGAAAAAGAAGTATTTGCAAAATTAGAAAGTTTGAATTATCCAAAATTATCAAATAAAATAAATTTTGATGACGAAAATGAAAAATTAATCATTAAAGATGATAATCAAGATGATCAAGATAATCAAGATAATAAAAAAATTAATGAATATATTAAAACTTATAAATATATTACAGACATGAAATTATGGTCCCTTACAGTCGAAAAATTAAATAAATTAAAAGAAGAATTAGATATTAAAAAAGCTAGATACCAAAAATATGTTGAAACACCTGTTAAAGATATTTGGATGCAAGAATTATTAGAATTAAAACAAGCATATTTAGTTTGGTTCGCAGAAGTAGAAGCAGAAAATGATGATGGGAAACCAAAAACAGTCAGAAAAAAACAAGTTAGAAAACCAGTAGCCAAAAAACAATAAGTGATATTATTAATTGCTATTTTATTATTAAATTTTTTATTTAAAAATTGAAAAAAAAATTATTTAATATATATTTATATTTATATCAGTTAATTAATATAATGGATTATACTGAACAAATAAAACCACGAAAGAATAGAAGATCAAGAAATCGAAATGCAGAAAATAAACCAAAAAGACAAAATATAAAGGACGAAAATACACCAAGAAAAACAAAAAAACAAAATGAAGACAAACCAAAAAGAAAATATACTAAAAAAAATATTAACAATCTTGATTCTTTTAAAATAGAAAATGAAATTGATAATATTAATAACGATATTGCCGAAATTAATGAAATCGATGAATTTAATGAAATTAATGAAATTGATGAAATTGATGAAATTAATGAAATTGATGAATTTGATATTTATAATGATCAAAACACAGAACAAGACAATCACAATCAAAATAACAATCAAAATAACAATCAAAACAACAATCAAAATAACAATCAAAATGATAATCAAAATAACAATCAAAATAACAATCAAAATGATAATCAAAATGATAATCAAAATGATAATCAAAATGATAATCAAAATAATAATCAAAATGATAATTATATCGACGAAGATTATATCATGGCCTATTTGTTATCTATGGAAGAAAATTACATGGATGATATTATAATAAATAACGATAATAATTTCAATGAGAATAACCAAGAACATAAAGAAAATAATGACGTAGATGATCAAGAAGAAGAGGAAGAAGAGGAAGAGGAAGAGGAAGAGGAAGAGGAAGAGAAAGAAGAGGAGGGAGAGGATCAAAAAGCAGAAAATCAGGAAGAAGAATATAATGACATTGAGGAAGAAGAATTAAAAAAAATGTTAAAAGATGATATATATTTATTAAATTTTTTGCTAGAAAAAGGTCCCTCGATATTTATAAATTTATTTGAGAAAATTGATTCTGTTAATGATAATTTGATAAATATATTAAATTTATACATATCTGATGATTTGTTAATAGAAAACGGCAAGGATAAATTTTTCAAAATGATTCATAAAAATTTTCTGAAGTATGATGATGTATTAACAAATATATTTAATGCATTGACGGACGAAAATATAATAATGATTATTAATTATTATATTTATAATAATGGGAACAAATTTTTAAAATATTGGGGAGCAGCATCATTTATTTTAAAAATTTGTTGCCAAGATAATATTTCTAAACAAATCGTTTTAAAAAATGGTAAAGTTTCTAAAAATATTATATTTCGTTATGAATTCGTAAATTATTTACTAGCTGGTTGTCAATTAAATCATTATGTATTTAAAAATTTTACTAAATTATTTAGGAAACAAAATTTAATAAATGATTTTATTGAATATTTTGTTTCTTATTTTAACAATTATAATACTTATAATAACACAAATAATTATATTATAGACACAGGAAAAATACAACTTGCAAATGCAATATATAAAATTTGTATTTATACTGCAAACAAAATGTTAAAAAATTATGATGTTAAAAATATTAATTTTGAATATATTACAGATCCAAAATGTAATATTAAATGGTTTCAAAAAATTAATACTAAAAAAAATACAAAATACAATACAGAAACAAAATTATTTTTTTTGGTATCAAATATTTTGCGAACATATATAAATTATTTACATAGCAATTATGAAGTGTATGCATCAGGAATGATTAGTATGTTAAGTATGGTATCATTAATGCCTTCAAATCTATTTTCTAATTCCAATATTAATTCTTTGAACAAGGATTATACAATAATTTATAATATAATACAAAAACTCGTCAATCAAGATAGAGAAATATTAAAATTTATGAAAATATTATGTATGGTTATTCAAACAAACAAACAAGAAAATGAACTAATATCACTAGTTCAACAAACTACTGATTATATAATTAATTTAGAAGCATTCGTTAAAAATAAAGATGATATAATATTACGATGTGGAACATATTTTATAGAAAATACGAGAATTGAGTATGATAAATTAGATTATACAATGGGCAAAAAATATGTTCCTAATTGTATTTTAAAAATGTTTAATGATATAATTAATAAAAATATTAAAACATCAATCGATATATATATATGTTCTATTATTAACGTAATTACTATATTAAAAATTGCAAGTCATAAAACTGAAAAAATAGATATTGTAAAAACTATTACATCGTCGATAGAAATATTAACGATAAAAAATGATGAAGAATATATTAAAAATTTAAAATCAGAATTAGCTTTGATATTCATGTTTAAATATAGTGAAGATGATTTTAAAAATATATATGATCTATTAAAAAATCATTTTAATGAAAAAAGTGAAGATTATGTAATTACTTATTTGCATACTATTTTTAATATTATTTTAAATAATCTTAAAAATATTAATGGCGTGTGTAGTATAATATCATATTTGAAAATTATAACTAAAATAATGAAAAATATGATTTTAAAAGATGTTATTTTTGATAAATTTTGTTGCATTATTAATAACACTATTGCATTTATAAATACCAAAAGTCATGATGAAATTAATAACATGACAATATTTAATAATATATTATATATACTTTACAAGTTTAACTTTAAAAATAAAAATCCTTATGATTATAATTTTAATGACATAAATAATATTTCTTATAACAAACATTATATTATTGAATTATTATTAGGTATAGAATCAGGTATTGTTTTTGATAACGATAAGGAATCAAATAGATTAAAAAGTTTGTTAAAGTTTTATGGTTCATTAGAAAATAAAAAAGATGTTCAAATAGAATATCCCGATGAATTTTTAGATCCCTTGATGTGTATCCCTATTAAAGAACCTATTATGTTACCAAATATGGATACTGAAGAAGAATTATTTTTCGAAAAGTCTATCATTATCAAATGTTTGTTAGAAAAAGAAGAAAATCCATACACTAGAAAACCATTGACAATTAAAGAATTAGAAGATTATAATATGAAAAATGAAATAATCGAAAAAAATAATAATTTTATACAAAAATTTAATGAATGGAAAAATTATAACAAACTATAATTTAGTTATTTATTTTACTAATTTTAATATATATTATGATTATTTTATCCTTTTATTCTTTAATTATTTTATTAACTTTAATTATTTTTTATATTTATTTATTGATTATTTTGCTAATTATTTTTTATATTTATTTATTGATTATTTTGCTAATTATTTTTTATATTTATTTATTGATTATTTTGTTGATGTTGTTAATGATTAATTAATTATTTTACGAGTTTTGGTAATTCTATCGTGTATTTATTATAAGTTTCTATGACAATAGGAATATTATAATGTTTGCATAATTTATATACAGTTTTTAACCCAATAATACCAATATAACCTTTACCTAAAATTTCATGTCTATCTACTCTTTGTCCTAATGGAACTTTGCTATCATTAAGATGTATTAAATAAATATTTTTGATACCTATTAATTCATCAAATTTTTTGAAATATTTTTTTACGAGTCTTGAAGTTCTTAAATCATAGCCAGCAGAAAATATATGACAAGTATCAACACATATTTTTATTCTGTTAGATAAATCTGAAATTTTTGATATTTTTTTATAAAAATCGGCAAACTTTTCCAAATTATAACACATTTCTGATCCTTGACCAGCAGGAGTTTCTAATAAAATAGGAACATTATGTTTATTATTTTTTGTTTTGTTATGAGCTAATAACAACGTGGATAACATATTATTTAATGCATTACTTTCTGTTAAATTTTTACTTTTGCCTAAATGTATTACCAATCCTGATGCTTTCACTTTATTTGCAAAATTTATTTCTTCTATTAATCGTGTTCCAGAATAATTATTTATCCAATCTTCAGCAATATTAATAGTATATGAACCGTGAATATATAATTTTATTTTATTTATTTTCATGTATTTTTTAAAAATATCGAAATTTTTAATTTGTTTATTTGGTATTTTAAATATTTGAAATAATTCATTATTTATTATTTCATGTATTTTGATTAAATATTTAAAATCGCCATTGAAATCAACATGAGGACCTAACATATATAATAAAAATTGAAAATATATAATTTTAAATATAAATTATTATGAAATAAATATTATTATGTTAGTCAATAAATATATTCCCAACAGTCTAACTGATTGTAACATTAATAAAGATATTGCAAATATTCTTTTAAACATGTGTCAAAATAGTACAATTCCTCATTTACTATTTTATGGTCCCGTTGGATCAGGTAAAAAAACTTTAATAAAATTATTAATAAAAGAATTGTATGGAGATTATGCAAAAAAAACATTTTCAAAAATATATAATATTCCATGTAGCGGAAATAAAATAGTGGAAGTAGAAATAGAACAAAGTATATGTCATATAATAATTGAACCAAACGGTAATAATTTTGACAAGTATTTATTACAGGATGTTATTAAAGATTTTTTAAATATTCCTATTAGTTTTGAATTTGGTAAAAGATCCAAATTATTAAAAACTATCTTGATATATAATGCAAATATATTGTCCCATTATGCTCAAGCATCTTTACGTAGTACTATTGAAACATATTCTACTAGATGCAGATTTATAATGTGTAGTGAATCTTTATCACAAATATTAAGTCCGTTAATTAGTAGATGTTTTTGTATTAGTGTTCCAAAATTAAGCGATGAAATTATAGTGAGACATGCATTTGATATTTGTGCAAAGGAACGCTTAATGATACCTTTAAATACCATAACATATATAATTAATAAAGCAGATGGAAATCTTGAAAAATTATTATGGTTTTTGGAATGTTATAAATATGATATAGATTTGTCTGATAAATATGATGTTTATATAATGTTTGTAATTCAGATAATTATGACTTGCGAACTCAAATACATAAAATTTCTTAATTCATTGACATATAATATTACTACAATTACTATGACTTGTGTGACTATTATTATTGATATTACCAATTATTTGCTATCATTAAATATTTCAAATGATAGCAAAGATAAAATTATTAAAATTGCTTCAGAAGCAGATTATTATTTAGTAGGCAAAAGAAGAGAAATTATGCCTTTTGGTTATTTTGTAAGTCACATTATGTATATTTTATATAAAGACAAAACATTTACAAGAAATATTATGGATGAAACGGATATTTTAAATTTTATGAATAAAATAAAAAAAAATAATCCAAATGTTGATGCTTCTACTATCGATAAATCTATTAATAATGAAGATTTAGATGATATAGAATTAGAACAAACAGACGATATTTAAATCAAAGACCAAAAATAAATACAATTATTATTAAATACATATTCATCATTTTTTATAGTGATGTCTATTATTAACTTTGTATTAATTTCTAAAACATAACTATTTAATATAATGTCTTTTACTATTAAATTAGTTTCTATTTCTATGCATATATCATTATCATTTACTATAAATTTTATGTTCCTGTTGTTATTAGAATTACATAATAATAAATTGTGTTTATTATTGCAAAATGTATAAAACAAATCTTCGTATTGGTAACCATAAGAAGATTGACAACATAGCATTAATATTATTAACATTAAATTATATTTTTTATCATTTGAAGAATAAGAATGCTTGTTTAAAAAATTTAGTTTCGTAAATAATTCATATTGTGTTTGTATTTTTTTATTATTCAGTGATACATTTATTCTAGGAAAATCTATATCTATTTGATTTAATATATTTTTCGTTTTATATTTATAAGATTTTAAAATATCATCGATATATTGTTTAGTGTCCATCATTTTAATGTTTTCATTATTTATTACAATATTATTGTTGTTAATTTCAAAAGAATATAACAAAGGCTCATTCATAATATAATTAAATATAATAATATAAATATAAATATAAAAATAAATTTTCATTTTTAAATTTATATTTTTAAATTCTTTAACAATTTTTCATTTGATAATATTTTTATATATTTAATTTAATATAATACTAATTATAAATGAATATATTCGTAATTATTGTAATACTAATAATATTTTCATTATTCTTATTTTATATTAAAAACAAGAATGATGTCATAGAAAATTTTGATAATATAGACAAAATTAAAAAAGGTTTCCTTAATATAAATAATCAAAGAGTCAATAAAAAACCTCATATAGATTATGGACCAGTAATTTTTAAACAAGAATTACCCTATTTTAATAAAGTTAAATTTCATATAGATTATAAAGATACAATGACGGCAATAAATGATTTAATACCTAGTCAAAAACAATATTTTAATATTGCTAACATACCATTAACTAATTATGCTCATGTTCCTAGTAGCGAAGTAGTAGATATGGTAAATGATTTTGTTAATCTTTTTAATTATGTTACAGTTAAAAATGATGATGAATTTAAAAAATATGAAAATTCCGGTTATATTGTTGGAGGATGGCAAGATAAATTAACAAGAAATAATACTAAAGATGGATGGGAAGATGCGCAAAAAAAATTAGGTCTAAAACCATCATTATATAATCCTAGCGCAAAAAATGCCCCTTTAGAAATTATTTCTATTAGAGATGTTCAAAAATTTGAAACTGATGATGAAATTAAATATGTTATTTTATTAACATTACATAAAATTAATGTTCAAGATCAAATTATCATTAGATTAAGTTTAGTATTAAATAAAAAAACTATTAGAAATGAAGACGAATTTTGGAAAACTAAAGTAAAATATGAAAATGATTATACTTTTGTTCCTAATTATGATATTCAAATGATAATAGAAAATATAGATATTGTAGGATATCTAACTATCAAACAAACTAGTGAAACTGAAAATGATGGCGATAATAATTTATATTGCAAATATGATGAATTAGAATATGGTAATGTAACTGATGCAAAATATATACAAAAAGAATTATTAAAAAAATATGCTCAACGTAACGACGAAATTAATAAAAGAAATGCAACCTTAGATGAAGAAGGACAAGAATTTCATCGTTCTATGATTGGAACATATGATTATCCAAATATAAAAAATACTCAAACTATTTTTGATGATATGAATGAACCAAGAATTTTTAACTAATTATTCATTAAATTCATCATCAAAATTCAAAAAATCATCTTCATCTAAGCTACTACTATCGCTACTGCCATCTTCACCACTATAATTACTATCATATTCACCATTATTATATTCACCACTATAATTACTATCATATTCATCATCATCTTCATCTTCATTATTATATTCACCATTATCTCGATTACCATTATAATCGCTATCATTATAATTACTACCATTATAATCACTATCATCACTACCATCTTCACTATCATCTTCACTATCATTATTTTCCAAGTGAGAATTAATAATACTATGAGCTTGTTGTCTACAAGAAGGACATTTAGGTATAGAGGTTTTATCTTTATTAACATATTCATTTTGGATCATACACAATATGCAATAATAATGTTCATTATTACAATAACTATAAAATTGAGTATCTATTTTTTCTAAACAAATATTACACATATCTTTATCTTTTTTTTTGATAACTTCTAAAGTTGGCATTTGTAAAATATCTAAATTATTTTTATTATAATATACTGATTCAAGTATATGTAAAAATGTTCTTCTTGGAAAATCATCTATTTTATGTGTATAAACTAAATTATCATAATATACTAAAGAATTACTATAATTTTTTATTTTATCCAAATAAATTATAATATCACTCAAATCTATGTCTAATTTAAGTTTTTTATTTGTTATGGAGCAAATAAATTTTGTTTTTTCATAAATTGTACAAGTTGGTTTTATTGTATAGTTTATGTTATTTAATTTAAATTTTAAATATATATCACCATTTTGATATGTTAAATTATGATCAATAATTTGTATTTTGTAATTATTCAATATATTTACGAATTCATTAATATTTTTATATCGCGATACGTATATTGTTATTTGCTTATTATTTAATATAAAATCATAATCGATACCTATGTCATTAGTATATAACTGACACAATTCATACAAAAGTTTATGATTATCACGATACTTATTATCATTATATAAATATCCCAAGTCATAATTTTTAATATATAAACCTTGAAACATAAATTTATTAAAATCAACTTTAATTTTTTTATTAGATTTTTTCAAGTTAAAAATGTAATATATATTCAAATTAATTTTAATATTATTATTTTCTTTATATTTCAACAACACTGAAATATAAAAACTATTTTCTTTTTTAAATAACATATTAGATTCGTTATTATTAAAATTACTTATTTTTTTTATTTCACTTGTTATAATATCAAAATAACTAAAAATAATATCTGTATAGACTAATTTATTTATAATATTATAAATTGCTAATTTTGATACTTTTATATCTTTTGTAATTATTATTTTGTTTTGCATTATTGTTAATGTATTCAAATCTTCTATTTTTAATAATCCATTATTAACATATTTTAATTTTCTTTTTGGATCTAAAAACAAGTATTTATTTTTAATTAAAATATCATCCTCAAACCAGGATGAACATCTAAATAACCAACGTGTTAATTGGAATAATTCTTCCATTTTTGAGGTTATAAATAAATATGTAATAAATGCATTGTAAATATATTTTTTCAATTTTTTAAGTCAATAAAAATTGAAAAATATATTTTATTATGACTTTATTAAATAAAATAACAAAAAATGGATAATATTAAAAATCATGTATTAATTTTATTAAACAGTAGTTTAATACAATATTATCATGAAGGTAATTATTTACCTATTTTAGGCAAAATAATATGTGATTTTGATAAACAAAAAGTTTCTGAATATTTAAACGATAATATTGACAATGTTGATATATTATTTTTAGTAAATGATGTAAATTTTATTAAATTTTTATCAGACAAAAAAATAATTATATGTAATGGATATAGATATGATGTTAAAACATCATATTACCAATACTATTTAGTATTATCAATAACTAGTTTAATATTTAACATAACAATAAAATTATTAATATTTCCTTTAGAATACGAAAATAATAAATTCAAAAATTTTATATATGTTAAAAGTAAAGGTTCAGATAGTCGACACAATGTTTCTAGTTTAATTACGGATTATCAAAATTGTTTTAAATGTTTAAGAACTAATTCTTTAGATAATTTTACAATAATTGAAAATAATAAAGATCGTATATATAATGTGGCTAAAATCATTCTCGATTATCCTAAATCTGATATATGTGGTGGTTTTGTTCGCGACATTATAAATAATGTTAAACCGATTGACATTGATTGTTATAATATTGATGAAAAAAAAATTAAAATAGGTTTAAACAGTAAAAAAATACAATATTCCAAAGTTAAAAAAATTAATAATTATTCATTATGTGTATTACAAATAGATGATTTTAATATAGATATTAATAAAAAAAGTTCTCCAAAATATGATTTTGATGTAAATACTTTATGTTTATTCAAATATAAAAACAGTTATAATATCAAAAGCAAATTAAATTTAAATACTTTAACCATAATTGAACATATTTTAAATAAACAAGCTCATATCGTATTTGAACCTAAAAATAATTCATATGGTTCTTGTATTTCATTTTTATGTCGTTTTGTAAAAATGCTAACAAAAGGTTTTACCATTTATTTTTGTACTATTCCATGTTCGTTAACAGATTATGCAAAAGAAATTTTAAATATTGAATGTTATTATAACAATGATAATTATTACCTCGCATGTAAAACAGACAATTCTTTATATGAATTATTAAATTATAGAGACCATAAATGTACTAATTGTGAAGAATATTATAGACATAAATATGCAATTTAATTTTTTATTATATTATTTTTATAAAATACTAATATATGGATATTAATATAAAAAATATTATAAAATATACATCATGTAAATATAATTACGAGACTGAAAATTTAACTTTTTATTTTTTAGAAACATTTTTAAAAAATAAAAATTATATCAAAAATTTTTTAAATTCTTTGACATTTTTAAATTCTTTAAAAAATAATAAATACATATGTTCAGGAACAAATAACATAACATTAATAACTTACCAAAAATCGAGAACTGATAAAATTAATATCAGGCAAGAATCTAATACAAAATCATATTTTTGTCCATTAAATAAACAATTAATTAAAAAAATTATTGACAATACACCTTATAATGACTTGTATGATGATTTTTATTTATCTTTGATGTTTGATAGTAATTATTATGAAAAATTATATTACAAATTTTTATATTATGAAGATGATGAAATTATTATTTTTCCAGTTTTAACATTATTTTTTATTAATAGTTATATTTTAACACAATTAGAAAATCATTATAATAATAAAAATAATAATCAAAACAATGATCAAGTATTAACTTATTTAAATAATATAACATTTCAAATAATAATAAAACCTGATGATTATGCAAATTTAAAAATTATGTATAATAATAACGAAAATAAAGAATATTTAATAAAAGAATTATTAAAACAACCATATGTATCTGTATATGATGAACGTAATTATATGTTATTGGAAAAATATGAAAATATAAAACAAAAAATAATAAATTATTATAAAGAAAAATTTAATGTATTAAATCAAGATAATATCAAAATATATATTCAAAATTTTTATCCCCATAATTGTTGGATAAAAATAAATATGACATATAAATACAATAAAAATATAAATGATCAGAATTATATGAGATTAACTGAATATCATGGAACTATACCTTATGATGTATTTTTATTATATTTAAAAAATAAAATTAACTTTGATAATTTTTATTATTCATCATTCAAAGAAAATTTCATAAAAAATTATGATTTAATTATATCAAAAAATAATAATACATTTGATTGTTTCGATTCTACTTTTACAATAAAGGAAGAAATATTTGATAAAAATCTAAATGATAAGTTTATTAAAAAATACGAAACAAAAAACTTAATCAATGACAAACTTGTAAAAAATAATAAATTAACAAATTTCGAAATTATAAATATTTATAATACGCCATTGACAAATCAAAATAAATTATGTTCATTATCTTTACATGCAATAATAAATAACGGAATATACGTGATAAATATAATACCAAATACAGGAGAATATTTATACAAAAAATTTAAATCTAATAACATTATAAATTATTTTAATAAAAATATGATAATCAAGGAACAATTAATAGCGGCAAAAAAAACAAATGAAACAAATTTTTATTATTGTTTAAAAAAAGATCTAAAATATACGATAGAAATTATACCCACTCCTTGTTTTACGTATTTAAATAATAAATTATTTTTATTAGATAATTGTAACTATAATAACTTTGAAAAAAATAATAAACATATTTTTAATAGTCCCGTGATTTTAAATTTAAAAACTAATAATGAAATTAGGATAATTTTTAATAATTATGTTAAAAATAATTTTATAATACCATTGTCTTTAATAATATTTAATATTATATTAATATTTCATACTTTTCATAAAAATCATATTAATTATATGAAAACTCAATTAAATAATTTTATAAATATTATGAAAAACAAAAATATTATTGATAAAAATGATAATTATTTTAATAATTGTATTAATAATGATAATTTGTATTTTTACATAGAAAATTATCCATTTATAGCTGTTCCATCATCTTTTACTAGTATTGATTTTAAATATATAGTATGGTATATGCATATTAGATATTTTGATTATGATAAATTGAATATAATATTAGACAATTTATTAGATTGCTTGGTAAATTTAGAAAAAAAATATAAAAGTGAAGATATTAACATCAATAAAGAATTATATCAAATAATATTTGATGTAAATTTAGAAAATTATTTATTTAATATTTCGAATTTGTTTAATAATAATGAATTTATTGACGTGAAATATTTACTTGATTATTTTTTAAAAATATTTAAAGAAAAATATCAAAATAAATATTTAAATACATATTTTCATTATCCTACACGTATTAATTTAGAAACATTACACATTCATATATCTGATAGATATTATAGGCAAAACACTGAATTAACATCATTTGTAAAAAGATTCAACGAACAACAATTTATTTTAAATGATTTGTATTTTACAAATTTTAATTATGTTTGGTTATCAGAATCATGGTTAGAAAGTAATAATTATAAAATATTACTAACTATGGAAGAAATAAAAAATATACAAAGAAAAGAAACAATACAAGATAAAATAAATGAAATTTTTAAAAAATATAATAATGTGGGTAATAATTATATTGAAAAATTATACCAAATTAATAAAAATATGATTGATAATTTTTTGATAAAATTATCATGATTTAACGTTATGATTTATTTTAAAAGGAAGTTCATTTTTAAAAGTGAGTTCTGTTTTAATATTATGATATTGCTTATAAGTTTTTAATTGTTTTTTTATCATTTTATAATCATTTTTATTATTTTCTTTAATATTTTTTAATGTTATTACTAATTTACACATTTGGTTATATCTTTCAAATATATTAAACAATAGTTCGGTATAAATAGGTTTTAATTCTTCGTTAAGTATATTTTTAGACTTTATAAATTTTTCTGTATCTAAATAATGTTTATCATCATAATTTTTATTTTTTTTACTTAATATTAAATAAAATAATATGGTAGCTAATTCATATTTTGGTGCAACAATATAAACATTTTCAAAATACAAGTTAAATAATTCGATAATTTGCATTATTATTAATGTTTTTATTCCTACAAAAAATTTAATTATGTATGTCCTTTCGTTAATTTCACTTTGTATAATTATATTATAAATATAAATTAATAATTCTAATCTTTCATGATAATTATGATATGATAATATATTCATATCATTAATAAAACATGAATTATTTTTTATTATGTTAGTAGCATCTTTATAATTATCCTTTTTGATTACAAAATAATTTTTATTAGGATAATAATATTGTAAATTTAATATCCTACTATCTTCACATTTTTTATCATCACAAAATATTATTATGTTATCAGGTAATAAAAATTTTTTATTGAAATAAATAAAAGTATTAACTAGAGAATATTTTTTATCATATATCATTAATTTCCTAATATCTTCTTTTAATAATGATAAATATTTATTCCTATACATAATAGTTTCTGTATAATTATTTATCAAACTAATTTTTTCATTGTCATAATAATTTAATTTGCATAAATTCAAATTACTACAATTTGGATCAAATATATAGTTAATATTTGCGTCGTTTTTTTCAGTTATTTTAACACTGATATTTTTACTTATTATAATTGATAAATATAAATCATTATACCATATAATATCTTTATCTAATTTTATAGTCTGATGCATAATTTTAAAATCATTAATTATTTTATCATATTTAATCATTAATTTATATATTTACATGATATTTTTATTAAAATATTTAAATGATATTTTTATTAAAATATTTAAATGATATTTTTATTAAAATATTTACGTGATATTTTTAAAATACAAAAATAAAAATGAAAAAAAAAACATAACTATAATAATTATTAATATTATAATTATAATTATAATTATATTAATAATGTTCAAATCAAATCTACAATTAAATAACATGATGAAAATATATAATTCAATTAAAGGAATAACATTAATTAATGATTTTATAGATCAAACAAAAGAACAGGAATTATTAGATTATATAAATAATCAACAATGGTCCAATATTATAAATAGAAGAACACAACATTATGGTTACGAGTATAATTATAATAAAAAAAATACAATAACAAAAGCTCAAGATTTGCCAGATATTTTCAAAGATCTTTTTAATAATAATTTTATAATAAATGACAAAACACAAATTATTATTAATGAGTATTTACCAGGTCAAGGAATAGCAGATCATATTGATTCTTTAATTTTTGATAATAAAATTATGTCATTATCATTAAATTCAGATTCAAGTATGGTATTTACAAATATAATTACAAAAGAACAAGTTTCAGTATATTTACCAAGAAGATCATTGTTAATTATAGAAGATGAAGCAAGATATAAATGGTATCATGGAATAAATAAAAAAAAAAGTGATAAAGATATATTAGATTGTAATAATAAAAAATTATTAGATATAAATAGAAATACTAGAATTTCAATAACAATAAGAAGCTTAAAATAAGTTTAATAATCAACCTCATAATCAATTTTACCATCCATATCAATAGATTCAGACATTTCAATATCATATTCAGATTCGCGGCGACTTTCTTTTGATACTTCTTGGTCGGGATCATAATATTCATCATAAATTCCGGTTGTTTCGCCTGATATTTCTTTATTATTAGATAAATCATTAAGATATACTTTACTATTTGCGAAGGCTAATAATTTTTTAATATTATAATCTTTAAATTCGATTTCTTTATTTGTTATATTATACATGATATTTAACATTTCAACAATAAATTGAGCAATTTCAGCTTTAATAAATTTTTCTTGATTAATATTTATTAAATTCATAAATTCCGTTATAATATAAAATAATATTATATTACCGGATTTATCATATGGTATAATATTATTAACATATATTTTTGATAAATCAATTTTAATATTATCGGTATTAGTTTCTTGATAAATAACTTCACTTGATATAACATTCCATTTTTTGAAAAAATTATATTCTGAATTATTGAATTTGACATTTTTTAATTTGATCATATATAATTTTATAAATTCATCTTCGGTAAATATTTTTTCTTGTTTAACTTCTGTTTTATTTGTATTTTCATAATTATATTTAATCTTTGATATGTATCTAGAAATACTTGATAATATTTTTTTTAATGTTATTATCCTATTTCTAGAAATATTATTTACAGCATTTTTTACATTATCTTCATCAACATTTGTAATATCATTATGTTTTATACCGTTATCATTATTTATACTATTGTTATTTTTAATATCGTAAATATAATAATCATAACCAAGATATCTTAATTTATGTTTAATAGAAAATATTATTTTCAAGCTTACTTGTTTATTGATAGTAATAAAATCCTTGGATTTTTCCCTATAGCCTAATAATAATAAAGTTGCATCATCATAAAATATTTCTACTTGTAATTTGTTATTAATATAATATATTACATTTTTCTTAAAATAAGGATGATTTTTTTTGGATAATATTTTGTCATTAGAATCTTCAATAATTATTGGTTTTGTTAATTTATTACCTAAATGATCATGATCGATTATATAAACATTTTCTCGTAAATTTATTGCTTGTTTATTTATTATTATTTCTTTACCAATTAAACCTTCTAATAATGTTAAAAAATCGTCAATAAATACTAAATCAGAATTTTTTTTATTAGCATCATATTTTTTTATTAGTTCGTCAATTACATTTTGTTTGTTCTTGTCTTTTTTATAATTTTTATTTATTATAGTTTTTACATTTTGATCTTCTTTATTTTTTATACTGTCTTTTATCATTTTTAGTTCCTTAAATTTAGTTTCTAAAACTTTTTTATTACTTTTGTTTCCTTTAATATGATTACAAACAGAACATACATCAGTATTTTTTTCTTTATCAAAATAATATAAATGTTTGCTAATATTTTTTAAATTATTTTCATTAATAATACAATATTTATCTAAAACTTGAATAATTATATTTATTGTATAATTATCTAAAATACGTTTAGTTATAGTATTATCAATTTTTAAATCTTTAATGAATACTTTACATATTGAACATTTAATATTTTTATTTTCAGTTATCCAATTATGAAAACTTGCTTGTTCATTATCACAATTAGTTAAATTACTTATATTATTAATAGTGTTTATTTTGAAAGGTTTATTAGGTATGAACCATTTATATGATTTTGGCAATTTCCAATCATTTATACCTGCATGATGTAGTTGTAAAAATTTATCTGGAACTGAAAATGATTCAATTGTCTGCGATGATTGTATTATTTGCATTTTTTTAGGACCATATAAATTATCTAATTTTTTGAATAAGTTTATATTTTGATACAATGATGTTAATTTTAACATGAAATTTGTTGCGATATTATTATAACTACGATTCATTAAAATACGTCTTTTTTTGACTATTGTTTTGTCTATTTTCGTTTCTAAAGCTAATAATTCTTTATTATATTCATTACCTTCATTACTATAATTAATTTCTAAAATACTATTTAATAAATCAACATATGTAGTTATAATTTGTTTAATAAAAACAAAATATTTATTAGCTTTATTTTTTTTAGTATCTTCTTGTATATCAGTACTCAACCACATATTAAATTTATATGAAATACATGCCAACATGAAAATAATGTAACATAATACTGGATAATCTGAAATTGGTCTAATTGTTTTATTATTGTCAGATATAATTTTCAAATTATCGAAAAATTTATAACCTCCTTTAACATATGTATTAAAATTACATATTTTATCGCTATTCGATATTTCTAATATTTGATGTTCTGATAATTCGATAGTTGTTAATAATAATAAATAAACTAATATATTATTACGTTTTACTGTCTTGAACTTATCGGAATCAGAACTAGAAGTAACAAAAATATTATTTTCTAAATCAAAATGCCATAATGTTGTGTAATTATCATCAATACCATATTTATTTAAAATTAATTTTTTTCTTTCTTTGTAAATATTACGCAAATTTTTACCATGAGTAATTACCATATCAATACAATCTTTAATTATTCTCATTTTTACTGGTGTTCTAGTTCTAGATTTTAAGGCTAATGCATTAATATCAAGTATAGAACCTATTTTTTCTAATGTTTTTTCTATTACAAATATACTTCTACTATACTTTTCATATTCTTCTAATTCTTCTAATGGAGTCTGTAAAATAGGGGCGAAAGATGATACAGGTTTATTATCTTGAGTAAATGAAACATCCATAATATAATGTTTAATGTCTATCATAATACCACAACTTTTACATACATATTCATTATTATGATTTATTATTACATATTTGTATAAAAAGTTATATAAAATATCATCGAATTTAATCGATTTAATATTTCTTAATTTTACTAATTCTTCCCATGTTATAATGTGTTGGCAAATAGCGTTATACATTGAATTTTTTTTATTATTATCATCTATTTGTTTTTCATAATTTTCTGTAGAAATTTTTAAAATTTTAATTTTTTCATTTTGTTTATCCGATAATCTTATTAATTTAATTGATTTATCAGATATACCATGTATTTCATCACTTTTTTTATCATAAACAATAGGTGTTTTGATTATTTTTTTCATTGCATAATTATCTAATTTAGTAAAATCTTTGGTTTTATCTGTAATTTCAAAAATTTTGTCATTTACATTCTGTAATAATTTTTTGTATTCATATAAATCTAATTCTTTTCTTAAAGTTATTGCATTTTTTAGTTTTTTTAAAATAATGGTTACAAGTTTATCATATATATTACTAGTAATAATACGCATTTTCTCGCTACTATCATTTTTTTCAGTTTGAATATATGAATCTAATTTAATATCATCTTTTTCAGCATCAAAAAACCAAAATACTGATGGCGTTTTTTTTATATAATCCTCATTTTTATTATTTTTACCTAATATATTATTTAAAAAATGGATTACGGCATCAAAACCATTTTTATATTTATGTTTTGTATTATTTTTAGTAAAATTAACATCTCTAATATCAATAAAATTTTTAACTTGTGTACAATGTAAAATAACATTATTAACTGGTATGGCAAATCCAACGATATTTAAATTATTTTTTTTTAAACTTACTCTACTTTGAACAATATTACTATTATCAGTATATTTGCCATATGTAAATGATATATCACGTAAAACATTTTTTGTTTGTGTAGTTTCTAAAGTAAAACCAAGTTTTCCCATTGTTTTGAAATTAATATATGGATACGCCCTATAAGTATTTAAATCATTTAATAATTCTTGATTTTCTTCAACAATACGCCCATGTTCTTCTATTTTTTTAATTATATTTTGTTCTTCAAATTCATTTATTAAAATAGCCCTTTTGTCTTCTAATGGAACATAAAAATTCTCTTCTATTTCTTTTTTTAATTGTTCATTATTTTGTGTTAATTTGGAATAATATTCTGAAACATTATCTATTTTATTAACAATATATTTTAATTTAGTGTTTTTATCTTTCTTAGTAATTGCCAATTTTTCATATTTTTCGGTATCTTTGTGATATAATAGAAAATCTTCTGAAATAGGAACTAAAATATTATTATTTATTAGACCTAATATTTTATCATTGACAGATATATCTTTTTCTATTTCACTATTTAATAATTGTTGAATCATTTCATATATAGTATCGGCTAGACCATTTTTAATTTGGTCGGGAGTTAATACTGACTCAATCATACTATAATCCAAACTATCACCTTTGGATATTACGATATTAATGTATTGATATTTGCTAGAAAGTTTATTTTGTTCTTCGATGATATTAAATACTACAGTTTTTTCATTTTTTACAAAAATATTTAAAATTATTAATAATTTAATTAAATTATGAGCTTGTTGAAATTCGTCCATATCTAATTTTTCTAATTTACATGTTTCCATTAAAAAATCCAAACCTATTTGGTTAATAAAATTAACTGTAGCCTTATTTTCCGGATTTTTTAATATGATATCTTGTGTAGCTTTATCAGCTTTTAATACTGACACTAGAACATTCATCATATTCACCATTTTAATTATATTATTAGAACTTTCACTATTAAAAAAATTCTTGACTTTTAAAGGATATGTAGGTTGATTTTTCGTAAATTCTATTATATTATTAAAAAATAATTCCTTTCTTGATAAATTAAAATAACCGATGTTTAAAAATACATAATAACATATGTACCTATATATTATATTTTCTACTACTTCTATATTTTCATAATTGCCTACAATATCACCATATGATGATTTATCTAAATCTTTTATGAAATTTATTATTAATTTATTTATATCTTTTTGGTATTTTATCATATTATGATCTTTTATTATCTTATTTTTAAAATGTTCATCCGAACTAATAACATTGAATAAGTCATTTAACGTATTATCGATAGTTAATTCAATCTTGTTAATATAATTTGTCATTTATCTTGAATTTAAATATATTATAGTATTAGATATTTTTATATTTAAATTTAATAACTTTTTGATATTTTATATATATAATAAAAAATGCGTAAAATATTATTAAGATTGTCTATTAATAAAAAAACTAAGGATTAATAACTTTTAAAGGATGATTTAATAAATATTATGTATTAATTTATATTATTAACTATTTCTAATTCGTTAATATCATTTACTCCTAATATATATTTAGAATATTTATTTTCCAAAATATGAACTTTATTCGGTTTAATAAATTTAATTAGATCAGTTAAATAATATTCATTTTGAGCATTATTATTATCTATTTTAATGATATTATTAATTAATGTTTGTATATCAACACAATATATTCCTACATTAATTAAATTATTAGTTATTTCATTTTCATTACAATCTTTATATTCTATAATTTTAACGTTATTATCTTCAATAAAAATACGACCATTTTTACCGGGATCATTTAATGTTATTCCAGTTATTAACATGAAAATGTTATTAATATTTAAAACATAATCATTAATAATATTTTGTATTATTTCATATTTTATTAAAGGCATATCACCATTAATAATTAAATTAATACCATTTTTATTTTTTAATGTTTCAATACTACATTTAACAGCATCACCAGTTCCTAATTGTTTTTTTTGTATTATATATTTTATATTAATTGTTTTATTTGTTTTATTTATTGTTTCATTTATTGTATCTTTTATTTGGTTAATGTTATTATTATTAACTATTATTAATATTTTTTTAGGATTTAACAATATTATTTCATTTATTATTCTTGTAACCATTTCTTGACCTTTTACTTTATGTAAAACTTTAGGTATATCAGAATTCATTCTAGAACCTTTACCACCACATAGAATTGTAACATAAATATCCATAATATATAATTATATAATATAATTTTATTAATATATCGGATTTCTTTTCATTGATAAATCATCATATTGCTTACATACACCTGTATATTCCTTACATGTTACAGGAGTTGCATGAATCCATTTCATAGCTTCGCCTTGGCCACTTGGTATATTATAATTTTGTTGTGTTTGAAATGTTCTTTCCATATTTTTTTTTTCAAAGTTTTCATCCATAGTATTAAACATATCCTCTCTTAATTTGTTTATATTATTAAGGTTAATGTTATTATTTAATGAATCAGTATCAGCATTAAAACTATGAACATTATCAGAAATTAAATTACTATAACCATCTGTAACAGTCATAATTGATGAAAAATCGCTACCTAAAGAACTTATATCATTATCCATTTTATCATTAATAACAGTGTTGTTATTATTATAATGTTCCTGATTCGCAAAATTTTCTTTTGATATATCTTGAATATTTACATATTGTAAAGTATAATATATTACGATTATTACTAATAGAATTATTAACATTATTAAAAGAATAGATAAATCATTAAAGTAAAAAGTTAATATAATAAAAATTATTATAATAATTCTTGTTAAAGTATTAAATACTTGATTTATAGACATATTTTTACTTATTTTGAAACTGTAATTTTTATAAATTACAGATAAATCATTTAACCAAAATTTCTCGTTCATATATTATTATTATATATAATATGTGTGTATAATTAACATTATAAAATTATTTATAAATTGTATATGACAAATAATATATTTAAAATTAAAGATCAATATCAATTGGATAAAATAATAAAAAAACATAATGATACTTTAATAATTGTAGTTTATTGTTCTCGTGATTGCAAATTATCGCGAAATATTATTGACCCTTTTATAAACTTGTCTAAAAAATATACAAAATATTATTTCATTTTTGCTAATGTATATGTATGTGATACAGAAACTGAATATTTTACAATAGAAAGCACACCACATTTTATATTGTATTATAACGAATTACCTATATCACAAATTATAGGTAGTTATGTTAATTTAGTAGAAAAAAATATTAATTTATTAGAAAAATTTATTAATAAATCAACAAGACCTTTAGGTAAGCTTAGCGGACATATAAATAACGATGCTACTAAAATAAAATATCTTAAATTATTATTTGATTTGACTAAAACAGGAGTAATATTATCAAATAATTATAATTTAGAATCCGATTTAGACGATATGATATGGGAATATAATATTCATACACAACCTAATATAACTGTTAATTCTCAATATCAACCAATAAATAACCAAGATATTACTAAACAAACTAAACAAACTAAACAAAATAATAAAAAATCATTAGTTCCAGATGATAAATTTATGGATACTTTAAAATCATTAATTATTGATGAAGAAAAATATAAAATCATTGAATCCAAAATTAAACAAAAAAAAATAAATAATACCAATAATAATTATAATTATAATAATAATAATAGCGATAGTAATAATAGTAATGATAATAGTAATGATAGCGATGACAATAATTGTAATAATAGTAATAATAGTAATAATAATAATTGTAATAATAGTGATAATAATAGTAATGATAGTGATAGCAATAATAATAGTAATAATGATAGTAATGATAATAATAATTATAATAATAAAAATATAATATTAAATTCTGAATATGATGATTAAATTATTATTTAAGCATTTCTTTGGAAAACATATATAAAAAAAATGAATAGAACATAATAATATTAAAATTGTGATAGAAATTAAATGTCAGATTATTTAATTGTGTCCAAAATATTTTCATGAGTTTTATAAAAATGTTTTGAATATAATTAAAAATACCGGATTATTTAATTATATCCAAAATATTTTCATGAGTTTTATGAAAATGAGGAGATATATTTGTTAATATCGTATTTATAAATGTAGCTTTATTAAAACAATTTATTATATGTGATATTAATACTTTTTCATTATTTATTTGTAAATTTTTTTTTATATATTGATCATAAATATGTATACAGTGTTCAATACATATATCCAATATATCACTTATATCTTTCATTAATGCACTATCCTTATAATTTTTGAATATATTCAAATATTCTAAATATATCTTTCTTTGTTCCTCATATTCATTTAATTTACTTTCCTTAGTTGGTTTATATTTTTCTAATTCTTTTAATTGGTCCTCAAAATAAGTATATGCATTTAAAGACAATATAACCTTATTATTTAATATATTCTTTGTTAATTCATTATCGAAATCGCTTAATAATGATATTATATAATTTATAAATGGTTCTATTACTATACTAGTAAATTTTAGTCCCTTTTTATCATTTATCCATTCATTTTCAATACCATTTTTTATTTTTAAAAAATATGTATTCCTGCTAGTATCAGTATTTATAATTGGTAATAATTTTGCATTGTCAGTTTCTTTATAATAATTCACTATGGCATTAGTAATATAATCAGAGCACAAATTTGAATTGTTTGTTTGGTTCCATAAACTCATCATTTTTTTTGGTATGATATGTTTACTCGGACAAATGTATTTTTTATTACAATTACCATCACAATTTTTTAAAGCACATATTTTTTTAGGTAATTTATCCAGATTTATTTTATTAGTATTAATAATATATTTTTCTAAAATGTCATTAAAATCAATATTATCTAAAGGATTAACTTCATTACTCGCGCAATTTAATATCGTTACATTGATTTGTTTATATTTACCATTATTTTTTAATTGCATTGCTTGATTTACTAAAGAATTATATGTATCATCTTTATTTTGTAATTTTTCATCTTTGTTTTGTATCATTCCTTCTAAAAATTTCATTTTATCTTCTAATATTTTATTTTTTTCCTCTGATATTTTATTTAATTTCACTTGTAGAATTTTATTTTTTTTTTTCGCATTTCGTAATTTTTCTTCTGTTAATTTTAATTTTTCTTCTAATTCCAAATATTTTTTATTATTATTTGTTCTTGATAATACTTTGATTTTTTTATTATTTGTATTATCTTTTTTTTGTTCTGCATTATTTATATTTTGTAAATGTTTTAATGTTTTATTATGTCTTTGGAATTTAGATAAAGTTGGAGCATAAAAATTACAATAATTACAATGGTATTTATCCATTTAATTATATATATATATATACCATTTATATTTTTATTTATATTTATATTAATTTTATAGTCACTTAATTAAAGTAATTTAACATTAATATTCAGTATTTTATTTACTGATTAAAGCTAAATAAGATAAGTAATATATCATTATTAATTTTAATAAAAAATACTAAACATTAATATTTTAATAAATAAAACTTCTTTTTATTCAATTATTAACAAACACTAATCAGTTTTTATTTTTTTACCTTTAAATTATACATAAAAGGTTGTCATTATCATAATGTTCTAATTAATTTTTTATAAATATTTGGATCTCCGAATAATTTTATTTAAAAAATAACATATAATGCTTAAAAATATATAAATTTTTAACCCAACCTTTTTGACCCAACCTTTTTTACAAAAAGGTCGAAAAAAGGTTCAAAAAAAGGTTAGTGTATTCTTAACTACTTTTTTGAACCTTTTTGAACCTTTTTTTAAGCAAAAATTATTTTAAAAAGTAATATAGAATGCAAAAATATCCCGACCTTTTTTAATATATAACATTTTAAAAAATTATGTATATTCTGTTATACTTTTTTATAATTATCCCAACCTTTTTTTAAATAATTTTAACTTTTTATGTTAAAAATATTTTTTATATTTATCATTCTATTATACTTTTTATCACTTATTTTTTTACAAAAATGAAAAAATTTTAAAAAATTTTGAAAAATTTTGTAAATTTCAAAAAAAATAAAATCATATAAAAATTATACATTTCGTATTCTATATTACTTTTTATACGTCACTTGTAAAAATTTACAAAATTTATTATTTGGTAAAATTTTATTTTTTTTTTTGTATTTTTTATAATAATCCGAAAAATATTTTTTTTTAATTGTTCATACATATATCCTTTTAGATTTTTTAAAAAATAAAAAATGATGAAAAAATACAAAAAAAAAACATTTTTAGATATGAAAAATTTCCCAACACACAACTTAACTTGTGTGTTAATAAAAAATTCCGGCCGTACTTTTTTTATTTTGATAATAATGAATGGATTTATTTTTAAAAATATTATTAACTATATTAGATTAAATATGATAATATTATCACCAACAATAATGAATTAACTAAATTACATTAATATTTGATAGATTTTTATTAACAATTAGAATTAATTGGAGTAAATTATATTAATATTTTTATTTTTTTATGATATTATATATATTTTCATTTTTTTTATTATACAATCCAGAAATAAATGAGCCATTTTATATGTAAATTATATACATACATAATGAAAAAAGAACAATTACATGAATGAATTATATTTATCAAACAAATCTTTTTCTTATTTCACTTTGAAAATTGTCATCAGTTTTAGCATTCATATCTATTATTTACATATCTAAGACATTTTATGATATATTTTATTTAAAAAATTAATAAAATTTTTTCAGCCTTTTTTTGTAACTTGTGTATTATAGTAAAAAAGGCCGGCCATGTTTAGTCTGTATTACATTTTTCAGCCTTTTTCTAGCCTTTTCAGCCTTTTTCTAGCCTTTTTGGCCGTAATTTTAATTTTAAAAGTATCATAGAATACTAAAAATATACATATTTTTACAAATATTCACATTTTAATTTGCGGCTAGTGTATTCTGTTATACTTTTTAAAATATTTTCCGGTCCAAATATAATTTTTTATAAATTTTGTAAAATTCAAAAAAAAATAAAATTGTATAGAAAATATATATTTCGTATTCTATATTACTTTTTACATATTTTCCTGTAAAAAATAATAAAATTTTTTATTTAGTAAAATTGCATTTTTTTTTTGTATTTTTTATAATAATGGACAAAAATATTTAGATATTTTTATTATTTTTGTTTATACATATATCTTTTTTAGATTCTTTAAAAAATTAAAATTTGACGAAAAAACAAAAAAAAAAACATTTTTATATATGAAAAATTTCCCAACACACAACTTAACTTGTGTGTTGAAAAAAAAAAACGGTGCACTTTTTTTATTTTGATAATGATGAATAAATTTATTTTTAAAAATATTATTAACTAGATAGAATAAGATTAAATTATATTAATATTTTTCTCATGAATTATTTTAAAACGTAATGGATAGAATGAGATACATTATATTAATATTTTTATGATAATTGTCAGTATTAGATAAAATTCAACAAGATTTAAAAAGATTTAATAAGATTTAATAAGATTTAATAAGATTTAACAAGATTTTATAAGATTTAACAAGATTTAAAAAGATTTAATAAGATTATAAATTTAATTAATGTTTTCGTAATTAATAGCATTAAAAATTAATGCTTTTCAAAAAAAAAATGATATTTACAATTTATAACATATTTATAACATACTTATAACATACTTATAACATATATTTAGTTAAATGGAACAGATAAATATAAATAAAATATTTGATCAAAATCGTGTTTTAAATCGTGATTTAAATCAAAATACAAACAAAAATACAAACCAATATGCGAACAAAGAAACAGAACAAGAACAAGAACAAGAACCAGAACAAGAACCAGAAAATAAAATAAATCCTTTTGATCCAATTTTATGTAATAAATCAGGTTTTGATTATAATGATATTGTTGATAAATTTGGTGTTCGAGTTATAAGTCAAGAATTATTAACACGTTTTGAACTAGTCACGAAACAAAAAGTTCATCCATGGTTAGAGCGAGGTTTATTTTTTGCTCATCGTGATTTGGAATTAATTTTGAATGATTTTGAACAAGGTAAAGAAATATTTTTATTTACGGGCCGTGGACCTACAACACATTCATTACATTTAGGTCATATGATACCTTTCATGTTTACTAAATGGTTACAAGATGTATTTAATGCGATAGTAGTTATACAAATGGCAGATGACGAAAAATATTATTTTAAAGATCTTAGTTTTGAACAAATATATGAATTACAATTTGAAAATGCAAAAGATATTATAGCATGTGGATTTAATAAAGAAAGAACATTTATATTTTCTAATTATGATTATTGTACAACTCAAGCGCCAAAAAAAATTAATACGTGAAATGAATAAAAAAATAAATATTAATGTGATTAAAGCAATTTTTGGACTACAAGATGATGTTTGTTTAGGTCGTTATATTTGGACAATACATCAAATGGCAGCTTCTTTGAGCAGATATTATGAACCTATTTTTGGTTTAGAACCTAAAAGATGTTTAATAACTTATGCAATAGATCAAGATCCATATTTTAGAGGTATTAGAGATAAGGCAGAACAATTAAATAGTTATAAACCATGCGCAATTATATCTCAATTCTTGCCAGCTTTAGAAGGTAATGCCAAAATGAGTTCCACACAGATATGTCAAAATAAAACCATTTATATGACAGATGATCCAAATACTATTTTTAACACAATTAAAAAATATGCTTTCTCAGGTTGCAAACAAACATTAGCAGAACACAAAATTCATGGAGCAAATTTGAGTACTGATATTTCGTATCAATACTTGAGATATTTTATGTTCGATGATGATTTATTATTAAAAATTGCTCAAGAATATAGCACAGGTAAAATGAATTCTATTGAAGTTAAAAAAATATTATCAGATATTTTGAAAGATTTTTTAACTAATCATCAAGAAAAAAGAAAAAATATAAACAAACAAGACATAGAATATTTTTATGATATTACTAAATTTGAGAAAAAGCACTACATATAGAACATAATAAACATAATATTTGTATCAAACCATAACCAGTAAAAATCCAAATAATAGCTTTTCCAGGTTCAGTTGCACATAATAATATCATTAAACTAACTGATAATAATACCGATATACTATTACTTGTAAAACTTGATACTTTACATGCCATATTTGATGTATTATCAGTTTTTTTATTATCAGCTTCAGTAGTAGCGTTAGTAGTAGCGTTAGTAGTAGCGTTAGTAGTAGCGTTAGTAGTAGCGTTAGTAGTAGCAGATTCATTAGTTTTTTTATTGGGTTTTTCAGGAATAAATTCACTTATAATTGAAAAACAACAACATAATATTATTTGTATAATAAATATTATTATACAAAAATATAAAGGCACGCAATGATATTTTGACATATATTATAATACAATAAAAAAATGATAGTAATTTGATAAAAAAATTATAAAATTTTATATAAATTTGGTATTAAAATTATTATTACTTCGCAACCAATTAATTATTTTTTTTTATTCATATTCTTCATGTTTTTCATCATTTTATTAACTTCATTAGGATTAACACCAAGTTGAGAAAACATATTATTCATATATGATTTATTATTTATTTTATTAGGATTCTGTGTTAATCCAGCCATTAAATTATTTAGAACACCAATTTGTTTTTTATCAATGCCGCTATTTTTATCCTTTCCTATTTCTTCCATTAATTTATTAGTATCAAACAAATTATTAAAATTTAATTGAGGTTGATTAGGATTTTTAGACATTTTTTCAAACATATTTTTTGCTAAATTTGTATATAATGATTCCATTTTTTTAAAAGTATCACCTTCATTAAAATCAGTTTCACTTAATAATGTTTTTGTCTCATCTAATAATTGTTTAATAAATTCTTGAGCTTTTGGATCACAATCTTTATTTATTAAACTATTAATAGTTTGTGTAGCACTTTCTATATCTTCATTTGATAAATTCTTTAATGAATCAAATATTTTGTTAATATCAACTATGCCACCAGTCATTTTAATAAAAGAACCTAGACTTGGTTTTTCTATTTTACTATTGTCTAAAGTATCTGTTCCTTTCAATAATTTTTCAATATCATAATTATTATTATCTTCACCAACACCTAATATAGGATCTACTATAAATTCTTCTTTTTCTAAATTTTCTAAATTTTTTTGTTTTTCTTGTTTTTCTAATTCAGGGTCAATTTGTTCAATGATATTTTCTTTTTCTTCTAATAATATTTTTATTTTTAAATATATAATTCTTATATTTAGCCAGGTTTTTGTTTTTTGGTTTTCATTTAAATTTGACCATATATTTTTTATATTTAATTCGGGTAATAACATAATGTCATTATTTAACATAATTGAATCATTATAATTTTCTTTTATTTCTTTTTCATATTTTTGAAAAATTTTTACAAATCTTGCCAACATTATATTTATATCTAATTCCTTAAATTTATCAATATAATTTTGACAAACCTCATTGGGATAATATCTGTTCAAATTATACAATAATTCAAAATATTGCATGTATAATTTATTGATATCGTTATCTATATTGTTCATATCTAAATTGTTCATATTTATATATTTGAACTTTAAATTTATGTATTATTTTTATACGCAATATTTTATTAACCATAAATATATAATGTCAAATAACGTGTTATTTTTTAGCAATAAATCTGAAATATCTAATAGTATTACTTTAATGTTACAAAACGAAAATTTATTAAGATATTTTAAATGTGTATGTTTAGATGATCCGATTATGAGACAAAAAGCAGGGAAAATTATATCTGAGGTTCCGGCTATTATTTTAATTGATAGACCAGATATTTTGTATGTTCAAGAAATCATAAAATGGATTAATTACCAAAAATATCTAAATAATGACAAAAATAACAACAAAAATAACAATAAAAATAATAATAACAATAATAATAATAACAATAATAATAATAACGATAATAACGATAATAAAACCAAAATGTATACTTGTACAAATGAATTGATAGCAAAAAGTAATAATTATACATTTATAGAAGACAAAGACACTGATAATAATTATTTTAATGTTAAAAAATACGACAATGATAAATTTAAAATTCATACTAATAAAGACAAAGAAAAAAAACTAGATGAGCAGGAACAAAAAAAATTAGTGAATAAAATTCAAAGTGAAAGAAAAACACGTGACATAGAATATAAAGCATATAATAAGAAAAAAGATAAAATTGATTTTTCCAAAGAAAAAGTTGATGATACATTATTAAAACATAGTGGTTATTATTCTGAAATTACTAATAAAAATATAACAAATTAATTATAATTACCATATGCTAAAATTGCATTATTATATACTGATCTAATATAAAATATAAAAGGATTATTTATATTTAAATTAGTTACATCATTTGTATAATGATTCTGTAAACTATTCATTTTATCACTATTAGGATTAAAAATTATTTTGATATATTGATTAAAAATATCTATTTTTGTATTATTATTATTAATCCTAAAGTTATTTAAAAGATTTTTTAAACCGATTTTACTAATTATACTTTTAATCGATATAACTACTTGTTGTTTGATATATGGTATAGTTATTTTAGCAAAATGAATTAATTTTAATTTTTTTATATATTCTTCCAAAACATTGTATTTTACATTTTTATTATTTAACAAGAAACCAAATACCAAATTATTATCACAAGGTATTTCTAATAATTGGTCTTGTTCATTATAAAATAAAAAAGCATCTTCATATTCTAATGATCTTATGATTCTTTTATTTTTTCCTAAAAATTGTGTTTTAATTATGTTAATTTTATTATAATTATGTCTAAATATTAATTCAAAGTTAATAGTATTGTATATCATAATATTGTTTGGATTATTATATTTGTAAAATTGTTCCTTGTCAATAACATAAAAATTATTTAGATTATTGAATTCATTAATAGATTCAATAGAATTTGATACAGAACTTAAATTTTGATAAGGGGAATTTATTAAATCAGGATTTTTTGTAATTATAATATTATTAATTTTAACATCTAATTGTGATTCTATTTTATTAATACCGGTTAATACTGTTTCTATATTTTTATTTTGAAAAAATGTTTTTAACTCGCGATCATTAGAAACTGAATATAAAACTGACAATGAACATAATAATAAATAAGAACTATAAAATATAATATTATTTGTATATAAAGATCTTATATATTGATATAAATCAAGAGACAAACAATTTATTATTTGTGTCATATAATACTCGGGTCCATTTTTAATCGGATTTACCAAAGGGGCGCATATTTCATCACATAAAGTATAATTATCTTTAGTATATGCATCAAAATCATTTAATTCCTTTTTTTTATTAAACATTGTCATATCTATATTATGTTGTTTATCTTCATCATGATATTCCCCTTTCAATCTGAAATTTTGTGGCATACGGGGTCCAGCAGCCATATAAGAGGGATTTTTATTATAATTGTTAATTTTTAAATTTATATTATCTTTCGCATCTACATATGTAATATTACTAGTTCTAGTATGTTGAGTTGCTAATTTATCGAAGTAATCCATTTATATAAAATAAATATAAATACTTTTTAAATATTTTATGCGCATATTATAAACTTTTATTTTATTATTATAATTATTATTATAATGTTAATTAGAAAATTAGAAAAAAATGATTATCATAATAATTTTTTACAATTATTAAGTCAATTAACAATAATTGATTTTAATAATATTACATTTGAACAATTTTCAAAACATTTTGATAAAATTAATTCAGATATTTATGTTATTATATTAGATAACAAAGTAATAGGTTGTGGAACTTTATTAATAGAACAAAAATTTATACATAATTTATCTAGTGTTGGTCATATTGAAGATATTGTAATTGATAATAATTATAGAAATAAAGGTTATGGTAAAATAATAATTGAATATCTAGTTTTAAAAGCAAAAAATGAAGGTTGTTATAAGGTTATATTGGATTGTGATGAAAAAAATGTCGAATTTTATAAAAAATGTAATTTTATAGAAAAAGGTAAGGAAATGGCATTATATTTTTAATAAAAAAAAAATGATATTTAATTAATATCGCGTTTTAATAATACATAAATATATACATTACTAATAATATATATAATATGAACCCTATTTTATCCAATCTTACTTTATCTTATCCTATTAATTTAAATGATTTTACTAATATTAAACATCCTTTAGAAATAATTTATCCTTTTATAGAAAAACCTGTAGAAGAAATAACATTTGATGATATTTATGAAGAATTAAGTAATCCTTATTATTGTTCTACGGTTAAAATATCTGATGATAATGAATTATTTTTGATATTTTATGACGAATTGAAATATGAAGCGTTAAAAAAGGATAATGTTCATATACCTGAACATGCATATAAATTTCATCATTTATGTAAAAGTTGTGTATATGAGTATAAAACATTAAAATATGTATGTGGTCAATATAATAAACTTATTTATAATGATGATGCTATTAAATTATTAAATTCAGAATTAGACAATGTAGTAATTCAAAAATGTTATGAAGGGACTAGTATTCTAGTTTATAATCATAATGATATATGGAATATTAGTACTAGAAAATGCCTTGATTCCAATAAATCATTTTGGGTAAAAAATACATCATTTAGATCTTTATTTGAAGAAGCAATGAAAGACAAATTTACATTTGATGATTTAGATAAAAATTTGTGTTATTTGTTTGTTCTAGTTCATTATAAAAATAAAAATATAGTAAATCATAATATAAATTATAGAAATTCTCAAAATAAATATAAAAATTTGGTATTATTATGTGCTACTGAAAAATATACATACATTCAAAAACATGTAAATGTTCCTAATGTAGAATATCCGGAACAATATTATTTTAAGAATATCAAAGAATTATTAAATAAATTAGTAGAATTTAATGATCGTGATGTAGCTAAGAAATTAATTACATGGGAAGGATATATATTAAAAATTTATGAAGGTGATATAAATAACAGTAGATTTCATTTAGCTAAATTACAAACAAAAATATATCAATATATTATGCAATACAAACCTAATATTTCAAATATTTATAAAGTTTATTTGGAATTATATAAAATAGACAAATTAAATGAATTATTACCATACTTTTATAAAGGTCCAAATGAAATAATCAAACAAATTAATACTTCTATGAAATTATTAACAAAAGAAATATTAGATTTATACTATTTAACTAGAAAACATAACAATAAAAATATGTATAATACATTGCCAAAAACATATAAAAAAGTATTATATGATTTACACGGGATATATATTACAAAAAAAACAAATACATATAAAAATGCAAGTGATCAAGAAGAAATAAAAATAGAACCAATTAAATTACATACAGTATATGTATATTTGAAATCATTACAATTAGATTATTTGGTAAATATATTCATAGAACGCCAAGAATTATTAAAAACTGATTTAGCCAAATATTTAAATAAAGATGAAATAGCAATTAAAGCATATACAGCATTATTATTACAATAAATAATTATTAATTATTAATTATTAACAATTATTAGAATAAATATAATAAAATAAATATAATTTAATTTTTTTTATAATAACATACACATAATATTTGAATATATAGTTTATATGTATTATTATTCATAAATTTAATATTTATAATAATGTATTTCTACTATAAAAAAAATTGAAATAATGATTTCCTAACAAGTCTTTTTATAAATATTACATATTATAATATAACTTTTTTACAAAAATGTTTCCCGTTACTAATTTTCGAATTGAATGTTATGGTAACAACTATTATTTGGTAGCTTGTTGGCCAAATGGATATGAAGAACGGGTATTTCTGTGCGAAGTTTCTCCTTATGTTTCATTTGGTGGTATTTTTCTTGGGAATGAAGGTGTACGTGTCAGTTTACCTCCTCGTGAGAGGATCATCCGTGATATGTATGGAAGACCAATAATGAATGAATCACAAGCCAACGGATTATTTGTTAGGTACGACGAATTTCCATCGTTACGACATCGAAACAATTGTCCTCCAAACAACTGGCACCAAAATAATTGGTATTAAAATAATTATTATTAAGAATATCACATAAATATTTTTTATTATTATTATGACTCGATATTCACACTAATATTTTTTGTTAAAAAAAATTGAATTATAATTTTTCAAACGTGTCCATTATAAAAATACATTTATAAAACAACACACATACACACAATGGTCATCATCTACACTTCAATCCCTACAGGTAATCAAGGCAATTATAATAATCAAGGCTATGGTAATCAAAGTTATGGTAATCAAGGTTATCCTGGTAATCAAGGTTATTCTGGTAATCAAGGTTATCCTAATAATCAAGGTTATCCTAATAATCAAGGTTATCCTAATAATCAAGGTTATTCTGGTATTCAAGGTTATTCTGGTAATCAAGGTTATCCTAATAATCAAGGTTATTCTGGTAATCAAGGTTATCCCGGTAATCAAGGTTATCCCGGTAATCAAGGTTATTCTGGTAATCAAGGTTATCCCGGTAATCAAGGTTATTCTGGTAATCAAGGTTATCCCGGTAATCAAGGTTATCCCGGTAATCAAGGTTATTCTGGTAATCAAGGTTATTCTGGTAATCAAGGTTATTCTGGTAATCACGGTTATTCTGGTAATCAAGGTTATCCTGGTAATCAAGGTTATCCTGGTAATCAAGGTTATCCTGGTAATCAAGGTAATCAAGGTAATTCTGGTAATCAAACTAGGTGCCGTAATTGTGGATCAAATATACCGCCGGGAAACCCGTCAGCTAAATCTAGATATTGCAAGTGTGGAGCCAAAACTATTATATAATTTTTTTTATTATTATGACTTTTGATATTTACTAATATGTAATATTTGCAATAACAGCAAAAAAAATTGAATTATTATTTTCTAAACGGGACCATTATAACGATACGTATATAAAACACAACGACAGTTACACAAACACTATGTATAACAACAATTCAAATACGAGAGGTAATTCCAACAACTGCCAAGGACGCGTAATTGATTTAAGCGGTATCCCTAACGAGAACGCGGCATTTTGTAAAAAATTAGGTATTGAACCATGTAGAAGAATACTTCCTGGTAATCAAAGTTATGGTAATCAAAGTTATGATAATCAAGGTTATGGTAATCAAGGTTATGGTAATCAAGGTTATGGTAATCAAGGTTATGGTAATCAAGGTTATGGTAATCAAGGTTATGGTAATCAAGGTTATGGTAATCAAGGTTATGGTAATCAAGATTATGGTAATCAAGGTTATGGTAATCAAGGTTATGGTAATCAAGGTTACGGTAATCAAGGTCATGGTAATCAAGGTTACGGTAATCAAGGTTATCCTGGTAATCAAGGTTATTATTATTAATTGTTTATTTTATTTCTCATACAAATTATTATATAATAATTTATATTTACAAATATTAAAAAATAAAAAATGAAATACAAGCTTCCAAATAATCCGATTAAATTTATATAATAAACAACAACAACAAATGGAAGTAACAGAAATTGGAACAAATTGGTGCACAGTTAAATATGAAGGTCGTGAAACATATTTTGCGATTCATGTCAAGGAAATAAATGATAGAATTATACGTTTCTATTTATTTGAGGACGGATTTGAAATATTTTTTTACCGTGTTGGAACGCTTCAGCCTCATGACAAAATAACAATTGAACGACTTTTTGCGCGAGGTAAAGATCTTGATAATCTTATTTTCGAAATTACATTCAAAGTGAAAAATGAGTTTAGAGAATTTGTCAAAACTAAAGAAATAGGAATATCTTTTTTCACTGAATTTGAGATTAATAATCCTCATATCAAATATCCAAACTTTCTTTATTAATTTTTTTATTTGACTATAAAAAAGAATAATAATAAATAATCATTATTATAATTTATCATTTTCCTATAATTTTTTTATTTAACTATAAAAAAGAATAATAATGCTTTGTTATAATAATAATGCCTTATTATAATAATAACTTATAATAATAAATAATCATTATTATAATTTATCATTTTCCTATAATTTTTTTATTTAACTATAAAAAAGAATAATAATGCTTTGTTATAATAATAATGCCTTATTATAATAATAACTTATAATAATAAATAATCATTATTATAATTTATCATTTTCCTATATTTTTTTTATTTGACTATAAAAAAGAATAATAATGCTTTATTATAATAATATTTTATAATAATAAATAATCATTACACATATCACATAATAAACGTAAATATGCGAATACTGATTTTCTATCATTTTGTTTTAATTTTTTCCATATAGGGATAAGTTCCAAAATATTTATACCGCTATCTACAACTGATTGATCATTTTTTATTTCGTCTTTTAATAATTCTTCAAAAAAGAAACTTTCATCTTCACTTTCTATTTGATCTTGATATTTTAATACTTTTAATATAAAATTATCTATAAATTTATATTTTGTTTTTGAATCTAATTTTTTGAAAACAGATTCGATATCTTTAATATTTTTACCAACAGGGGTATTAGGTGCCATAGATGCAATATCCTTTAACAATTCTAAAAATGTTTCATTAAATTCATTAGCTATATTATCTTTAGTCATATAAGATATATTTATATGATAAAAATATTATATAAACGCGCATTTAAAAAATGAAAATAAATTATTTAATTAAAAAATAACATATAATAATTATAAGTATATTATATAATATGTCTAAATTAGATATTCAAATTAAACAAAAAGAAAAAGTAGAATTAATAGATTTAGAAACGAGTATGCTACATTTACAAATATCTGGTAAGGATGTAAATTGTACCATAGTAAATACAATGAGAAGAATTGCATATGATTATATACCTACATATGCTTTTTGTAAAGAATCAATAAAAATAGAAAAGAATACATCCAAAATAACGAATGATCAATTACGATTAAAAATATCTCAAATAGGTTATCCTGGTTTCATATTCAAACATTTAAATTTTTCGAATGATATATTAATTTTACCTGAAAAATATTGGAAAAATGTTGATTTTACAAACAAAAACAGACCTAAATATGAAAAAGACAAAAAAAAAATAGAAATGTATATAAATGTTAAAAATAATAGCCATGAACAACAGGATATTACTAGTAATAATGTAGTATTTTATGAAAATGGTGAAAAAATTACTTACCCTTATAAACCGTCACCATATTTAATTCTTAAATTAAATCCAAATGAACAATGTAGTTTGCATGCTATAGCTGAATTAGGTATTGGTAAAAATAATGCGATTTGGTCTGCTGCTTCAAATGTATATTATAAACAATTAGCTGAAGATGAAACATCATATGATTTTTATGTTGAATCTGCCGGTCAATATGATGAATATGTAATATTAATAAAATCATGTCAAATCATTATTGAAAAATTAAATCAAATTAAAGATATAATTAGTAAAAATTATAATACTTCAGAAATTTCAGAAAAAGATTCAATAAAATTAATATTAACAGGTGAAGAACACACATTAGGTCAATTAATCAATAGAGCATTACAAGATCATGATGAAGTTATTTTTTCTGGTGTTTCAATCATGGACTTGTTTATCGACGAAGTTACTATAAAATTAAGAACAAAAAATAATAATCCAATGATAGTGATTTTTGATAGAATAGATTATTTGGTAAAATTATACGAACATATTATGAACATTTTGATTAAATTATCAAAATAATCGCTCATTACAAATAAATAATTATAATATCATATTTTAATTATTAATTTATTACAAATAAATAATTATAATATCATGTTTTAATTATTTATTTATTACAATTATTTATTTATTACAAATAAATAATTATAATATCATGTTTTAATTATTTTTATTTTTTTTTATATTATTAATATAATGTCATATGTTAATCATAAATTTAGCCAATATATAGATCAAGAATTTAGCTATAATAATAGTGTAAATAAACCGGTAAAAAAATTAGAAACGCAAATATTTTTGGATGGTAATGTTAGTTTGGAACCTAGATTATTTGAATATATTAAGAAAAAAAAATATTATCGTGATAATAACATTGAAGAATTAGTACCATTAGAAAAACAATTTTTAATTACTGAAATAGATAAGAGTATAATACGAGATTTTTTAAAAGGTAAAAAAAATATGTATAGTAACAAAAAATATTTACCAAAATATCAAGAAATGGGGCAAAAATTTGAATTTTTATCCGAAAAATTAAAAAATGACAAAAGAATACCAAAAATAGATAATATGAAAAATCCATATAGAACAAAAGCCCCCGAACAAATTGATAATATACCAATGAACCAAGTTCCGAATATAATGGGGGCAAGGGATTTTATAATAAAAAAATAATTAATAATATAATAAAATAAAATAAATAATTTTATATGTCATTAATATATAATAATGTCATTAAGAAATTTTGGAGGTTCAACTCAATTAATATATGATGAATGCGATTACCGAAGAAGATTGTGTCAAAGCGTAACCCCTGGTAATTACAGATTATATTTTGGTTTCGCTGAGAATAATAACAGATGTGTTCAAGATAAAGTTTATTACAAACAAAATCCAATGTTGGTAGAAACTGAATCAGAATTAAAAAATATCAGAAGACCATTATCACACTGCAACAAAAATAAATATTATCCAACTTGTCCAAGATCTAATCATTGTGTAAGCACTTTTGATAAAAAAGTTCCTGTTGTTTTAGATCAAAGTTTATGTCCTATTGTTCATAATAATATAAGAAAACCAACAAATAATGGTTTGTCTTTGAGTCCTAGTAATGGATGTCAATTTAATCGTGTATAAAAATTATATAACATTTATTATTAATAAATTTTATTATTAATTAACATATTATTAAATAATATTAATATTTTTATTTAGTATTTTTTTTTATAGTTATGTATATATAGCAATGAATAATAAAAAAAATACTTGCAATAACAATAGCGTATTTTATGGTAATAGTACTAAATTAATTTATGATGAAGACTATTATAATGATAAAATAAGACAATCCACGGCTGTAGGTAATTATAATTTAGATACTAATTATGTTAATAATTGTCAACGTTGTTTATCTACTTTAGGTCCTAGAACCAAACAAGGACCTTTATCTGCTGGTGTTTCTGATGTAAAACCATATTCAGTTCCTAATTTTGGTAATAATGTTGATATTGAATCTATTTTAACTAATAGAAATATGCCTGCTTCCAAAAGTAGCAATGGAAAATTAAATCCTATTAATGTTACAAATTTTAGAACTTATAATTTACCTACTTGCGGCCATTTTTTGGATCCAGTATCTACACACTTGACAAATCCCCCTTTAAATTATAAAGGTATTTCAACTAATCGTTTTTATGATTTAAATCGTAATCCTCAAGCAAATATATTTTGGGATTTTTCAGTAAATACACAATTAGAAATAAAAGATAATTTCTATGAAAAAATGCCTGTTCCATTAGATGAACAAATGGTTTTTAAAACAACCACACAACGAGTTCCCTTACCTAATGTTATTGGTAATATGAATTGTCAATAAAAAAATATAATATTTATTATTTGATTTATTATTTTAGTTTTTAGTTTTTTTTTAATATAATCTATAAACTTTTTGCAATTAGTTGCTTTTTATTAATTATCTAAAATTTCATAAAAATTTTTTTTAAAGTCTTTAAACATACACCATTCTATTCTAAAAGAAGACCACAAACACGCATTACTAATTTTTTTAAACGTATTAGAAGTTAAAAAATTTGATATTTTATTTCCTTCTTCAATATCATTAATAATAATAGCCATTGCACCTTGAGACATTCCATATTTGCCGTCAATATCTATTATGGGATTATATATACCTGATTCGCCAAAAATAATTTTTTTAATACCATAAAACCCTTTATCATTTCTACTAGACCAAACAAATCTTGGACCATTTTTTGGTGTTGAATGGACTACAGGATATTTATATATTTTGCTTTCTTCTTTAGATATCCATTTTTTTCTTGGCTCATATGCACTCATAGATTGTAATATTTGGCATTTTTCTTCGTTTTCATTTGCTAATATTTTTTCTATTATACCTAATTCACAATTTGCTAGCCAACTATATTTTTTCAAATTAATTTCGTGCAAAATATTACACTGATCTAATATTATGGTTATATGATCATTATTTTTCTTTTTTTGTAAAATATACCAATCATATCTTGTCCCACAATTAAAATTTTTTGAACCATCTTTTGCATCATGAATTTCCAAATATAATATTGTGTTATCACTAGTTAATTTTTTAAATAGTCCGGAAAATTTTCCTTTGTCTGTATTTGGTTTTCGCCATCCATTAGGATGAACAAAACACATATAACCGCCATTTTTTAATAATTCTATACTCATATCGACAAATAATTGCCAAATAGTATTTCCAGACGCTTTACTACCAGCTGCATTATATGGAGGATTTCCCACAACTATATCAAAATGTTTTATTTTAAATATTTTATTATAATTCACATTTAAACTATCACCACAATATATATTTAATTTATAATCATTATTTATATCAAATATTTGCCTACAAATGAATATGTTTTTCTTGTTTAATTCACTCATATATAACATATTTTCTAATATATGTTTTTTTCTATGCATATCATCTTTTATTTGATCTTTTAATCCTTCCATTAATCTTAAATATATGGCAACCGGAAAATTACCCATTCCACAACAAGGATCTAACCATTTTAAATTTTTGTTTTTCCAAACTTCTAAAGGTAATTTGTCCAGCATTTCATTAATTAATTTAATTGGAGTAAATACTTCACCATATTCTTTTTTTTCTACTTCTTTTGGTTTTAGACAATCATTTATTAATTCTAATAATTCTTTTGGATTATCTATTAAACTTTGTAAGGACATTTTAAATTGGATGGTAATATTATATGCAATCGTTTCTTTATTAAAATATTTACTAACTATTTCTTTTATTAAATCTATTAAACATTTATTATTCCACCATATCAAACACTGATCGTTAAATATATCTAATAGTGAGGGATTATTTTTTATATCTATCAACATATTTAAAAAATCAGTATTAGAATTAGTTACTGTTAATATACATGCTAAAGGTATTATATAAGGTAAAACATCTTTTGTAAATGATATTTGTATTTCTTCCTTTTCTTCTTTTCCTTCTTTTATAATTTTATTGTCTATTAAATCAGTATCAGCTCCATTATCTTGTATTTTTTCTCTTCCAGTTGGTAATAATTGCAAATCTTCAATATTATCTTTCATTATAATATTTGCTTTTATTTTGTCCTTTAAATTTTTTGTAAATGTTTTGTTTATAATTTTTTGTGTTTCATTATTAAAATTATCATAATCATCATCTAATTTATTTAAAAGTATTTTAAAACTATTTATTGGATCTTCTTTCCATATGTCCATCATTTTTTTAATTATGAAATCTGAATTTATTTTTTTATTATCCATCATATCAACATCAATATTTATCAAATGATTATTAATCAAATATTTGATTTTATTTTCAATATTATTTTCTTTTTTATGAACAGCATAATTTATACATGTATTTAATACTCGACTAATATTTAAATCAATTACAAAACCAATTTTTTTATTATTACCTTCAGTCATACATCTATACATTTGTTGCAAAACTTTATCTGAAGACAAGGTGTTATTCATTAATATAACTACATCACATAAATCTAAAGTAATTCCTAATGTTAACATATTTCCGGCCAAAATAATTAGTCCCAATTTTCCTTTTGATTTCGCTTCACATTCTCTTTTATTTATTTCGTCTTTTATATCTTTTGCTATTTCTTTATTTTTTCTATTTATGCATAACACATCATAATTTTTAAGAATAATATCTTCACTCATTAATTTTTTTAAACATATTGAAATTTTATTAACATTTTCAGAAGGTATAAACCATATTTGAGTAAAAGGTATTCTTGTATCTTTCTCTGAACATATATAATTTATTCTTGGAAATATTGTTTTTTCACCATCTTCTTCTTTTTGTGATCCTGAAATATATCTTAAAATAATTTTAACTTCATTTTCAAAGCAAAATTTTGTTTTTAACTTGTTTAATCCAAAAAGTGTATCAAAACAAAATCCCATTTTGTTTTGACTATTTAATTTTTCTTTAATAATATCATATCTATGACTATCAAACATATTTGTAATTAGATATAAATCAGGCATTTTTATATAACAACTAAATATATCATCATATGATAATCCGATGTTAAAATAATTATTTATAGTTTCTGACACATTAACAATGCCATGTTTTTCTTTTAATTTATCTATATTTTTGTGATCAGATACAATGGATTTACAAATTTGTTCATCCTCAATGTCCCAATACATTTGACATTCAGGTAATATGTTCCATTCTTTTAATGGTTTATTATAAGTTGCTGTTAAATATATTTTAACTGTGTCATTATTTGAATATGAATTTATTATATCTTTTGCTAAATCCGTTGTTCCCGAAAAATGATTTTCATCAAATCCAATAATATCTAAATTTAAATTTTTTATTAAACTTATAGTTTTTTCATAAATATATTTTTGTAAAAGTTGTTTTGATATTATAAAAATATTATTTTTTTTTGGAACAATATCACATATTATATTTGAACCTTCTATATGATGGATTTTAAACTCGTTAAAATTTTTAAATTTTCTAAATAAACCATCCGTAAATTGTTCTATAGTTTCTGTTGGTGAAGGTGTGATTATTAAAACGTTTAATTTTTTTTTGATGTCAAGTTGTTTTATAATAATACCTCCTATCATATAAGTCTTTCCACTACGACATTTGCACCCCCATAAAAATGTTTTATGACCTAATTTTATTAAATCACTCGTTTTTTGTGTAATTAATTCTTGATGGAAACGCAAATTTAAATTTTCTTTGTCAGTTAAATAAAAAGTTTGCCAATTTTTTTTTTTATTTTTAATTATATCTTGCTTAAATTTTAAAAAATATTTATTTAGATCATTTTTATCCAAAATTTTACTTTCTGTCATATGTTCAGTTATATAAATACTTGTTTTTTTTGTTTTATTTACTTTGTTCAACAACATTATTTTATTTGGCACTAAAATATAAATTATATAGTTTTTATAAATATGTTCATTTTTTCTAGCATTTGCTATAATATTTTGAATATCGTAATAATTAACTGATTTTTGTTTTTTTATATTTTCATTTATTTTTGGATATTTGCAACTTATAAATATAAAAGTATCATCTTCCTTATTTTGTAATGAAATATCAGAACATCCACTAGAATTACCACTTATTACTTTTTCATTTAAATACTTTTCTAAATTTTTTAAAATTTTAAGTTTAGCATCGTTAAAATTTCCTGTTAAATGATTAAATTTTGAATTTGGAAAAACATCGCAAAAACCAAATTTAATCACAATATCAAATAATCTTTCAAAAATAAATCCTTTTTCTGATTGTGTATTACAAGAATTTAAAATATCGTCGACATTGTCAATAGTTATAATGTATTCAATAAATTTTTTAATACTCATGTTAGTATAATCCATTATTTATATTTTAATATTATATATATTATATGTGTTTTATTATGTTTCAATTTAAAAAATCATTTTTTTAATACAATGAATCGGTTTGTACATTCTGTATTATAATTGTCTAACATTTTACCTATTAACTCATTGAAAAAAAAATTCTAACGAAACATCAAATTCAAAATTTCCTCGTAATTTATTTATCGTTTCTTTTAATTGTTTTTTATATTCTTTGTAGTATATATAGATATCATTATTATCATTATCGATATCTATTATTTTTAATTTTTTAGAACTTGTAAAATCTAAAATTGTTGGAAATAATGGATAAGTATTTAATGCATCAAAATAAAATACCTCTGATAGTTCTGTTGTTAATATATTATCATATATTCTTGAAGACATTTTATATTTGCTTTTAATAATATCGTATATAATATTCATTATATATGTGTATAAAAATAAAATATCAGGTTAAAAATAAAAAAAAATGTAATCGGTTTGACTTTTTTATATTTATGTTATTTATTTAATTAACGCGTGTCATTTGAGGATAAACATTGGCTTGTCTAGTTGTAATAATTGGAGTTCTTTCAGTATAACTGTCAGACATATCTGGATATAATTCGCGATCAATGTTAATAGGATCAACTACTTTTACATGTGTATAGTCCATATTTGGTCCTTTATTAACATTACTATTAGTAGGTCTTCCGCCATCTCTTAATATATTTGTCATATCTTTAACAACACTAAAACGAGCATTTTTAACATCTTCTCTTAATCTTTCTTTATCTATTGGTGTTTTAGTAGGATTTAAATGTATTGTATTTTGTGTCGTTTGTCTTTTAGTATTTTGAGCAACAGTATTTTTTTGATTATTAATATATGCCGCATCTTGAACATGTTTAACAGGATTAATATAAGTTTTATTTTGTGTTGTTTGTCTTTTAGTATTTTGTGCATGTGTTCCTTGTTTTGTAATATTTGAAGCTGACATATTACCTGCTTTAATATTTCCTTGATATTCATTATTTTGTGTAGTTTGTCTTTTAGTATTATCTACATGCATATTTTGTTTTGTAATATTTGATGCTGACATATTACCTGCTTGAATATTACCTTGATATTCATTATTTTGTAAGGTCTGCCTTTTAGTATTATCTATATGCATATTTTGTTTGGTAATATTTGATGCTGATAAATTGCCTGCTGTAATTTGTCCTTGATATTCATTATTTTGTACGGTTTGTCTTTTAGTATTATCTACATACATATTTTGTTTGGTAATATTTGATGCTGATAAATTGCCTGCTGTAATTTGTCCTTGATATTCGTTATTTTGTACGGTTTGTCTTTTAGTGTTATCAACATGCATATTTTGTTTGGTAATATTAGATGCCGATAAATTACCTGCATTAATATTTCCTTGATATTCTGTATTTTGCAAGGTCTGCCTTTTGGTATTATCTACGTGCATATTTTGTTTAGTAATATTTGATGCTGACAAATTACCTGCTTTAATTAAACCTTGATATTCATTATTTTGTAAGGTCTGTCTTTTAGTATTATCTACATGCATATTTTGTTTAGTAATATTTGATGCTGATATATTACCTGCTTTAATTTGACCTTGGTATTCATTATTTTGTGTGGTCTGTCTTTTAGTATTATCTACATGCATATTTTGTTTGGTAATATTTGAACTAGATAAATTACCTGCTTTAATTAAACCTTGATATTCATTATTTTGTGTAGTCTGTCTTTTAGTATTATCTACATGCATGTTTTGTTTTGTAATATTTGAACCGGATAAATTACCTGCTTTGATTTGACCTTGGTATTCAGTATTTTGTGTAGTCTGTCTTTTAGTATTATCTACATACATATTTTGTTTGGTAATATTTGATGACGATAAATTACCTGCTTTAATATTTCCTTGATATTCTGTATTTTGTAAGGTCTGCCTTTTAGTATTATCTATATGCATATTTTGTTTTGTAATATTCGAACCGGATAAATTACCTGCTTTGATTAAACCTTGATATTCATTATTTTGCAATGTCTGCCTTTTGGTATTATCTACATACATATTTTGTTTCGTAATATTTGATGCTGATAAATTACCCGCTTTGATTGAGCCTTGATATTCATTATTTTGTGTAGTTTGTCTATTGGTATTATCTATATGCATATTTTGTTTAGTAATATTAGATGCTGAAATATTTCCTGCTTTAATATTGCCTTGATATTCATTATTTTGTGTAGTTTGTCTATTAGTATTATCAAGATGCATGTTTTGTTTAGTAATATTAGATGCTGAAATATTTCCTGCTTTAATTAAACCTTGATATTCTGTATTTTGTGTCATTTGTCTATTAGTGTTATCTATATGCATGTTTTGTTTAGTAATATTTGAGCCACTTAAATTACCTGCTTTAATTAAACCTTGGTATTCATTATTTTGCAAGGCCTGCCTTTTGGTATTTTCTGCAATTGTATTATTTTTTGTTATATTTGATGCTGATATATTGCCTGCTTTTAATGGTCCTAAATATTCATTATTTTGATCTATTTGTCTATTGGTATTATCCACATGCATATTTTGTTTAGTAATATCATAAGCGCCATCTTTACTAATATTAACATTACTAATATAAGTATTATTTTGAGGAGCTTTTTTGATAATTTTATTTTTATTAACTTTATTAGTTTCATTTTTGACTTGTTCGGTTGTGTTTTGTGGCTGTGTTAATGGTCCTGTCCATGTTTGATTTTCGGTATAATTTCTGTTAGTATTACTTACTATATAATCACTTTGAATTCTTGGACCCTCAAAATAACTTTTTCTTTTAGGTAAATTTTTAATATCCTGTTCCCACCAAGTTGGCGCTTTTTTTAATACTACATTTGGTAAAGGAGCTCGTTTTTGTCCTTTTAGACCTGATTCAACTTTATCGGCATTATAAGATATTTTTTGATTAGGTATCGTTCTTAATTCATCTACAGTTCTAGGCAATGTTCTACCTTCTAAACCTGTATTATAACCTACTTTAGCTACTTCATTATATCCTAAATTTATACCTGGAGTTACTCTTTCCGGTTCCATTAAAAATTCGTTTCTACGTTCTTTTGATGGTATATATCTATCTTGAAGATCAGAAGTTATAACAGGCGTTCCATAAATCCAAGTTTGACCTTTTTCAGGATTAAATAAAGGTAATCTTTCAGTTTTAGGACGATAATCTGGATTATTTACTGAACCTGTAAATAATTCTGCTTTTCTTTGATATGTTTCATCTAATTTAGTTTGCATTTTACCACTTCCTACACCATTTTTAAAATAAGGAACCATATTATTATGAACAAAATTTTTTTTTGGAACAACTGAGTATGTCATATTATTACTTACTTTTGAATATTTATCATTTGTATCCGTTAACAATTCAATATTATGAGATACTGGTTTATCTGAGCCAATTCTTAAATTATCAAATTGTGATACATATTTATTATTTGAACAATTTTGTTCTTCATCAGAAAATATAGAATCATCACTATACATAAGTATATATATCTTATTTTGAAATAAAAAAAAATATTTGATGTCTTGAAAATAATAATCTAAAAATCATTATCTAAAGATCATTATCTAAAGATCATTATCTAAAGATCATTATCTAAAGATCATTACCTAAAGATCATTATCTAAAGATCATTATCTAAAAATCATTATCTAAAGTTCATTATCTAAAGATCTAATAATGTTTGTATATTGAATCTAGTTATATCAATTAACACAATATCATCATAATTTTCATATAATATTTTGATAATAAATTTATAACATTCTATAATTTCTTCATTTATTCTAGATCCTGTAATATTAATTTTACCACTTTCGTAAACAAAAATAGAAATTTCCCTAGTGTCACTATAATTATATTTAATATTTACACATGCATGATCAGTAAAATTAAAAACAGTATTATATTTTTGTTTTTGTAATATATCATCTAATATTTCTAATTTAATTTTAAAATATACATAAAATGTACATACAATCATACATATTTTAAAATTATTTTTATTATCAAATACTTCTTTAACGTTATTAACATTATTAAAAAAATATTTTCTTTTTAAAATACCATTTTTTAATACATATTTTTCTTTTAACAATTCTTTTATTAATTTATCATAAGATTCCATAAAATCATTATAAGATTTTATACCTGTAATATGTAATGTTCCATTTTCGAATATTTTAATATTTATAAATTTTTTATCAATATTAGATAATATTTTAATTGTACATTGTTCTACAAATGTATCTGGTTTTTTTTTTGGTATTACTGTTTTTTTTTTAAATTTATCTGTTATTAAATACGTTGATCTTAATATATAATTAGTCATATTTTTTTTCCCAAATTTTGCATATATTAAACCATCTTTCAAATCTATGTATTTAGCTATTTTTTTAACATTAAATTTTATATCTAATTCAAATGTCATTGTTATTGTTGATATTTTTAATTCTGGAGGTAATTTATCTAAATCTTTAAGACTTTGAGTATTATTTACTTCTTGTCTTTTATTTATAAAATTATCATATACATTATAATCACTCATTTTTGATATAATGTATAATATTTTAATAAATAATAGATAATTTATTATTCATTTTTTATTATTATATATTATATATGAGAAAACAAGATTTTAGCGAAATAGATGAAAATAATTTATTACTTCAGTATTTAATCAATAATAGTGAAACCAGTGATCATAGTAAAAAAATTATTTCCACAAAAAATATCCAACAACAATTACAAAATATTAAAACAATCCTAACTGAAACAGAAGATAATAAAAAACATAATGTTCATTTTTCAGGAGGAGCAAAAAAAACTGAAACCGATAAAAATATTAATAAATTAACGAAAAATAATAGCTCAATAACAAATATTATAAAATCAGATAAAAACTCGAGTAATAAAAACATTATTAAATCAGACAAAAAATCAAAATGTATTATTTGTCATCAACCAAATGATAGTTGCCATAAACCAAATAATAGTTGCCATAAACCAAATAATAGTTGCCATAAACCAAATAATAGTTGCCATAAACCAAATAATAGTTGCCATAAACCAAATAATAGTTGCCATAAACCAAATAATAGTTGCCATAAACCAAATAGACATAAATGCTCAAGTTCTTATACTGAATCAAGTTCTTCAAGTTTTTCGAGTTCTAGTCCTTCGCCAAGTCCTTCACCAAGTCCTTCACCTAGTCCCTCAGTTTGTAGTTCAAATTCGTCTATTAGTACATGTTCTAATAATTCAAGTATGTCAATGTGTGATACTTGTAGTTATGGTCATAATTCTATGTCAAGTTCTTTATCTTGTTGTGATACTTGTAGTTATGGTCATAATTCATGTTCTACAGAAAATTCTTATTCTTCTAATTCTTCTAATTGTTCTAATTCTTTTAATTATTCTAAATCTTCTAATTGTTCTAATTGTTCTAATTCTTCTAATTGTTCTAATTCTACTAAATCTTCAAGTTATTCTAATTCAACATCATCATCAATATCATCATCATCATCATCAACATCATATTGTAGTACTTGTAAAAATAATAGGAAATGCAAACGAAATTAAAAAAATATGTGTATAAATTGTAATTAAATAATATAATATATTATTATTATGTATAAAATATGTTCTTGGGATATTGGTATTAAAACATTATCATATTGTGTTTTTGAAATTGATAAAGAAAATAAGACTTGGAAAATAATAGATTGGAATATTATTAATTTATTACAAGCTAATAAACATCAATGTATTGGCAAACTTAAAAACAATAATCCTTGTAAAAGTAACGCAATATTATATGGAAAAAATTATTTAAATCAAGAATATTTTTTATGTAAATCACATAAAAAGTTGTACAATAAAGAATTTAATGAGGATACTATAACTGAAATTATTGATAATGCCAAGTGTGAATACCAAGCCAAAAATATTTGTAATAAAAAAGCAAATATCAAAATAAATAACATGATATTATGTAATCAACATAAAAAAGTAATGTTATCTAGAATACAAAATGAACTAGAATTAAAACCTATAAAAAAAATAAAATGTACATCTCTAGATCCTCAAAATATATGTAAAAAATTATATCAAGAATTGCGAAATAAAAATATTATGAACGATATTAACGAAGTATTAATAGAAAACCAACCTTCATTAATAAATCCAATAATGAAATCAATATCTTCATTTGTTTTTAGTTATTATGTATTTACTGATAATATGGATAATAGAAATATCAAATTTATTGCTCCTTCAAATAAATTGAATTTAGATATTAATACAATACATAATATATGTATAAATATTAATCAAAACGATAAATTATATTTAAAAATACAAAGTTTATTAAATGTTAATTTAGAAGACTATCAAGAACATAAAATAAATATATTAAAAATTGTGATATTATGTGTTCTAGATAAAAAAATTATAAATTACATGTATAATAATAAAATTAAAATTGAAGAACCAATAATAAATATTATAGAACCAATAAAAAAATATTTAGGAAATGATAAACCATTTTTAAAAAATATATCTCAATTATATAAAAAAATAGAAACAAATACTAAAAAAAAAACTAGTAATGATATTAATAATGTCATTAATGTTGATAAAAATAATGATGTTAATAATGATGATATAAATAATAATGAATTAGATAAAGCTGAAGGAAGTGGAACAAAAGTACGCTATGATATTATTAAATTATTAGCAATAAAATATACTTGCTTATTATTAATAAATGATAATAAATGGTGTAATTATATAGAAAATTTTCAGAAAAAAGATGATGTATGTGACGCTTTTCTACATGGTTATAATTATCTTGTAAAAAAAATTTTAATATAAAAAAATTATTTTAATTAGTTATTATTAGTTTTTTATTTTTTTGGTATATATTTTTCTTGAACATGTGATAATAAAATAGTCATCGGTGGATCAACAATTTTATAATCTTTTAAATTCATTTTAAAATTAGCTCTAAAAGTATCAATATCAATAGGTCCTCCAAATTTTGTTAAAACGTCACGAGGTGGCGCTGCTTTAACATCATCAACACCATATTTATATGAACATATACTTAAAATTAATTTATGTCTTAACCATACATCATTATCATTTAAACTAAAATTATAAGCAATTGCACAATTCCAACTACAAAAACATTTTGTTACGTAATAAGTATCTTTAACTTTAGCAACTGGTAAAAAACAAGGGGGACCATCAAATTCACAAGTATCATGAAAACAACATACATCAGTTTTTGTCATTATTTCTCCCGTATCATTATTAATAAATTGTAAATTACATAAAGTTTCCTTACTACCCATAAAATCTATTTTTGTTGCTGATTTTAACATTTTTTCTAATTGTAAATTTGCATGTTTTAATTTATTTATTTCACTGTCTTTTTCTAATATTTTTTGTTGATAAACCGAACACGTTGAACAATTAGTTATTTCCTCTGAATCTGAACTATAAGCACATATTTTCATGTCTGATACCGTTTTCTTTTTATAATCTTCTGTAGTAGAAACTTGATTTGAATTATCATTGTCTATTTTATCTACATCTACCATTAATCTTAAAATTATAGGATTCTCTTCCGAATTTTGTGTTTTCTTAATAATACATGGAATTTTTATGTCATTTTTTGGTTTTCTTCCTCTTTTTTTTTTAGTTTGAACTATTTCCATATTATTTTTTTTAGGTCTTCCTCTCTTTTTTTTTGATACTACTAATTCTATATCATCATTCTCATCTTCTTGATCTAGGCCTTGTTTATCTAATATTTGTTCTTGTTTTTTATTATTTTTAAGGATTTTATTATCACTATCATTAGATTCTAAATCTAATTCATTTTCATAATACTTTATATTAGCTATTAAATTATCAGTATCATTTATTGTCATAAACTCTTATAGATGTATATATTATTTATTATTTATATATAAAAAAATATAATATAAGTATATAATTTCATTTTTAATTAAGGTTTGGTTATTACACTAATGACATTTTTACCTCTCCTGGTAAATTGTTTTACTCTATTCGAAGTTGTTCCCGAATTCAAAGAACTTATATTTGATAACATATTTTCACTGCTACCATTACTAAAATTAGGCGAACTAGACATACTGTTTTCATTTATTATTGGCGTGTTTTTTCTGATTGGTGTAGATTTATTACTAGAAACTTTATTAATAGGTGTAGATTTATTGCTACTTAATTTACTTGATGAATTAGTAGATGATGTTAATAAATCATTATTATTATAGTCTATATTTATTTTAGTAGGTTCTTGATTTGTATTATCTAGTATATTTTGTAATGTTGATCTAAATATTTGATTTGGTTGTTGTTGTATAGATTCTTCTTGTTGTTGTTTGGGTTGTTGTTGTTTGGGTTGTTGTTGATAGGGTTGTTGTTTGGGTTGTTGTTGTGATTGTTGATTATTTTTTTGTTCATAATTAATTCTATTTAACCTTGGAACATTTTCTGCTACGTTAAAAGTTTTATTATTGTAATTAGTATTTTTATGTATTTCTATTCTTGAATTATTATTAATATCATCATCATATTTTAAATTTTTATTTATTGGGGTTTTGTTTATAAATCTTGTATCAATAGGTCTGCTTGATGTTGATTTTAATAATTTTAATTCTTCTTCTGCTTTTTCTATTTCTAATAATTCGTGATTATATTTTCTGATTTTTTCTAAATTTCTAATTTTTCTACTTCGTAATTCTTGAGATTGAGCACTTTTATAACTTTTATTATCCATTTCTTGTTCTCTTTCTTTTCTTCTTTGGTTTATAAAATCTAAATCTCTTACTCGTGTTTTTGCTTTTTCTAAACTTTCATTTTCTTTTTTTTGCATTTGCTCCCTTTGTTCTTTTCTTAACATTGCTTTTTGTCTTAAAGTTTCTCTAACTTGTTCATTATCTTTGTCATCTAAATTTGGTAAATTACTAAGATGAGAATTTACATAATGGAATTTTGCTGCACTAGAACATAATAAGAAACCTAATTTTAATTCTGGGGGTATTGAAACACCCGTACCAACATATTTTTCATATAATTCTCCAAAAGTATCATAATTTTCCCCTATGTCGTCATGTAATTGATCAGTCCAACCGTCTAATTTAAAACCAAAAGGATCAAATCTACCATTTAAATATTCTAAACCTTTAACACCGTGTAAAAAAGCATCACATATCCATCGTGTTCCTTCATGTTTATCTTTAATATATTTGTGTAAATTACGTTCCCTTAATAATTCATCATATGAAGAATCAATTGTATATTTTTTTGTTAAGATTACACCCCGATATTTTACCATTTCAGCTAATTGTCTTAACAAATCATATTTTGCTAACATTTCTTCTTCTTCAGTATTAAATAATTTATTTGTTGGTTTGCTTTTTTTAGGTTCATATTCCTGATAATTTTCTTGTGTATTATTTTCTTGTGTTTGGTTTTTATCTGGCGTTTGATTTTTTTCTGATTCTGAAGACCTTGAATTTTCAGAATTATTAACCGTACTAGTTGGGACTTGTGTTTCACTTTGCATATTTTCGAAATCTTCTTTATTATATTCTACAATATTTCCTTTTAATTTTTGTTTATTTGCAAATGCATTGATTTCATAATCAGTATTTGCATATTTAAAAGTTTTAAGATTTCTCATTAAAGTATCCTCAAAACCTGGACTAGAAGTTGCACTAGTATCATCATCATTTATAAGATTTGATTTAACTGCACTTGACATATAATATACTTTTTAAATGAAACATTTTTTTATATAATAACGCATATTTAAAATAATTATTTAAAATAATAATTTAAAATAATAATTTATTATATTAAAATATAAAAACAAAATATCCAAATTAGATAATTATATATTTAATTATTTATAAATACTTTTTCTAATAAATGTAACTAGTTATTCGCAACTTAGAAAATTCTTTTTTAATAATAAATATATTGCCATTTATTTTATTATTTTCATCATCATTTTGAGTATGATAATAAATATAACATGAAAACAATTTATAACTAGTATTATAAATTTATAACTAGTATTAAGAATAATATAAATATATTATTTTATTTATTAAATAAAAATAAATTTATAAAAATAATAACAACTTAAATATATAAAATACAATGGAATAATTTTAATTCTTGATAATAAATATTAGTTGATATAAAAAAAGATAAATAATAATTTTTTTATTAAATAATAATATTTTAAGCGTTGTTTAATGTATATGTTTCTAATAAATTATCTTCATTAAACGATAACTTGTTAATAAATTCTTGGTTAATTTTTTCATAAGGCGAATAATGATATAAATTAGTTAAAGGTATAATATTACTTGCATAATTTTTAACATTATTAACAATATTACAATATAAAATTTCACATGTAGTATCTGAAACATAATTTTTAAACAATACGAAATCATATGTATCAGTGTTAAATTCTCTTACAATTATTTGACCATCTCTAAATTTATCAGTATTCATTTTTTGAATATGTATTACTTCATCATATTTTAATAAAGTTCCTATACGATTATTTAAGTAAGGTCTCATAAATTCATATAATAATTCACATAAACGATAATTTTGATTAGTATTACTTGTTAATTTGTTATGAATATCACCTAATAATTTAATAATATCTTCAGGAGGTTTAGTTCCACCTTCGGATATAAAATTACCAGAAAATATGTTTGGATCCAATATTTTTTTAGCATTTTGCAAAGTTTTAGCTTGTATATAACTTGGATCGGCATAATTATTTGTTTCAATATCATCATATATGGTAGATGTAATTTTATGAACTTGAGCCGTTGGTTTCATAGAAAATTCACTCTTGATATCTTTAAAATTACTATCAAACATTACTAAATATCCATAATTTGGAATATAATATTCTATTCCGTTAATTATATATTTCCAATAATCAGTATTATTAGTATTAGTTTTAGTATCTTGGATATAAAAATTATTATTCATTGATAAATTATTAAATACAATATTATGACTTTGTAAAGTCGTCAATACCATAATAATTTGGAAAATTATTGATCGCCATGTTTTAGAATCATGAATTCCAGTATTAATCATGGCGCTAGATTTCCCGTCATTCATTTTTAAATATTTCTTAGATGCCCACATAAAAATACTTTGTGTTGGAGCTTCTGATAATGTAACTAGAACATTGCCAGAATAATTTTTTAAAAATTCATTCGCCCTAACTATGGGAGATACTAATTTGAAATATGCATTTTTATCCGGACTATTTTTTAAATAAGGTAATACAGGTATTAAATTGTTTGATGGATTTGTATTAAAATACCTCGTAATATCATCTAGCCATTTTAAGTCATTAGGTATATCACCATTAAAACCAAAAGGTAAGCGTTGCAATTGACTATTATAATCAATTCGAGATCCAGTTATAATTTTTCTATTTTTATACATATTTAATTTAACAAAGTCAATATTACAATTATGACATACAAAATAACCAAATAAAACAGTAAAATTAGGACATATATTTGCTTTCAATATTTTTTCTCTGACATATTCATAATAAGCTATTTCACGCCAATTATCATATAAATAATATGCATTACCTGTTAAATTTCTTGTATTATATTCAGCGACACTTAAGCCATATATTCTTACATACATACCAATAGAATCTTTTGCACATTGTGTACTATATTTTTCTCTATCGTATCTAATTGGATAACAGGATTTATAAAAGATAGTATTATCAGGTAATCCTAAGTATGGATTTAATGATACTTGATTTGTATTATTTGGATTTAATTCTAATGGTTTTACATAATTTAATAAACTTGTTTGTGATTCACCTGTAATATCTATTTCTTGACCATCACCTTGTGTAATAAATACTGATCTTACAAACTGATGAATAATTAATCTTTCACTAATAGTATTAGGAGTTGCTTTAATATCTTTTGTTGGTAAAATATCTTCTATTACTGATGCTAAATGAACATGATCACCTACAGGACCACCAGCACTAATATTATAATTTTTTACAACAGGGATATAATAATTTGGATAATTTGTGAATTGAGCAGGATAAGTTAAATTTGTATTAGTAATTGGCATGAATAAACTTGGTATTTCTTGTTTAGGTTTTGGTTGTTCTTGAGGATATAATTTAAAATCTAATATTGGTTCTTTTTTCATTAAATTTGGATTGTTTAATTTTGGATTATTATTTTTTTTATCAACAAATGATCTAGAATAATCATTTTTAACATAATCATTAATCAAATTAGTATTATTGTTTTCATTATTATAATTAATCGTCGCAATTTTTTCTTCGTTTGTTTTAAATGGACTATTTTTAGGTTCGGTATATAATGGTATTAATTTTTGATTACCGCCTTTTAAATTGTTAATCCCATTCAAAAAAAAAAATTGTCGGGATTTTCTTGATTTTTTGAATATAATTTATATTTTTTATATTTACCCCCTGTCATATTATTTAATGATTGTTGATAAAAACTAGGAGGATTTTGTTGAACAGGTATCATATTTTGTGGCAACTCGTTACCCATATTTTGTTGTGTTCCATATTCATTAAATTGCATTACGGGTTGTTGTGGCATATTAGGCATTGACATATTAGGTATTGACATATTAGGCATTGGCATATTAGGCATTGACATATTAGGTATTGACATATTAGGTATTGACATATTAGGCATTGACATATTAGGCATTGGCATATTTGGTATATTAGCCATATTAGGTATATTATTAGCAAACCCCAAATCGGGTATTGACATGTTATTACCTAAATTAGTATTCGGCATATTACCAAATGTCATATCAGGACCAATATTTGACATATTATTACCTAAACCCATATCAGGAGCAATATTTGGTATATTATTAAACCCCATATTAGATATTGGCATATTGTTACCAATATTAGCTAAACTTGAATTTGTAATTCCAGAATTTAAATTAAAATCGGGTTTACCTAAATTGCTCATAGGATTCATCATATTACTCATAGGATTCATACTCATAGGATTCATACTCATAGGAAAATCATCATTACTTTTACCATTATCATTAAATAATTGATTCATTCTAGTTTTTATTGGAGCATTTTTATTTATTGGTTGGCCTTCTGATGATGAAGAATATGATGAAGAATATGTTGAAGAAGTATTTTGTGAAGATGATCTATGAATTTTAGACTTGTGTTTTCTATTTTTATGTGTTTTTTTAGATTGCTTGGACTTTCTTTTGTGTGTTGTTGATGATCGTGATAATTTTTTAGATGATGATTTAGTTAATGATGATGGTTTAGATGATGATTTAGATGATGGTTTAGATGATGATTTAGATGATGATTTAGATGATATTTTAGATGATGGTTTAGATGATTTAGATAATTTTTTTGATGATTTAGATGATGGTTTAGATGATGGTTTAGATGATGATTTAGATGTTGTTGTTGATAATTTGTATTTTTTGGATTTTTCACTATCTTTATTACTGGCTCTAGATAATGACATAGGGGCATCACTAGTAATTCGTTCGTTTGCTGCTGGTTCAAAATAACTATGATTACCACCATGTGAAGTCATTTTTGAACTTGAGGAGCTAGAACTTGTAAAATAATTAATAGAATCATGTGAATCATGATATTTATTTAAATCTTCTTTTTCATTTGAATAATCGGAACTATATTTTATACTCGTCTCTGAACTTGACATTATTTTTGTGTTATTAATAAAATTTATAAAGAAATTATTTTTTGAAATAATTAATTCAGGAGTTATTAAATTTATATTTAATTCATTTATTATATCATCATTAAATATTTTATTGTTTTTTATACTATTTACAAAATCTTTATTGATAATATTTTTAATTATGTTTTCTATATCAACATTGATTTCTAAATCATTTACACAATAATATAATGAGTGTAAAAACATAATAACATCATAATAAGGTAAATCAGTTTTTAATTTATTATCTATATTATTTTCTGCTATACCATTTATATAACTACTTGAAAAATTGGTAAATCTTATATCTATACCTTCATCTTCAATGCTATATATATTATTTTTAATATTGAATTTTATATTATCTGGTTTTTTATTATAATATAAATATATGTTATCACATGTTAATTTATTATGTCTGAAAGTTGGATATTTGTTTTGAATAAATGATAAAATAGAAAATACTCGAAATATGATATTTTTAATTTTTTTATCATCAATATTATTTTTAAATGCTGTTAAATATTGTTTTAATGTCATTAATTTAAAATAATGTTCAAATATTTGAAAACATATAACATCATCATTATTTATTTTTGAATTTTTTTTTATTATATTTGCTAAATCTTTATTCAAATTTTCTATTTTTTCTAAATTCGTATCAAAATTTAGAATAGGATATAATATTAAATTATATTTATTTGACATTGATAAATCTGATAATAAATAATTAATTTTCATATCAATTAAATTATTCGATGTCATTGTATTTGTATTTAACTTGTTATTATAAGTTGATATTTTTATTAGTGTTGGATATGTCTCAGAATACCTTTTTAAAATAATATATTGTTCATTATTGTATTCAAATTTAAATTTTATATTTTGAATTATTGTGTCATAATTAAAATTTGAAGGTTTTTTTAATGTTGATAATGTAATATTTGTTATTGGTTTATATTGTAAATTATTAACACCTTCAATATTATAAATATAGTTGAATAATAAATTTAAACAATAATTTATGTCATCATATTTTGCCATTAATTATATATTAATATAAATATATAATATTTTAGATTAATTTTATAAAATATTTTAATATCGCGAAATTATATAAAAATCATAATATAATAAAATAATATTAATGCCAAAAAATAGTTCATCAAGTAAAAGTAATAATTCCATATCATCATTAAGTAAATTAAAAGACAGTGAATATGATACTATAAAATATCGTGTTGAATTTGCCAAGACCTTGATCGAAAATACAACACTTAATAATATTGTTGATTATGATGTAGCGGAAACTGAAAATTTTACAGGACCTGCAAATAAATCGTATCGTGAAGAACATGGTAATAGTAAAAAACATCATACAAGATATTTATTGGATAAAAAATATAAAGATTTGGGAGATTTTATGGAAGAAATGGGAGGTAATTTATATTATGTTAAAAGTGGTTCTACAGGTCATACGTTTAAAGGTCATGTTGTAGATCCTGAAACAGGTAATAAATATTATTATGCTTTAAAAATTGCTGCGTATACTAATAATAATAAAGAAAATAGAATATTTTATGGAGATTATAGAAATATCAAAAGACCAGAGAATGCTGAAATTAGAATGATCAAATTATTAAGTTATTTTGTAATAAAAGAACAAACACCTCATATTGTTCTACCTATAGTAACATTTAATACATCTATTAAACCTTTTGTTGAATTATTTAAAGATAAACAAGTATCAGATAATAAAAAAAAGAAAATTAAAAAATATTTGGAATTCGTAAAAAAATATCAACAAGGTAGATTTTATGATAAAGTATCGGTATTATTAAGTGAGTGGGCTAATAGAGGCGATTTTTTGGATTATTTAAGGAACGAATACAAAAATATAACTTTAACAATGTGGAAAGTGTTTTTTTTCCAAATAATATCAGTATTAGCTGTAATTCAAACTAAATATCCTTCTTTTAGACATAATGATATGAAAGCAAATAATATACTTATACATGAAATAGGACAAAGGTCTAAAAAATCATATTTTAATTATCAAATTGGTAAATGTGTTTTTAATATACCTAATATAGGATTTAGGTTAAAATTATGGGATTTTGATTTTGCATGTATTCCAGGAGTTGTTGATAACAATAAAGTTACTGCCAAATGGACTGACGATATAAATGTAACTATTGAACAAAATAGATATTATGATATGCATTATTTTTTTAATACATTAATTAGAGATGGTTTTGTTCCTCAAATAATGACCGATAGTATTGTCCCTCAAGAAGTTAAAAATTTTATTAGAAGAATTGTCCCTACTGAATATAGATTATTTGTAACTGATAATGATGAATATTTTGAATATGGTAAATATTTACCAAAAACTTGTTATAAATTATTAGTCAATGATGAAACTATAAAAAAATGTAATGCCCTAGAAAAATATAAAGCATATATTGGTAATGTTCATGAAAGAGGACGTTTATTAGTCAATGATGAATATTTATTACCTATAAATGTACTAACTAATGATCCATTTTTTGCTGAATTTAAAAAATATTAATATTATTATCTTGTTATTATCTTGTTATTATCTTGTTATTATCTTGTTATTAAACTATATTGTTTATTGTTATTAACTATATTGTTTCTTGTTTTATTAATTATTTATAATTAATTCTTGTCTAGTATTTCTTATTTTATCTTTTTGTTGAATTTTAATTTTTTTTGTAACATTTAAAATTCTTTCAGGATCTACGATGGGTAAATTAGGAACACATAAATATCTATATTCTTTATTCATTGTATCTAATGATATTTCAATAGGAAATAAATCAATTATATCTGATTCTTGTGTCATTAACCAGTTAAATTCTTTAGGCAATAAATTGGCCTGTTGGGGTGGTAATATTGATAATAATTGTTGAAATGGTTCTAATATAATACTTTCCATTATTTGTATATCATTTATGTTAATATTATTTTTGGTAATATATTTGTAAATATCAGATACCATGGGACAGTGATTAAATTCATATTGTTCTAACCAATTATCACATCTTCTAAAATAATATATACTTGTCCATTTTAATATTTTCAAATATGATTTTGTTGTTATTTCTATTAATTCATTATTTTTTTGCTTAAAATATTTTTCGTAATATTTGTATTTATACTGATTGTTAAATTTTATAATATTTGTATCATTTTTTAGTATATTCGCTTCTTTGTCCGATACATTATTATAATTAAATATTTCTATTAAATAATCATCAGTAGAAATACATTTTTTTCTACTTAACCTATTTAAATATGTTGGTAATGTTATCTCAAAATATTTTTTTTCTATTTCTGATAATTTTTTAAATATTTGAACTAAGAATTTATTATTTATAAAAACTTGATCGTCATTTTTTAATATAATAAATTCTTTATAATTATTAAAAATATTCGCATATATTTTTAATAAAGTATATAATCCATCAGTACTTATATTTAATGACGGTAAATGTGGCATAAAATCATTTCCTAACAAAAAACATATGAATACAAAATCATTTATAAAATTTTCCAAATTCTTTATATCAGTTTTAATATTTTCGTCATTTATTTTGGTTTTGTATTGTTTGTAATTATTATTGATAAAATTATTCATGATTGTATTTATTTTAATTTTTAAAATATCAATATTTACATACAAAAAATTATTTTCTGATTCCTTAATTTCTATTTTTTCTATTTTTTCTATTTTTTCTATTTTTTCTATTTTTTCTTCAATTAACAAATTTTGTTTTGAATTATTTATTATTGGTAAATTTTGGTTTTGTGGTTTTGAATTATTTTCTTTGTTTTGTTTTATTTGATTTCTTTCTCGAAGTAAATAAATTTTATTTTTTTCTGAGACCATTGCTAAAAATATTAAATCGGCATCTAAACCATAAATTATACTAATTTCATCTTTATCATTTTGTTTAATATATTGTAATATTTTGTGTTCTCCTTCTCCAGGTTGATGATAAGAGGAATACAATATTTTAATTTTTTTATTGTTAATGTAATTTATTATTTCAATATGTAATTTTTCCATAAATTCAGTTCCAGGACTAATACAAGTATTCGACCATATAGAATTTATAGGTTTATTATATTTATTATTAATTTTATCCATATTTTTTTTATCACATATGCTCATATATCTTCTTTTACGTTGTTGATTTATTTTCGCAAATGGACATACGCCATCAACAGATATATATACAAAAGTTGCTTTTGTAAAAGTTATTAAAAAATCAATATACTTGATAATATTTTTGAACATTTTTTTTTCTAATATATCAACGTGTGTTATTTTGTTATATTTTTCTAATGTTTCAAAACAGATAGGATGAAACAAACAATTTGCATCTATATATAACGATATATTCCCCTCATTAATAATAGTATTAATTAATACATCATTTTCATCAATATCCAAAATCCATTTAAAAAATTTAGGGACGCCCATAATTTATATATAATATAGCATTAATTTTTAATATATAATTTATTTTAATATCAATTTTTTTATATTTATTAAATTTTTATAATATAATATATATATATAATATGAGCAACGAAGATACTGAAACACAATACGCAGAATTAAGTCCTGTTAGACCAATTTCTTACAAAGCATCAGGTGGTAAACGAAAAGCTAGAAAAGCTTCAAAAAAAGCATCGAAAAAAACCTCCAAAAAAGTAACCAGAAAAGTCAGTAAAAAAACAAGTAGCAAAAAAGGTAGAAAAATGGCTAGATCTAGTAAAAAAGTTTCTAGAAAAGGCTCAAAAAAAGTTTCTAGAAAAGGATCTAAAAAGGCATCTAAAAAAGGATCGAGAAAAGGATCTAAAAAGGGATCTAGAAGATCTATGAAACGAAATAATCCTTTGAATTCTCCAGGGGTTGTAGCATGGAAAGCATTATTGGATAAGGTTACCAAAAAAGTAGGTTTTGGGGGACCAATTGCTATGGGCATTGCTAAACATTATAAAGAAAAGGCTGCTAGTCAATTAGGTGATTCAGATACAATTAAAGCATGTAAAAAAGCTCAAGAATTATTTGATAAAGAATCTAACGAAGATATTAAGAAAGTAACTGAAAAAGTTAAGGTTGAAAGCGCTAAAAAACGAGCTGTTAAAAAAGCTGCAAAAAAAGAAAAAATGGCAAAAAGAGCAACTAATTATTCAGAAACTAGTAACTAAATAATTATTCAGAAACTAGTATCTAAATAATTAATGCAATATATTAATTTGTTCTCCATCATTTAATATTTCTAAAACTTGTATAATACTGTTTTTATTTCTAAATTTATTAAATGCTTTAGAAGCTCCTATATCTATTTTATATAATGTTGGTTTTTTTTCATTTAAACATGTTCCCATTATTCCGTTCATTTGAGGTGTATGACCTACTACCATGTGGCCAATTTTTAAAGTATCTAATACTTTGTTTAATGGATTACATGCTTGGTCATTATTATTAATATTATTAGGTATAAAACCTAATATTCTAGACCAAAAAGGGGAATTATTATTAGATACCATATTTTTTGTATAATTTTCTTCCGATTTACCTTTAGGACCGCCTTGTTTACCTAATAACCATTTTCTGATTTTTGCATTAAATTCAATAAGATCATATTTATTTTTTATTTTAAATTCGTCTAAAAATTCCGGAACTATACCTGCATGAACGAATAAAAAACTTCCTATTATAATGCATCCCGCATTAGCACAACCTAAAAATGTTGCATATTTATTACCAGGTTGAAAAGCATATTTTCTAGCAACAATTCCCCTATCTATCGGCGATAATTTAGCAAATTTATCCTTAAATATTATTTTATCATCTTCATATTCTGCAAATTCTAATAACGATTTTTTTGACACATATCTAAAATCTCCTAATACATTCATTATTTCATGATTACCTAATAATGAATATACAGCACCTCCATGTTTTTCTGCTTTCAAATTCAAATTATAAAATAAATTCAGCAATTTAATATCTTCATCTGCCGTTCCATTATTATTATTATCATTATGATTAATAGGCCTATAACCATCAACTTTATCGCCTGTTTGGACAATTACCGTATCTTTACCTATCCAATTTAAATTATTATCTATTACTTTTGATAATAATAAAATTTTTATTGTTAAATCATAATCACCATGTAAATCACCTATTGCTATTATTCTTCGCTTTTTTTCTACAATTGTCGGTATATATGAATAATTTGGGCAATCATTCTTAAATTCATTTTCTTCCATTTTATTTTATATTATAATATTATAATATAAAATAATATATGATCACTATAGATTTATTAGACATTTTTATAATAATTATAGCACATGTCGTTATTGTTGTAGCTTTAATTATATTTTTAATACATTATATTAACAAAAAAATAACAAATATCAAAATTAATTTACCTACAATAAAAATTGCTCAACCACAAATTTTATTAAACAATAATAAAAAAATAATAAATGATAAAGATATTAATAATGAAGATGTAATATATTACGATGTTAAATATATTTAAAACCTTATTCACAATCATTAGTTTCTACATAATTATTTTTCATACTTTTATCTTCTGAAATAGGTTCATTTATGAAAGATGGATAAAAATTATCATATGGATTAACATTATCATAATTATGATAATTATTCATATTATTATTGTTCATGTTATCGTTATTTATATCGTTCATATTAGCATTATTTTGTATATTGGTTTTAGTTTTTTTATTATTTTTTTTATGTGTTTTTGATTCATTTTTTGGTATATTGCGATCAATATAATATTCATCAGTAATATCTTCGTTCATTTCTATCATATATTCGTTATAGCAAAAACATTGAATACTTGATATTACAGCCAATAAACAAATAATACCTAAACAAGGATTATAAAAACTTGTCATACCTACAATCACAAATAATAATAATTTCATAATTGGTATATTCAAAAAGGATACTATATTTACTGGTAATATAACTGATGCAAAAGCACTATATATTATTAATAATGATGCTATAATTACACAAATATTATTGGTTTTTAATTCTTTATACATTTATATATTCTATATAAAACAAAATATTATTCCAAGTTTTTTAAATAAAATTAAATAATATTTTAATTAATAAAAATGAAAAACCAATCAAATATATATACATGATAACAAAATATTATATTATTATATGTCGAGTAACAATAACACAAAAAAAATAACAAAAACTATAAAAAATCAAAATGCAATTAACCTTAAATTAGAATCAAAACAAAAATTATCAAAACAAGATATGAAACAAAAAATAGAACAAGAAGCAAAACAAAAATTAGAACAAGAAACAAAACAAAAATTAGAACAAGAAACAAAACAAAAATTAGAACAAGAAACAAAACAAAAATTAGAACAAGATATAAAACAAAAATTATCAAAACAAGAAACAAAACAAAAATTAGAACAAGGAACAAAACAAAAATTAGAACAAGATACAAAACAAAAATTAGAACAAGATACAAAACAAAAATTAGAACAAGGTACAAAACAAAAATTAGAACAAGGTACAAAACAAAAATTAGAACAAGATACAAAACAAAAATTAGAACAAGATACAAAACAAGAACTAAATACAAAACAAAATTTACCAAAACAAAAAAAAACGAGGGTAAGAAAAATATCAGAACCAAAACTTCAAGATAATGATAAAAAACAAAAGAGGAATAGAACAAAAAAAATAGGACAAAAAGAAGCAATTATTGGTCCTAATAATAACAATGAAAATAATAATGAAAATAATGATAATAATGAAAATAATATAATTTTATCTCATAAATATTTAACTAGAAGAGGTTATGTTTTGGATAAAAAAATATTAAAAAAGGAAGAATATGAAGACATTAAAAAAGAATTAACGGTAAAACCTAAAGCTCATCCTGATTTTGACCAAGGTATAGTATCTTATGAAATATTTGAAGAAGATGAAAATTATTTATATGTTCCTCGATATTATGGTATTAAAAATTTTGGTAATCCATTAAGAACAACAATAATGCATAAAAATATTAATATTGATTTTAAAGGTAAATTAACTGAGGAACAGGAAATAATAGTAAATACTTGTATTGGCAAAATTAAATCTGATGGTGGAGGTGTTATATCTTTACCTTGTGGGGATGGTAAAACAGTAGTAGCTTTAAATATAATATGTAAATTAGGTGTAAAAGCTTTATTTATAGTTCCAAAATCAGTATTATTATATCAAATGATAGAAAGAATTAAACAATTTACTAGCGCTAGAATTGGTATAATTTGGCAAAATAAAATAGATGTAGAAAATAAGGATATTGTAGTATCAATGATTCATAGTATTGCATTAAAAGAATATGATCAGTCAATTTTTAATGATTTTGGTATCGTAATTTATGATGAATGTCATAGAAGTCCTTCAAAAATATTATCACGATCTTTTAAAAAAGTAAATTCAACTTTTACAGTAGGTTTATCAGCTACCCCTAGAAGAAAAGATGGATTAATTAGAGTTATGTTTTGGAATTTAGGAGATATTATATTTAGAAAAAATAAAAAAAAAGATAATCGGGTATTCGTTCATGTTTTCAATTATGATTCTAATGATAAAAATTATTGTGAGAAGAAACAATATATTAAAAGACAATTAAAACCATCTAAAGTAAAAACGATGACAAATTTAATAGATATCAAAAATAGAAATATTTTTATAGTCGATATTATTAAAGCAATATTATTAGAAAATATAGAACCAAATGTTAAAAATAATTCTTTTAGAAAAATACTAGTATTGTCAGAAAGAATACAACATTTAAAAGATTTAAAAAGTATGGTTGATGAACAAGTAAAAATTATGTTCCAAAATAACATAATAAAAAAAAAAGAAGATATGTTTACTACCGGTTTATATATTGGTGAATTAAAAAAATATGAATTAGAAATATCAGCACAGGCAGATATTATTTTTGGTTCTTATGCTTTAGCTAAAGAGGGTTTAGATATTCCTGATTTAAATGTTTTAGTAATGGCTAGTCCGGAATCTGATATTGAACAGTCTATAGGTAGAATTATAAGAAAACAAATAACAGAAGCAGATTTGTTCCCGCTAATTATCGATATCGTTGATATATTAGGAATTTTTAATAGATGGTATCCAAAAAGGGAAAAAGTTTATTTGGAACAAGATTATTATATTAAAAAATATGATGTAGAAGAAACTAAATTATTATCTATGCGAGATAAATTATCTAATATTATTGATAAAGATAAAATTTATACCAACGAACAAATTAGAGAATTATATATTAAAGATACTTATGGCGATTATTTATATGAATCATCATTAGAAGATAATTTTGCTAATTTTCCAATAGAAATTACTTTTGAAAAGAAATTGGAAACCATTTTTAATATCAATTATGAAGAATTCTTTCCTAAAACTGAAGTTAATGATGACGATATAAATGACGAAATTGATGAAAATGATATTAATGATAATAATGATACTGATGATATGGATATTACTAGTATTATAGAAACGAATGATATTATAGAAAAAAATGATATTATAGAAACAAATGATATTATAGAAACAAATGATATTATAGAACTGAGTAATGACGACATATTTATTAGAGCGATGAATTATAAAAAAAACAAAAATAATCAGAAACAAAATAAATAAAATAATTTAAATAATTAAAATTAATAAAAAATAAAATAACAAATAATAAATAATAAATAATTTTAATCTGGTATTTCAGATTAATTATTATATGATTTATACAAATCATCATTAATAATAATAAATCTAAAATAACAAATAATAAATAATAAATAATTTTAATCTGGTATTTCAGATTTATTATTATATGATTTATACAAATCATCATTAATAATAATATATCTATTATATTTTTTTGTAAAAACTGATGGCAATTTTTTTATTAATCTAAATTTTTTAAACCAACTAGAATTTATTACTTGTTCTATTGTGTATCTTTTATTTATATCATGTTGTAACATGTTTTTTAATAATTTTTTTAATTTTTTGTTTTCATTATTTTTCCAAAATGAAATTTCTTCATATATTATACTATTTACTAACATTTCCATACTGTGACAGCTATAACTAAATGGATGACATCTAAAAACTAATTCGTAAAGCATTATTCCTAAACTCCATATATCTACAGGCTTGCATTTATATTCACTTTCTTCAATGTCGTCAGTATGCAAATTTTTATTAATGATTTTGGCTAATTCTGGGGATAAATAAATAGGCGTTCCAAATACTTTTCTTACTGAAACATTATTGTCAACAAATTTATTAGCAAATTCAAAATCAATTAATTTTACAGATAACTCATTATCTATTACACAATTTTCTAATTTAATATCTCCATGGGTAATATTATTAGAATGACAATAATAAACAGCATTGGCAACTTGACTAAAAATATTAAATATTTCCATTTCAGTTAAATAATTTTTTTCTAAATACACATGTAAATTAGGTCCCTTAATGTATTCTAACTTTATAACACTTTGTTCTTCATTATAATCTAAACATTTTACAATATTTGGATGATTTAATGACATTAATATATCATATTCTTTTTTGGGTGAAATTTTACTATATGGTTTATATTTTTCAATTATATTGTTTTTTCTAATAATATAAGTTTGATTAGTATTTTTAATAATAAAAGTATCCATTTTATAATATTAAGCTTAGAAAGATATTTTAATATTTTATTATCAATTTTAAAATTGAAATAAATATTATTTTATATATATGTATCTATCATTATAATTAATATTATGAAAAATATACAAGACATGGTAATAGATAGTAATTCATCATCCATCTCGATATCCAAATTTGATGATATAGATGATAATATAAATAATGATGATATGGATGATGATAATATAAGTAATGATGATATAAGTAATGATGATATAAGTAATAATGATGATATAAGTAATAATGACGATATAGATAATGATATATATGATGATATAGATAGTGATAATTTAGATGATAATCTAGATGATAATGACAATATGAATAATTATTTGGATAATGTAGATAATAATAAAAAAACAAATGATACAAAAAAAAATATTATTTCAAGTGATAAAAATAATATAAAACATAAAAAAACTATCTATAATTATGATAAAATAATTAGTCAGATAGATAAAAATATAAAAAATTTAAAAAATAATAATATTAAAAATATTGATATGAATTTAAATATACCATGGACAGAAAAATATAGGCCAAAAGTATTAAATGATTTAGTTCTTTGTCCTATGGTAAAATCAAAAATACAAAAAATATTAGACGAAAAAGATATGCCAAATATAATTATTGTTGGTTCTCCTGGTGTTGGAAAAACTAGTGCAGTATCTTGTATAGCTAGAAATTTTTTAGGTAAACATTTCAAAGAAGGATTTTTAGAATTAAATGCTTCAGATGAAAGAGGAATAAAATACCAAAATTTTATGATTAATTTTTGTAAAATCAAGTTAAATACTAAAGCTAACGAAGAAAAACCTCATAAAATAATATTGTTAGATGAAGCAGATAATATGACAGTAAAAGCTCAACAATCTATTAATAATATTATGGAACAATTTAAAAATAATACTAGGTTTATATTTACATGTAATGACATTACCGCATTAATAGAATCAATACAAAGTAGGTGTGTTATTTTTAAATTTGGGAAACCTGACCCTGTCAGTATTCAAAAAAAATTAGTCGATATTTGTAAAAAAGAATCAGTAAAATATACAAGCGAAGCTTTAAATATAGCTTCAGTATATTCTCAAGGTGATTTAAGATGTGCAATTAATATTATTCATAATACTTTTAATACATTTAATGAAATTACAAAAAATAATATACATAAACTGTCCGACAAACCAAAACCTACAGTTATAAAAAATTTACTTGTTTCTTGTTTTAATAATAAAATTAAAGAAATGTTGATAATATATAATAATTTATATGATAAAGGTTATTCTAGTATGGATATTACAAATAGTATTCAAAATGTTATTATATATAAATTAGAAGATATTAGTTGCATACCTGAAAATGTTCAACATTATATTTTGCGTGTTTCTAGTGATACATTAGTTTCATTATGTCAAGGTATTGATAGCAAGATACAAATTGTTGCCATGTTATTAAAAATATCAAATTGTATATTATATAACGATTTTTAACATTTATTATTATATTATTTATTATTATTAATGAAATATAGTATTGGTATAGATTTTGGAACTTGTAATTCAATTATTTCTATTTTTCAAAATGATAATTATATATCTGTTCAAGATCAAGGTAATCATATAATACCAACATGTGTATATATTAATGATAATGTTAATTTATGTGGTATTGCCGCAATTCCTTATAATCATTCAACTGATTATATACAACAATTTAAAAGGTTAATTGGCAAAAATAAAACTGAAATTAATAATATACAAAAACAATTAGGATATAAAATAAATGTCAATGATTCTATTATAACAATAGAAACTAAAAACAAAATTGAATATAATCTAGAAGATATTATTACATTATATATAAATCATTTAAAAACATTAATTATCAAACATTTAACCATTACAGATAAATACCCCGAAAATTTAAATGATAATCCATTAATTATAACAGTTCCAGCATATTTTAATGAAGTTCAAAGATCATTAATAATAAAATCATTCACAAATGTGGGCTTTAATTTTGTTTATTTATTAAATGAACCTACTTCAGCGGCTTATTATTATATTAATAATTATAATGATATTTTAAATTCTATCGTTCTTGTTTTTGATATTGGTGGGGGAACTACTGATTTAACATTATTATATATAGATACTGAAAATAATGTAATGCAAGTCATAGGAACTTTTGGTGATTGTAATTTTGGTGGTCAAGATTTTAGCAAACAATTATTAATATACGTATTAAAATATTTGAAAAATAATAATATTAACATTTCTAATATCGTTAATAACAACAAATTAATAGAAAATATTTTAGAAGCATGTGATAATGCTAAAAAAATATTATCAAACACAGATGAAAATGTTTATATTAATTTTTACATATTAGAAAAAGAATTCAACATTTTAATTAATAATACTATTTACAACGAGTTATGTCAAGATTTATTCAAAAAATGCGAAAACATGTTCGATAAAATAATAAATGATTCAAATATTAATAAAAATGATATAAAACATATACTATTAATAGGCGGACCAGTAAAAATGCCTGAATTAAAAAACACGATAAAAAATTATTTTAATACATCTAAAATTTATGATAATTTTGATCCTAAATTAATCGTCAGCCAAGGCGCGGCATTATATAATTATAATAATCATATTAAACCAAAAACTATTCATAGCCAATCCAATAACGATATCGTATTAGTTGATGTTACGCCATTGTCTTTAGGAATAAAAACAGTATCAGGTAATGAATTATTAATAGAAAAAAATACTAATATACCTTGTTCTAAATTTAAAACATTTAGCACGTATTATGATAACCAAAGGATTATAAATATTGATATTGTACAAGGTTATGATAATGAATTGACTAATTATCGTATTATAGGTAATATACAATTAACTAATATACCCGCTATGCCTAAAAAAGAACCCCGTATTGTTGTAAAATTCTATATTGATAAATCAGGTTTATTAACTGTTTCTGTTATAGAAGAAAATAGCAATATTAAAAACTGTTTGGTATTACATGTATAAAAAAACAAAAACGAAAAACAATATAAAAACATTTAATTTATGATTTTAATAATTATTATTACAATTATACTTGTTAATATAATAACACAAGTGTTGAAATTTCAAGTTGATATGTCGTTAATTTGTTCTGTTTCGTAATTTTTTATTATAGATTCAAAATCAAAATCAAAATCAATCAAATCTAAACCCAATATTTGAAAATATTGTATTTCATCATGTGTCAATACGTCATTTAACGAAATTATATTGGTTTTTATATTAACGTTCATTACGAACGAATTAATAAATTTTAATTTTTCTGTGTAAAGATTCAATACAATCAAAGTCACGGGATCATCGTCTGGTTCTCTTTTTTTATTTAATTTGAAACTATGCACTATTATTCCATAATTATTGGTGTAATAACTAGTTCCTGATTGTATATATCTAGAACCTGTAATTTTGTCAAGAACACTTTTAAATACTGTATCACTGAAATAAAATTTATTATTTGGTATTTCTAGATCATTTTTGCCAATTTCTCTGAAATTAATATTTTTCGATATTTTAAAATTTTTAATACACTCATAAATTGCATACCTATGACAAGGTGGGATATCGCCAAACAATGTTGGATTATTAGGATCCGCTACTATTTTTCTTGGCATTATATATATATCCTTTTTTAATGAACTTGTTATGTGTTATAATTTTCAATTTTCAATTTTTTATATAAATGAAAAAAAAAAAATGAAAAAAAAATCTGAAATAGACGTTATATTTTATACTATTAATATCATAACATACATAATAATGCAAATATTTGTTAAAACATTGACTGGAAAAACTATTACTTTGGAAGTTGAAGGATCTGATTCTATTCAACAAGTTAAACAAAAAATCCAAGATAAAGAAGGGATCCCTCCTGACCAACAACGATTGATTTTTGCTGGAAAGCAATTAGAAGATGGTAGAACTTTGGCCGATTATAATATCCAAAAGGAATCTACCCTACATTTAGTTTTAAGATTAAGAGGTGGTATGCAAATATTTGTCAAGACTTTGACGGGTAAAACTATTACTTTAGAAGTTGAAGGTTCTGATTCTATTCAACAAGTTAAAACTAAAATTCAAGATAAAGAAGGAATTCCCCCTGATCAACAACGCTTAATTTTTGCTGGAAAACAATTAGAAGATGGCAGAACCTTGGCTGATTATAATATCCAAAAAGAATCAACTTTACATTTGGTTTTAAGATTAAGAGGCGGTATGCAAATATTCGTCAAGACTTTGACAGGTAAAACTATTACCTTGGAAGTTGAAGGATCTGATTCCATTCAACAAGTTAAACAAAAAATCCAAGACAAGGAAGGTATTCCTCCCGATCAACAACGATTGATTTTTGCTGGAAAACAATTGGAAGATGGTAGAACTTTGGCCGATTACAACATCCAAAAAGAATCTACTCTACATTTGGTTTTGAGATTATAAATCGTTTCCTAAAGGTTTTGCTTATTATACTAGAATTTTTTATTAATTAGACAATTTGATTATATAATTACTATCACATTATTACTACGTTACTATTATATTACTATCACATTACTATTACATTACTAATATCAAAAAAAAAAAATGAAAAAAAAATCTGAAATATACCTTATTAATATATAAAGTAATAATAATTAAATATAAATATATAAAATGCAAATATTCGTTAAAACATTAACTGGAAAAACTATTACCTTGGAAGTAGAAGGATCTGATTCTATTCAACAAGTTAAAACCAAAATTCAAGATAAAGAAGGAATCCCTCCCGATCAACAACGGTTGATTTTTGCTGGAAAGCAATTGGAAGACGGCAGAACTTTGGCTGATTATAATATCCAAAAGGAATCTACCCTTCATTTAGTCTTGAGATTAAGAGGTGGTATGCAAATCTTTGTCAAAACTTTGACTGGAAAAACTATTACCTTGGAAGTTGAAGGATCTGATTCCATTCAACAAGTTAAACAAAAAATCCAAGACAAGGAAGGTATTCCTCCTGATCAACAAAGATTAATTTTTGCTGGAAAGCAATTAGAAGATGGAAGAACTTTGGCTGATTATAATATCCAAAAGGAATCAACTTTACATTTGGTTTTGAGATTATAATTTTAATACTAGAATTTTATTTTTTTGAATGATTTTTTATTAAGATTTTATTAAATAATTACTAATTATTTATTATAATTCATTATAATTAATTATAATTTATTATAATAATAAAAAAAAAAAATGAAAAAAAAATCTGAAATATACCTTATTAATATATAAAGCAATAATAATTAAATATAAATATATAAAATGCAAATCTTTGTCAAGACTTTAACTGGGAAAACCATTACCTTGGAAGTAGAAGGTTCTGATTCAATTCAACAAGTTAAAACTAAAATTCAAGATAAAGAAGGAATCCCTCCCGATCAACAACGATTGATTTTTGCTGGAAAGCAATTGGAAGACGGCAGAACTTTGGCCGATTATAATATCCAAAAGGAATCAACTTTGCATTTAGTTTTAAGATTAAGAGGTGGTATGCAAATTTTTGTCAAGACTTTGACTGGAAAAACTATTACCTTGGAAGTTGAAGGATCTGATTCTATTCAACAAGTTAAACAAAAAATTCAAGACAAGGAAGGCATTCCTCCTGATCAACAACGATTGATTTTTGCTGGAAAACAGTTAGAAGATGGAAGAACTTTGGCTGATTATAACATCCAAAAGGAATCAACTTTGCATTTGGTTTTGAGATTATTTTAAATTAACAATAATCAAATAATTTTTAATATTTTTTAATGATTTTTTATTTTTGAATATCTAGAAATATATATTTAGAATTATATATTTAATTACAATAAAAAAATAATATTATTTTTAATAATTTGTAATTTTTTAACAACTACAATAAGAACTTGTTACATTATCATTATTTAATATAATAATAGGTTCTTCAATGGCTATATAATTATTTTTACAATAATTATATAATTTATCCAAAATAATATCTCGACCTTCCAAATTTTTACATGATATTTTAACGTGATCTAATATTTTATCTTGTAAATCACAATTTTTAATAATATCATTAACTTTATTATCTATATTAACAATATTATTATCATCTATTAGATCTTTTTTGTTTCCGATTAAAAGTATTTTATAATTATCAGTATTAATTTTAATTTCTTCCAAATAATATTTTAATCCTGATTCAAAATTATTAGCCAAATCATATACTAACATAATGACAACAGAATTACGATAATATAATTTTGTAATATTTTGATATCTTTCTTGACCCGACGTATCCCATAAATTTAATTGTATGTCTTTATATTTTAATGGCATAAAATGCATTCCAATAGTGCTATCTAGCTCAGGAATAAATACATTTTTTTTTAAATATGCAACTAATGTAGATTTACCGACGGTAATTTCTCCTAATAAAGATATTTTATAACTATCCATATATATATATTATTAATATTATAATGTGTATATTATACTTGAATAAAATATTCATTTTTTTTATTAGTTAAAATATGTAAAATAAAAAAATATAAATAATAAATTAAAATCTTTTTATCTGGTCATATGACTTGGTATATATTTCCATCCTAAATCATAACATATTGATTTCCAAGTAATATCCAAACTTCTTAATTTTTCGGGACTTTTTAATAATTGTAAAATACTTGTTATTTGCGTATAACCTAATAATTCACATATTTTATAAATTATAAATGAATAACTTGAATAATTAATTCTACCTTTTGTTTTATATTTAGCATAAGGTTCTTGTGTCATTTTAAAAAATTCCCTTATATTATCTTCTTCTTCTCTAGTTAACGAAGGGGCTGTATTACCTGTTATTAATACCCAAATTAATATATGGTGTTCCTTAAATTTCGTTTTACCTATTTTTTTTAATATTTCGACAATTCTTTGAGGTTTTATTTTAATTAAGTCATATTCTCTATTTTTTTTTAATTCTAATTTAATTTGATCTAACATTTCATTTGGTATTTCAGTTGTTTGTTTTGCTTGTATTTGATTTAACCATTCATTCAAGTGATTCATTTTTTTGTATGGATAAACTACTTTATCAACTACTTTGTCTTTAGAATTTATTTTTTCTGGTTCAATCATTAAATTATCAACTTTACCACATTTAGGACAAACTAAAGTTCCTTCAGTTTGATTTATTTTTTTATCAACGTTACATTCTGGACATCTTTCATAAAATTTATTCGGATTTTTGAAATTTTTATTCTTTTCCATTATATAATTCGGATCAACGATATATCTAAATTCATTAAATAGATCACATTTTTTTTTTTTATTGTTACTTTGTATTAGTAAATCATTTTCGTTGTATGTTTTTTTTTCGTTAGTAATTGAATCTGAATTTTCGGGGGAACTTTGTTTTAATTTGTAATAAGATAAAATATTATTTTTATTCACTGGTTCTGGTTTTCTATGTTTAGTTTCTTTATACACTTTCTGCTTTTTTTTCTGAGTCTCGCAAAATAATTTTAATTTACCCATATCATTATCTATCATTCCTAATGTATTATTTGTTATTTTGTCATCATTTGTTAAATTTGTAAATATATTATTTTCGTCATTGATATTTTGATTATAATAACTCAAAATTATATCACCCGCCTCACTATAATAATCTATTTCATCATGATAATTCACCATATCATTTATTTTATCACTTAATTTTTCAATAGTATCTTTGTATTGAGATCTCATTATTATTTCCTCATTACTTAATTGATTAGGAACTTTATTGTTAATTTCATTTAACAACAAAGTATAATTATTTATCTTATTTTTATAATTTTCTACCATATTTATATTCTTTTTGAACATTTCACATTTTTGATTATGGATTTGATCTAATGTGCTACTATTGTTTCTGTTTCTTACTTTGTCAGGTTTTAAATTAAGAGATACCATAAATTATTTATAGTATATTATTAATATATATATTTATATATTAAATATACATGTTAATAATAATTTTTAATAATAATATTTTAATAATAATTTTTAATAATAATAATTTTTAATAATAATAATATTTTTGTCATGATGATATTTTTGTTGTGATAATATTTTTTGCCATGATGTTATTATTATGATATTGTTATTATGATGATGTTTTTGTCATGATGTTGTTATTATGATGTTGTTATTATGATATTGTTATTATGATGATGTTTGTTAATATAATTTAATATAATTTAATATAATTTTTGTTAATATAATTTAATATATTTTTTGGCTATTTTTAACAAATCATTTTTTTCGGAACTAGTTTTATCATTCCAATGTTTAACTTGTTGTGCCGTTCCATAATTTTTTTTTAATATTTCTTTATGTTTATTAATAAATGCATAATATAATGAATTCCAAACTTCATACCATTCATAATTCATAATTTTAGGATAAAAATTATTTTTTATTTTATAATTACTCATTTTACTAATATATGTTGCTGATGAAAAATAAGGTTTTGTCATCATGACTGGTCCTCCTGAAAATAAAGACATACCATATACATTTGGATACATAAATACTGCGTAACTATCTAGAAACATTGATTGAAACCAATTAAAAACATCTTGAGGTAAAATATTATTTAATTGTAAATAATTGCTAATATACATTAATCTTTCTATATGATGTAAATAACCATAATTCCATGTTTTTTGTATAAGTTTGTCGATTAAAACAAAACCAGTATAAGTATCATGATAATTATACCATTTTTTAGATAATTTTTTTTTATTATTAAAATAATTACCATTTAATTCTTTTAATCTAAACATGTAAATCAGACGACAATATTCACGCCAACCTATTAATTGTCTAATATATGCTTCTATAGATATTATAGTATTATTATTTAATTTATTTAATACTTTTTCGAGTATCATTTCTGGATTTAATAATCCTACATTTATTAAAGGCGATAAAACACTATGATATCCTGCAAAAATGTTATCATTAACTGCATCTTGGTAAGGACCAAAATTTTTTAGCTTATTTTTTATAAAATCATCTAATTTATTTTCACTAGCTTTATGATCAATTGGCAACCAATTAAATTCTTTACCAGGATTTTTTATGAAATATTTATTAACATATTTTATTGCCTCTATTGTATATTTATTTTTTATTTCTTTAGGAAACGATTCATTATTATATTTTTTATCGAATGGTTTTCTATTTTCAGTATCAAAAGTCCATTTATTATTTAAAGGTAAATTATTTTTATCTACCATAATATTTAATCGTTTCCTTTGAAATATATAAAAATGATATTGTATTAATTTTTTGTGTGTATTATTATATTCTTCTAATATTCTTAATGGTGTAATAAAAGTTTGAGTATCTAAAATATTTAAGGTTAAATTATTTTTTTTACATTTTTTAGTAATATCTTTAGTAACATCATGATCAACAGGATCGAACATGAATATATTTATTGCTGTTAAATTCTCAAAAAAATTTTCATAGTCAAAAACATTAATATACTGAACATTTATTTTGTATTTTTTTTTGATATAATCGTAATAATATTTCATCGTTGCTCTATGGAATATTAATTTTTGTTTATGATAGTTATATTTTGTAAAATATACAGGATGTTCTATAATATAAATTTTTGTATAATTATTTATTGTTAATTGTTTGTATAAATTTACTGGCAAGATAAATAAAACATTAGGCATTTGAAAACAAGTATTTATAATAAATAAGTAGATTTTATTAATAAAATAAGTGTTTTATATAAAAAAATAAATTAGCCTTATTATATATAATATTTTAATGCAAGGTTTTTTATTACATTTTTTAAGTGGTAATGATCAGGATGCATATATATTTAGTAATGATGATATTACTTTTTTTAGGTGTGTATATGTTAGACATACTAATTTTGCTATAGAAACTTTCCAACAAAATATTGGTAATTTGGATTTTGGGAATTCGATTTCTGTAATTGTTAATAAATCGGGTGATTTGATATCTAAAATGTTTTTATGTCTAGAAATACCTCAAGTTATACCTGAAAATGCATATTTTGCATGGGTAAAAAGATTAGGTCATGCGATTATTAAAAATATGACAATCAATATAGGCGGAACTGAATACGATAAACAATATGGAACATGGTTAGATATATGGTGGGAATTGTCTGGTAATAGAAATATTTATCAAGCATATGATGCTATGATAGGAAATATACCTGAATTAACAAGTTATAATTCTTCTATTAAAAAATCATATACGTTAATGATACCATTGCAATTTTGGTTTAACCGTTTTTATACACATGCTTTTCCTATAAATAATTTATTTTATAATAATTTTGTATTAACAATATCTTTAGAAAAAATCAATAAATTAATAGTTTCAAGTAAAAATTTTTGTAATAACTTGCATATAACTAATTCTTATTTATTAACACAATATGTATTTTTGGATACATTTGAAAAAAATAAAATATTAACAACTTTAAATGAATATTTAATAGAACAAATACAGAGTGAAAATATAAAATATTTAATGCCAAATATGTATAATTTATCAGATATTAAATTACCCGTAAAAGAATTATTTTGGGCCATCAAAAATTATAATTATACAAGTGGCCAACAATTTGTATATTATTCTGATACTTTAATTGTAGATAATTATAATAATCGTTCAGAAGAATATTTAAACAAAATTAAAGAAATTAATTTAATAGAAGCATCTAAATTAATTGTATTGAAAAGTATAAGTGTTAATATTAAACCTGAAAATGGTATATGGGTAAAAGTATATGCAAATAGTAGTAAATTAGTTGATACTTTCTATATTATAAATAATAATGATAATAAAGTGTATGTTAATACTAGTTCTTTAAAAATTGGTGAATTAAATATTACTGGCAAAATTAATGTAATTGTTACAATTAATAAAGAAGGTAATATTATAATTAACGAATTAACTACAAGCATAACAATTATGGACATATCAATACCGACTACACAAATGATTGATACACGTGTTAACGATAGTTTAGATTCAATAGTGTATCAATTTAATAATTACGGTTTATATATTGATGGTTCAGGATCTCAAATAAAAAGCGCTAGAATATTATTTAATGGTTTAGAGAGAATAACAAAACTATCTTATTTGTATTATAATTATTTACAACCTTTAGAACATCATACTAATATACCTTGTAATGGTATAATGTCATACTCGTTTGCTTTAGAACCTGAAAAAATACAACCATCTGGATTTGCTAATTTTTCTAGAATAGAAAAAATTGAATTAGAATTATTTTATGATAATATTGAATACAATAATTATAAATTTTTAAATCATGATCTGGAAAATAATTTATATATTTATGCTACGAATTACAATATATTAAGAATTGATAATGGTTTCAGTGGTCTCGTATCTAATTAAATATTATTTGTTATTTTAATTATTATTTTATAAAAATAATAATTTTTACGCACTTAATAATTTTGTCAAAAATTGTTTTTTTATTATTTATTGTAATATTATTTATTATTTATTGTTTAAATTTATTATTTCTTGTTTAGATTTATTATTTCTTATTTAAAGTTGTTATTTATTTTTGTTATAGTTATTCATTTTTGTTATTTGTTTTAATTAATAATTTGTTTTGTTGTTTATTAATTGGTTTTGATCATTTGATTATAAAAAAAAGAATAAAGAATGATAAATAATTTACAAAATAAATAAAAATAATATTGTAATAAAATAAATAACATATAAAAAATATAAAACATTGGTTTAAATATTATGAAATAACATATAAAAAATATAAAAATAATGTATAAAAAAATATTTTAAATATAGAAAAATAATTTATTAATTTTTTTTTAAATAATTTTTATCTGAACATAGTATATAATAAATAATGTCAGGAGGATTAATGCAATTAGTAGCTTATGGAGCCCAAGATGTATATCTTACAGGTTCCCCCCAAATTACTTTCTTCAAAATTGTCTACAGACGACACACTAATTTTTCAATTGAACCAATTCCTATTACTTTCCAATCTCAACCTGGTTATGGTAAAAGATCAACTGTTTTGGTTAGTAGAAATGGTGATTTAGTCACTCAAATGTATTTAAGAGTATTTTTGAATGAATATGTTCCTTCTAGTCCCGATAGTAAATTTGCTTACGTAAGACGTCTTGGTTACGCTATGATTGATTACGTAGAAGTTGAAGTTGGAGGTTCAAGAATTGATAGACAATATGGTATTTGGTTAAATATTTGGTATGAATTAGCTCGTCATGCTGGTGATGGAGAACGTGGATTTTTGAAAATGATTGGTGACGTTCCTGAATTAACTACTTATGATAACTTGCCTAAACCTGCTTATGTTATGTTCGTTCCATTGAAATTTTGGTTCAACAGACATTGTGGTTTAGCTTTACCTTTAATTGCTTTACAATATCATGAAGTCAAATTAAACTTTGTCTTCAGACCATTGGAACAATTGATCGTATCTAATGCTTGTTTCAGAGCTAATGATATTAACAAAATCAAAGATATTAATGCTGAAATGTTGATCAATTATGTATATTGTGATTCTGATGAAAGACGAAAATTCGCTCAAGTTGGTCATGAATATTTGATTGAACAAGTTCAATTTACTAATGTTGAAAATGTTGATACTCAATCAAAGAAAATCAAATTGGATTTCAATCATCCAAGTAAAGAATTAGTCTGGGCTATTATTAACGGTAATTATAACAGTGGTGAAAACTTTGTTTATTACTATGGAGGTGATGACTGGAATAATGTTTTAGATGATGCTGCAACCAAAATAATTTTGGACAGTATTACCTTGATTGATTGTGATCATAGTTCAAGCTCATCTAGTTCATCTAGTTCATCTAGCTCATCTTGTTCATCCGATTCATACCCTACTTGTGGTGAATGGGAATTGTTCAAACCTAATGAAGCTGGTTTGACTAAGAACGGTAAAATCTTTGTAGATAACAAATGCAAAGATAAATCACTTTTAATTAATACTAACTCATTGGTCGTCAAAGGAACTAAATATAGTTTAACCGATAAGATTTTCTGTGAAATTTATGTAGATGAAAACTGCAATGTTCAATGCTCAAACGTTAAAACTAGTTTGACCGTTAGAGATTTGTCATTCCCCTTATCTTGCTTAAATGACACTAGATTTAATAAAGATGATGATGCTATGGTTTACCAATGGCATAATTATGGTGTATTGATTGACGGAACTGGAAACCCCGTATTGGCTGCAAAGATCCAATTGAATGGTCATGATAGATTTTATGAACGAGAAGGTTCATACTTCAATTATGTTGTTCCTGATGAATGTCATACCAATACCCCTGCTGATGGAATTAACGTCTATTCATTTGCTTTGATGCCTGAACAACATCAACCATCTGGAACTTGCAACTTTTCAAGAATTGATAACACTCAATTAATTTTGGCTGTTGGAGATCCTACTCAAATCGGAAATTATCCTTCCCTCAATTACGTTAAAGGATGCAATGGAAACGCTTCATCTAATAACCAATTGTACGTATATGACTTTAACTACAACGTATTCAGAGTAATGTCTGGTATGGGTGGTTTGGCTTATGCTTCTTAAATTTATTTGCTTTTTACTATTTTACTTTTTATTTATTTATACTTTTTTATTATTACTAATTATTAATTATTAATTATTAATTACCTTTTTATTATTACTAATTACCTTGTTATTATTTATTCATACTTTTTTATTATTACTAATTACCTTATTATTATTTATTATTGTTATTCATTTTGTTATTATCTTAGATAAATAAATATTTGTAAAAACTTTTTTAATATTTTTTATTAAGATATCTTTAAAATGATATTTTTTAGAATTACCATAATATTAATCGCAATTAGTTAATTATCTATTATTCGAACGAACATAAAAATTAAAATACCGTATTTAATGCTTTTTATTAGCAGGTAAAATATTACAAAAAACTATTTTTTGTTGTTATTTTATTTATATTATAATTATTGAAACAAACATATAAAAAAAATGAAAAAAAAATATTAACATATAAATGTAATAATAATATTCATATTATAATGACAACAAGAAAACAACGAGGTTTAACCCAAAATTTATATTTGATTAATTTTGATGCTCAAAACAATAATAATCAGGAAAAAAAATTTAGTGTGTTAGGATCTACAGGTAATATTTATACAGTTAATATAAAATCAACGCCAACCTGTACATGTCCTGATTATACAACTAGACATAATAGATGTAAGCATATATATTTTATATTATTACGTGTAATGTTAATAAATCCCAATAATGTAGAAAATAAAAAATATACTGATAATGAATTAACAAAAATGTTTTCAGATATGCAACAAATAGCTAATTTTTTGTATGTTCCTGAAGCATTACAAAAAGAGTATAATATCAATGGTATATTAAATGCTTCACAAAATATTACTGTTCCTATGAGAATGGACGAAGAATTATGTCCTATTTGCTTAGATGAAATAAATAATGGCGAAGAATTAGATTACTGTAAATATGCTTGTGGAAACCCTGTTCATAAGCAATGTTTTAATATGTGGATAAAAAATAATAAAAATCCTACTTGCGTTTTATGTAGGTCTAAATGGTAATTTTATAAAAAAAAAATTATTTTTTATTTTGTTCAAAAGATCTAATTTTCAAATTAAAATCTTCAATCCATTTTTCTGAATATAATGTATATTCAATATAATATTCTTCCATTTCCTCAGTTTGTTTATTTTTTCTATAATTTTTTTTTGCTACAATAGTTTCATTTCTTGTGTATTTTGACAAAAAAGTATTAAATAAATCACGTAATTGCGCTTGTTCATCACTAAAATAGCCATTAATGCCTAATTCTGATAAAACATATCCCCAAAATCGTAATTTCAAAAATAAAATTTCGAATAACTTGACGACGTTTAATTGAACTAGTTGAACTTTATCATTCTTATAAGGAAAATATTCGTTATAAATATCTTTATCTACCTTAAAACCTAAAGCATAATCATTTTCAAATATTTTTCTTATAAAATTAACATAATCCATACTAAATGATATTTTTAATGTTTCTTGATATAATGTATTAATATCATCTAATAATTGATAACATTCATTAAACATCATATCGTCGTTAATTTTATGAAATTTTTTATATTTGTCAATCGCATTCCTAGCAACAAATGCAATCGAACCAATAGTCGCTTGTTTTGGATGGATAAAAATTTTGTATTTGATGTTTAACAAGTTAAATTCTGCCATTATATATAAAATTTATGTATTATAATGCTTTATAAGGGTTAAAGTCGTTGTAAATTTTTTTTTTCATTTTTTTTTTTGAATTTTACTGCAAAATAAATATTAGTAATATATAATGGACAATATAATATTCAAAAGAAAAAGATATGGTATATTAAAAGTCAAATATAAAGGTATAATTTATCCTGTAGTAATGGACTATTTAGACTATTTATTTATTAACAAACTTAAAAAAAAATTTAAGGTCGATAGAACTGGTAATGTATATTGTATTCATGTTTTAGATAATGTTAAAAAAAAAATATTATTACATCATATTTTAATGGCCAAAAAATGTAAAAATTTTTTTAATAATAAAAAAGTTATTATATCACATTTTAACGGCATTAATTTAGATAATCGTTATAATAATTTAGTTTATGGCGAAATAAAAAAACATAAAAAAAGAACAATAATCATACCAAATATTAAATCTGATCTTATACCTATACATGTTAATTATATGAAACAAGATAAAACACATGGCGAAAGATTTTGTATAAAATTAAATAAATTTATTTGGAAAAGTTCTAGTTCCAAAGAATTAAGTATTCATTATAAATTCGAAGAAACCAAAAAATTTATCAGATTATTAAAAATAAATTGCATCCGAATATTTAACAAATATTTTATAGAATATACAAATCGTTTTATTAATTCTATTAAAACCTATAATACAATAATTCATAAGGCAAAATATAATAATATAAATTTCAATTACAAATTTAATAATTTAATACAACCAAATATTATTAATTTAACAGATAACGAAAAATTATTACTAAAAAAATTCAAATTTAATAACAATTTAATAAGTAAAATAAATAAATTAGCTTAATAACCAATACCAACTAAACCGTGACTTATTAATAACCTATTTATTATCCTAGCTATTATTATAACTTCATATTCATCATTTTTAACACGACTATCGCTACTACTACCACAACTACTATCGCTACTACTATCGCTACTACTATCGCTACTACTATCGCTACTACTATCGCTACTACTATCGCTACTACTGTTAACACAACTACCACAAAACTTGCTATTATAACAATTATCCAAATATAAATACAAATACTTTTTTAAAAAATCGCTCATATTCAATTCACCTGTTGGTATAATTGCTAAAGGATCGACCGAAAAACTATAAATATTTATATGATTATTAAAGTAATTATTATAATATAAATAAGGTTGAATAATATTAAAAAACGTATTATTATTTTTAAAATAATTATACCCATTAATATATAATTTTGATTTTTTTATTACATTAATTGTTCCATCGATATATTTACCAAAATTAGTAAATTGATTAACATATACGTCATTATTTTGAAATCTATTATCAATATAATATTTAACTGGAATACTAATATCTTTTATTTTTATACTAGTTTTTAAATTATTAATTTTAATATTATAATTAACATTTATAATAATTTCACAAGATATTTTTTTTAATAAATTATTGTTTTCGTAAATTAACGAATTGATATTAATATTGTAATATTTATCTGAATTATTAATTATACTTATTTTATTATTATTGACATATTTAGTTTGTTGAGGTAAAACAACTTCTAAACCATCTTCTAAAGATTTTAATAAACTATCCGATAAAAATGAACTATCTTGAATTAAACCATATGAAAATTCTATAATTTGTTTTGACCAATTTTTAGAATTTGTATAACATAAAAATTTTTCACACGAATAATAATTTATATTTCTACTGAACCATATTAAATCTTTTACATTTAATGACAAATTTAAATTTATAATGTTTTCTCCTTTATATAAATTATCTTTTATGTATTGATGTTGTTCAATAGTATTATAAATATCTGAGGTTGCTATTTGTTTCCTTTCAGGTAAATTTAAATTTATATAATCTAAATATACATCTAAATTTTGTATTTTTGGTTGAATTTCATTTATTATATAATTAATGTCATTTGTAATTATTAATTTGTTTAATTTTTCAAGTTTTATTTTTAATTTTATATCTTGATACATTACCGAAACAAGGGGCAAACATGTTTCATAATTATTAAACCAAAAAGGTATAGGAATTAATAAATCATATTCAGGTTTAGTGTTATTATCATAATTTGTTAATAATGATACATTACCTATAATAGTATTGAGATCACGATATTTATCGCTTTTAGTAGAAATTAATGACCATATATATAACCATTCGCCTATTATATTATCTATTAATTGGCCTCCTATTTCTATCTTGATATATTTAATAATTGCATAACCAATATATTTTATCCAAGCAAAATTTATAGTTTGTGTCGTTGTTATTTCTGGTAAAGTTATTTTTAAAACAAGTGTATTTATTAAATCTCCTGAATTAGGTATAAATATTTCTGACAAATTACCAAATCCAAAATTATCTAATGGTAATATTTTTGTTTCTTTTGAAAATATTGTATTATTACGTATTACAGATTTAAAAAATGTAACGGTTGGCTTAATATAATATTCACTGGTATAAATTAATTGCAATATACCTCCGCTCATATATAATTCATAATTATATAAATTTATAATTTTAACACAAATAATTTCTTATTATTAATATAAAATGGCACATTCAAGAGGTTCATCATCTTCTAGATCAGGATCTTCTAGGTCTAGTTCTGGTAGATCTAGTTTCGGTAGATCTAGTTCAGGTAGATCTAGTTTCGGTAGATCTGGTTCTAGACCTAGTTCTGGATCTAGACCTAGTTCTGGTTCTAGACCTGGTTCTAGACCTGGTTCTAGACCTGGTTCTAGACCTGGTTCTAGACCTGGTTCTAGACCTGGTTCTAGACCTGGTTCTAATAATAAATTAACGAGGTATAATAAAAAATGGAATAATTATTATAAAGGAAAAAATTATAATAATTATAATAGGTATTTGGGCTCAGGATATTATGATTCTGGTTATTATGGTTCTGGATATTATGGTTATTATCCTGATTTATACTATTATCCATTTTTTAATTATAAACCATTAAGATGGTATTATATGTATCCTTATTATTACTATTATTTTGATTATCCATTTAATACCTGGTATAATTATTATTATCCTGTTTCAAGTAACAACGTAGATTTTATTATACCTGATGATAATTTAAATATTGTTGCTGATGATTCAATATTACCTAATGATACATATCAAGTTCCTGTTTATGATTTATATGAATATATGGACAATGTATCAAATAATAAAATAGTGAATAATAATTATTATATTATTATGTATTTGGTTTGTATTTTTGTATTAGTATTACTATGTATTTTAATTTAAAATGCTAAAGTATATTATTATAATAAATTATATTTTTTTTATATATAAATGTCGTGTGGAAATTTACTTCTAACATTAACAGGCGAACAGGATTGTTATTTAACTTTTGAACCTCAAATTACATTATTTTTATATGTTTATAAAAGACATACTAATTTTGCATTAGACACTTTAAAAATTTTTCCTATTTCTCAAAATAATAATACATTTGGTTCAAAATATTCTTTTATTATTCCTAAAGCTGGCGATTTATTAAGTAAAACATATATCAGAATAAAAATTCCCGAAATTATTCTTAATAATAATAATAATAATATGAATAATGATATTAATAAATATTTACAAATTTACAAAGATTTATATATATTAATAAATAATTTTTGCAAAGCCGAGAATAATAATAATGTTAAAAAAATTCAAGAAAAAATACAAAAATATTTTTGCAATAATGAATTAATATTAGAATTTAAAGAATTTTTAGAAAATAATAATTTTTTTAATTATATTTTCAAATGGCATGACTTTGATCCATATTTATTAACTTTAATAAATACTAAAGAATTATTGAAAGAAAATATTAATCATTTGATTTATCGTATTAAATTATTAATCCAAAAAATTAATAATAATAATGATAATAATAATATAATTTCTGGCGCGTGGGTAAAAAGATTAGGCCATGCAATAATAAAAACAATTAGTGTATATATTGGTGGTAATAAAATTGATGAACATGATGGTAATTGGTTAAATGTATGGTATTCTTTAACAAAAAAAATAGACATGAAACATGTTTATAATAAAATGATTGGTAATGTAAAAATATTAAATAAATATAATAAAAAAAATAAACCGAAATATACTTTATTTATTCCATTAAGATTTTGGTTTTGTCAATATTATGAAAATTCTTTGCCTTTATTATGTTTACAATACAATGATGTTAGAATAGATTTGGAATTAAATAAATTTTGTAAAATATTTAATACTAATTCAGATATTATTTATAATAAATATAAAAATCATTATTTAGATGTTTCTTTATATGCAAATTATATTTATTTAGATGAACTGGAACGAGAAAAATTTGCTAGAGGCAGTGTCGATTATATTATTAATCAATTACAAATTTATCAAATTTATACAAACGAACAAGATATTTTAGCCAATTTAGATATTTTTGCTCATCCTTCTAGAGAAATTATTTGGACTATACAATCTTCTAAATTAATAAATTATAATAATTATTATGAAATGGATAATGCTACTATTATTTTTGGTAGTGATAATCTGACTGATAGATATAATAAGGAATATTACAATTATATACAATCTTATTTATATCATACTAGTTCTCAAAAAGGTATATATATATATTCTTTTTCATTAATACCCGAAAATTTACAAAATAGCGGATCAGCTAATTTGTCAGTCATAAAAGGACCTAAATTACAAATACAATTAAATAAAGATAGAATAGATATTAAAGAAAACAAATTAATAACTATTTATTCAAGAAATATAAATATTTTAAGATTTTATAGTGGTTTTGGTAATTTAGGTTTTACCTATGGATAATATAACATAAATAATTTTATTATTTATAAATATATATGGCATTTATCCAATTAGTAGCAAATCAAGTAAATTATATTGATAATTATTCTGAAAATTCGTTATTTAAACAAAATTCTAGTAAATATGAGCCTTTTTATGTTGAATTTAAAGAATTACAATTTACAAATAAATTTTCGTTCAATTCAGTTTCGACAGTTAAAATAGATACATATTTAGATGGTTTTACTAAAATATTTTTAAAAATAAAAAGACCTGAATTAAATTTAAAATATGACACTTTAACAAGAAATAAAATTTTAGAACACTTTAAAAATAAAAATATTAACATAACTAATTATAATGATAATATTGATGTAATTGATTTTTTAGATAGGGAATTAAATATTTATAATGATATTAATAACATATTATTATTAATCGATAATATTAAATCCAAAAATAAATTTATAATAAACATAACTACTAATAATATTTTAAAAAATAAAATAGAAACATTTTATAATATGTTGAATATAAATAATGATTTAATAGTTATCAACAAAAATCAAATTTTTTATGTTATTATAAAATTTATCAAAAATTTAATACTTGATAATCACGATATTAATAAAGATGATAATAATGATACTAATGATGATGATAATATCAATAATACTGATAACGATGATACAGATGATGATACTGTCGATGATACTGACGATGATACTGGCGATGATACTGACGATAATAATGATTATATTTACAATAATACTAACAATACTAATAATTACAATGATAATTGTTTGATCAATGATATAAAAATATATTTTGATATTATTTTAAATGACAATGATAATATAATTAATGATATATTAACTAAAATCAAAAAAAAACCTTACAAATATAAATTAATCAACGTAATTAAAAAATATCAGCCAAATAATACTTTATCTGATTTTATTTATTCTCAATATATTTTAAAATTAGAACAATACAATATTTTAAATAATTTATTACATAAAACCAATATTTTATATAACGATTCAAATAATTGGTTAATTGATTTAAATTTAACAAAAAAACATTATAAATATATAAATCATCATATTAATTTTATTAATGATATTATAAAATTATATAATGAAGAATATTTAAAAACAAAACTAGACAAATATTTATGTAATGAAGCAAAATTATATAAAATTGATATTACTATAAAAACTTTTTGCATAAATTATTTACCATATTTAATTATCGAAGAAATAATGAATAATTTTGATAATAAAATATTTGAACAAATTTATATCAAAATTAATTCTTTAAACATATTAAAAATATTACTAAGACAACAAAATATTGATAATAAATTATGTTATATATTGGATAATAAAATTATGACTAAAATATACAAAATTATAGAAAATATTAACGATATCATGTTAAAAAATAATTTAACAAATCCAAAAATCAATAACATTTTAGATTCTTTCAAAAAATTAATGACTAATAATTATTTTAATTATAATAACATTCCAAGTTTAATAAAAAAAATTAATTATATTAAAGACAATTCAGAAAAAATTAGAAACTTGGCAAATATTAAAAACATCATTTATAATACAAAAAATAATACAAATGATATATGTAATAATAATACATGTGATAATGATAAATGTAGTAATAATACATGTAGAACTTGTAATAATAATAATAATGATAATGATAATGATTATTATAATAAAATTAAGCCTTATTTGAATAATATAATAAATAATAAAAAAAGTGAAGAACTAATTAACGAAATAAAAAAAAATTATTACATAATAGAAAACGATAAATATAACAAAATATCTTTTTATGAATATTCAAAAACAGAATTAGAATATTATTTAATAAAATTATATGGTTCTTTAACTTTGGAAGAAAATATAGATATTAATTATATTAAACAAAATATTAATTTAATAATTGTAAACAAAAAAAAATATTATGATGAATTACTAATTCAAAAAAAATTATTTTTAAGAATAAAAAATAACAAATTGCCAAAATTCAAATTTGCAAAAAATATTTCTTATATTATTGAAAATGCAGAATTATATATTGATAATATACTTTACGATAAAACTGATGGTAAATACATTACCATGTATAATATTTTGACAAAAACAAAGAATAATTATAAAAATTTTAAAAGAATGGTTAATTTTAATAAAAATAACAAAGTATATATTCCCTTAATGTTATTTGATAATAAAATATTTACTTATCCAACATGTGATACTAATATTTACATAAATATTAAAACAAATTCTTTAAAAAAATTATTAATTATTGATGATTTTGTATCATTACCTTATAACTATGAGATAGAAGCATCAATACTTTGCAATTATATTAAAAGCAATGAATTAAATAATGAATCATTACTTAATTCCTTATTTCGTAAATATATTAAAAGTAAGGATTTAAGCAGTAAAATAAGTAGTGAAGTATATAATGAATTAAGTAAAGAATTAAAAACGTTATATATTAGTCCGACTAACACTATTTATAAAACTTCATATATAAAATATTTCTTGGATGGGAATATTGCTAATATAATAATTTATATTAAATATAATAATTATAATCCTATAAAAAGTTTGACAATATATTTGAATGATGTTAAAAGAGAACATGATAAAATTTTAGGGTTTTATAAATATACACAACCATATAATAATTTTACGTCAATAAACATTGAACCTAATGTAGATATAATAACTTATAGTTTTTGTTTATATAACACAAACATAAATACCGGTTGTTTAATAACTGATAAAATAAATAACTTGGCAATAGAATATTTTATAGATGATTTAAATACTGATCCTATTGAAATAACATTATATGCAAATAAAATATAAAATTAATGTTTATAATATATATAATGGCCGGTATAATACAATTAATAGCAAAAGGTGTCGAAGATAAATATTTAACTAATAAACCTGAAATTACTAATTTTAAATATGCTTATAAAAGAATATCAAATTTTGCGAAAGATATACAAAGAAATACATTTACAACTGAACCTAATTTTAATGGTAGATATACGTGTACAATATCAAAAAATGGTGATATGTTAAATAAAATGACATTAACATTTACTGTTCCAAGTATTGAATTACCTGATAATATGAAATTCGCATGGGTAAAAAAAGTAGCATTTGCGATAATTAAAAGTATTGAATTAGAAATAGGTTCAGTATTGATAGATAAACATTATGGTGATTGGTTAAATATTTGGTATGAAATAGTTTTACCAATAAGTAAAAGGTTTGATAGATATATTGGTTTAAGTGAAGAAATCAATAATTATAGTAACTATAAAAAAGACTTTATATTTTTTATACCATTAACCTTTTGGTTCAATACTTTTCCAAAATTAGCATTGCCATTAATAGGATTACAAAACCAAGATATAAAAATAAACGTTGATTTTAATAGTATTGAGAATTGTATAAAAATCCTACCTTATATTAATATTGAAGATTTAATAGTTTTATTTAAAAATAATACGAAAATATATCAAATTAAAAATAATAAAAAAATAAGCAAGGGTATATTTTATTATCATGATATTAATACTGGTAAAATGTATTACGAATGTATAAAAGGTGAATTTTTAAAAGAAAATGGTTATATATATGATAAAAATAAAAATTATGTAAGTATAAATGATCATACTATTTGTGATAATATTGATTTATCCAAATATAAATTAAAGAATACTTTTATATTTTGTGAATATATTGCATTAGACAAAGATGAAAAAAAAATAATATTAGATAAATGCGAAGGCGATCATTTAATTAGTCAAATATTATATGGCGATGAGAAAATACTATATGAAAGATCGAATGACATACCTGTAAGATATTTAGGTTTATGTAAAGAAATATTTTGGGTAATACAAAAAGAAGATGCAAAAAAAAATAAAAATTATTTTGATTACGGATTAAATATCAAAGAAGAACAAATATTAATAAATTCAATAAAAAGGCAATTAATAATGGATTCACAATATTATACTTTAATCCAACCATATCAATATCATACACATACTGATAATAAAATGGATATTCACAATTATTCATTTGCTCTGTATCCAGAAAATTTAAATCCATCAGGTATAATTAATTTGCAAAAAATATCAAATTTTAATTTTAAAATTAAACTCAACAAAAAAAAAAGATCAAATATAGTATATTTTAGATCATATATACGAGTATATAATATCTTTAGGGTAAAAGATGGTATAGGGTCAGTATTATTTAATAATAATATTATTTAAATAATTTATTCAAATGCAGCATCAATACTTTCATATCTTTGTTTAGAAGTTAATTTATTTAATTCTCTTGCAAAGGCAGAACTATTTAAGATTTTGTACATTGAATTTCTAATTTTTTCTTGTTGAGCATATGTTTTATCCAATCGTTCATCTAATTTTGTAATATAAGCATTAATATCAATCATTTGTGTTTTATCATTTCTATTGTTATTTTCGATAACAATTTTTGCGAATTTAGTTAAAATTTGATGTAATTTTTGTTGATAGATTCTAAGATTTTTCAATTGAGCTTCAATATAATTATGATCTTTGGTAGTAATTTTCATATTTCTTCGTTCAGCTTGAGCAAGTAATCTTTTAAACATATCACTATAAAATTTATGACAATTTTCATTGTTAAATTCACGGCTTATATCTACATAAGGTAATTTTATGCCAATAATAGGATTACCACCATACATTGCTTGATTATATTGAGGTAATATTTGAGTTAAATATCTTATGATATTATCTCTCATTTCACGTATATTAGTATAAGTATTTCTACCATAATTTAAGCCAGCAGTTCTTACCAAACTTTCCAATGATTTATCATCTGTTGCGTTTCTGTATTCTAATCGGGCTTCAATACCCATTTCTCTGATCCATTGAGGAATCTCATCATCAGTATTATATTGATGGTAAACATCATTAGTCACAGTATAATTTTGATCTAACAACCCGGGATTATTATTTATATAATGGACAAGATAAGTTAAAAATTTGTTCAATTTTTCATTACTTCTAACTGTTTTAAGGAATTTATCTTTTTCAGCAATGGACATGGCAGCATCTAAAAATTTTTTAGCTACAATTTTTTCTAACCAATGTGTTACACTACATATTCTTGGTTCTCCTTCTACTTTCTTAAATCCAAATCTTTTCAAAATTTCAATAGCTATATGAGGATGTAAAGTAGATTGTTCAATTGATTTTTTAATATCTTGCCAAAAATCTTTGTCTTCCAACAAAGTTTTCAATTGATTCTTGATATAATCAGGATCACGAGAAGCCAAAATACTCATTATTTTATTACAGTCGTCTCTTCTCAATTCTAAACCTCCACATGTTTTACCCTCAGGAACATAATCATTATTTTCAATCGATTTATCGGTTCCAGAAGCATCTTGAGTAATATAAAAATATCTATAATTACCACCTACATTTTTTCTATACCATTTGTTAAATTCAATATTAAGACCTATAATTGCATCTTCTTCATCGCCAGTTTCATCGGAATGACCAGGGACTTTTGCCATATCACGCAATTTGTTGGTCCAATAGGTATTTGGTTTATGTTTAGTAAAAATTGGAATATTTTTAGGCATAACATATCGTTTATAAAACTTTTCGGCTTCATTTTGGTTATTGAGATTAACACCTCCTCGCATCATATAGCCTCCATAATATTCATCATCATCATCATCGTCATCAAAAGAGTTTTCATTGATTTGTTCATGCACTTTCTTCATTTCTTTTCCTAAATGATCGATCACTGACTTGTATCTGTCTCTAGCACTTAAAACTAATCCAGAATTATCTATGTTTTTAGTATCTGATTCAAAATCATCACCTACGATATTTACCATATTCGCAATATATAGTAGAATTTCGTCTACATTTATAGAAACACTTGGGGCACGAGTATCAATTTTATACATTTTATCATATATTCTTTTAATTAAAGGATTGTTTAACGATTTATATTTGTTAAGAAATTTTTTTTGATAACTGTTATTAAAAGTAATTAAATGCCCATAATATGCGTAATTTGTAAATGCGTCAACTAATTCATTTTGCATTTTATCGGAACTAAATATCACGCCAAAGTCACTAAATTCACCTTCACTATTGCGGATTTGTCTAACAATCCCTTTAACGTCCCTACTATTAAATAAAGGTAATAATATATATTTTAATATAACAGCCCAACGATCATCGTTTAACTCTTGTGTAAAACAAAAACGGGCATCCTCGTATTGTCGTAAAAAATTGCTCATTCTATATATATAATAAAATAAAAAAATTAAAATTAAATTTATAAACAAAAATAATAATCATTTATAATAATAATCATTTTATTATTATAAATAATAATTATTATATTTAACAAAAATAATTATTATTTATAATAATACTCATTTTATTATCATAAATAATAATTATTATATTTAATAAAAATAAAAATAATTATTGTTATATTAATTATTATTTTTATACTTATTATATAAATTTGTTGCTAAATTTATTATTTTTTCCTTATATTCTAAATTTTTAAAATTATTTTTAGGAATGCTCTCTATACCATATAATATTCCATACCATGCACCAGCTATACAACCTGTTGTATCAGTATCACCAGTATGTAACATTGCGTAAAAAATTAATTTTTCCCAATTTTCTTTAGCATCTAATAAACAATCATATGCTATTATTACTGAATCATCACCCCCAGCACCAATTAATTGCATATGGCGATCATAATTATTAGATTTAATTAAATAACTTAGTTTATCGCGATAGTATTTACATCTAAAATATAAATTTATCGTAGATTTTCTTTTGATGACTTGTTTATTATCATCAAATTTATCTTTTATATATGTTATCCATTTATCATAAAATATGTGACTATCGTTTTCATATTGTTTTACATCTCGTTTTGTTAATTTTATATATTCTAATATCGAATCACGATATTCTAATAATAAAAAAGGCCATTTTTCTATAGGTAATCCTTCGATCGCGAAAGCAGAAAATAACGCAGTAGTATAACCACCTAAAAAACCTACGGCACTATTATGTGTAATCCTACTAGTTTCTATAGCTACTTGCATTAATAAACTACGATTATTTAGACCATGATATAACAATCCTATACAAGCAGTTCTCATCGACGCACCTGAGCCACCATAACTAGTATTATATATTTGTTCGTTCCATTTTATACCATCCTTTAAATTTTTAATCATTGCCATAGTAATATTTCCGGGGGCTCTTTTTGCTAATCCTTCTTCTAAAAAATCATCCCTAGCTATTATTAAATTATTACTAAAATTTTCACATAAAGTGTTTATACTTTTATAATCAGTTAATAAACTTTCAGCTAATTTCATATGCAAAACAGTATCATCAGATACTAACCAATTTTCTAACGAAATATTATTTACACCACCTAAATCTATAAATTCATATACTTTATCCAACGTCCCCATAAATTCCCATTCACCATTTTTATAACCAATTGTATCGCCTAATGCATGACACAACATGCAATTTATAAATTTTTCAACCATTTATATACGTTTATATATAAAAAAAAATATAATATAGTAAAATATACAAATGGAAATTCTAGATTATTATAAAATATTAGGTATTGAAAGAAATGCTTCTATAGATGATATTAATAAAGCTTATCGTTTGTTATGTAAAATTCATCATCCTGATAAAGGAGGAGATGCTAAAATATTTGAAGAAATAAATGAAGCATATTTAGTTTTAAAAAATAAAAATAATAAAATAAAATATGATAACTCGTTAAATTTACAACAATCTGATAAATCATTAAAAGACGAATTTAAAGCATATATTATAACACAAAAAACTGATAATTCTTTTAATTATGAAATGAATTTTAAAAATGAATTAGATGAAGTAATTAAAGAAGATGAAACAGAAAATTTATTAGATGATTTAAGATTGTTACGAGAACAAGATGATATGGAAAATATATTAGCGGATACTTTAGTAAAAACATGTAAAGCGATTGATAAAGTAGGTTCTAAATTAGATACTCATCAAAAATATTTAGGAGCATCAATATATGATCCTAATATTTTGGATAAAGAAGAAAACATAAAATTTGTTAATCAATTTGAAATAGAAGATATTAATTGTAATAGTAATAAATATAGTTCAAATACATTGGAAAATTTATTAAAGGAAAGGGAAATGGAACTTGAAAATAATAAAGTATTTAATCAAGTTATAGAAGATAGTATTTTTAATTTTTAATCCAATTTAAAACAGATTGAAGACCTATTTTACATAATTCTTTTTTTTTGTCGATACTTAAATTATAATTAATAATATTAATATCTCTCAAATCTACAAAAATAGTATAATTTTCATAACTTTTTGTAGAATTAAAACTCATACCTTTCATAAAACATTTTATAACTTGAGAACTAAATGTTTCAAAATTATTAATAGTTTCAATATCAGTATATGAATCTAATAAATAAATTCCTATTACATTTTGTATTTCATTTTTAAACAAGTGAATAGGATAATTATCAATACAACCACCATCAACATATAATTTACCATTTATTTCAACAGGAGTATAATACCAAGGAATAGATATAGACATTCTTATAGCTTTGATTAAAGACAAATCGGGATAATTTTTATATGAAATGTATTCAACTTGAGTAGTGTTTAAACATACACTAGAAAATATTAACTCTTTTTTAGTTTTTTCGTATAATTCTAAAAGTGTAATATTTTTATCATATTTTTTGTTAATTATTAATTTTTCTATCATTAATTCTATTTTTTTTCCATTATCAATGCCAAAACACGAAAATATATTCATAACATCTATATTTTGTGTTGTTTCAAAATTAAAATCTTTTATAAATTTGTATAACTCGTTTGCACAATAACCAAGATTATATAAAGCAATAATCAAAGATCCTACTGATGCACCAGCAAAAATTTTTATATTATTAATTATTTCCAATTTTTCTAAAATTCTTAAACAACCAATTAATGCTATACCCTTAATGCCACCACCACTAAATACCAAAATATTTTTATTTATAAAATTTTTATCCTGATTATTAATTAGCATATCATTATTTTGCCTATTATGATCTTGATCATTATTAACTTGATTATTATTATCTTGATCTTGATTACTATTATTCTGCTTATTATTATCTTGATCATTATTATCTTGATCATTATTATCTCGATCATTATTAATTTGATCATTATTACCTTGGTTAACTTGATCATTATTACCTTGATCATTATTAACTTTGTCATTAACTTTGTCATTATCATCTTGATTATTATTAACTCGATTAACTTGGTTATTATTAACTTGATTATTATTAACTTGATTAACTTGATTATTATTAACTTGATTAACTTGATTATTATTAACTTGTTTGTTTATATTATCCATAGTTTTATAATATAACAAATAAAATAATAAGTATAATTTGAACATTACAATAATTGTTTAAATTCTTACGATAAGAATTGTTATATTATTTTCAATAATATAATATATGAGTAAAATAACGATTGATACTATATTGCCAGAATTAAAAAATTATAAGATAAGAAAAATCGATGTGAATACGATATGTGAAAGTTTGGAAAATAAAAAAACTGAAAAAATAAATATTAAATTAATAGAAGATAAAAAAAAAGAGAAAATTGCTGAAACAAAAAATTATTACAATAGTATTTATAATTTGTGTGTAAAAAAAATAAATGAAACATGTAAATACAATAAAACTGATTTATTTTTTCGGGTTCCTAATAATGCGGTTAATATTAATTATTATTCTAAAAAAGGATGCATAGATTATATAATAGATAAATTATATAAAAATGATATTCATGTATTAATTATTGACGATTGCACTTTATTTATTAGTTGGAAGTATTCTCAGAATGATATCGATAAAAAGTAAAAATAATATTACGACTATAATGATAATAAAAATATATTGGTTTGTCATGTTTTCTTGATAATTGTTTAAATATTTATCTTTTTTATCTTTTTTATCTTTTTTGTCTTTTTTGTTTTTTTTCATCATTTCTGTAAGTAATCTTTTTTTCATAATTATATTTATTTTTATTCTACAATATTTACAATTTGATATATGCTTATATATTTCAGGATCATGAGTACTTGCTAAAGATAAAATATCACTATCAGATAAACTATTTATAAATTTTTTTATATAATAAGGATGATTTTTTTTTGGATATTCAAATTCTTTTAAATAATCATCATTATTATAATTATCATCATTATTATCGTAATTATGATAATTATCATGACTATTATTAACATTATTATTATTAACATAATTATTATTATGTTTATAATTATTATTAAATAATTGTTTATCAGGTTCAGGACTATCATTTACGTTATTATAAACCTCATATATATTACTATACATATTAAATATACATATATATAATATAATAAAATTCGTTGAAATTAATTAAAATACTGTTATATTATATGATATTTTTTTTAGCAATATATATTATAATGAATTATCAACCATATGCAGATTTTGATAACATACCGTTACAATATAAAAAGCGTTCTCCTTATGATATAGGTCAAGGAATTAATCAATTAGGGGTGAAAACTATGACAATATCAGATTTAAGTAGAAATGCATTATTTTTAAAAAAAGATAATCCTGTTAATAACGATTTAATAATAAAAACGGCATTAACAAATTTACAAGTAGATAGTCCATTGAGTAAAATATTTTATTCTGATAAGAATATTAAAAGACTACAAAATATGATAAAAAATGAGATATATATAAGAAGTAAAGGTAAATACAAAATGGTAGTTGATCAAGACCAACGTCAATTATTAATAGTAATGAGTGGGATATATAAAGAAAATGCAGTTTATATGCCAGGTAAAATAGTTCATCAAGTTAAAAAACTAAATAATTTGGTAATAGATGAAGTTATACCAGGAATGTTATTAAGAATTAATTTTGATCAAAAATACTTGAAAGATATATCTGAACCTATTAATCCTATAGCCTTACCTGTTAATGTTAGTAATGCAGGTAGAAATGCATTGCCGTCTATTACAACTGTTTGGAGATAAAAAAATTAAAATATATTTATTAATCTAAAGTTATTTTTTTTTTTTTTTTTTTCATAATCTATTAGGGGTAACATTTTTATAAATAAAGATGGTTCCTCTTGTCTTGGCAAGTTCTTCTAAACTTGGTGTATAAATAATATCACCATTTCTTGCTTGAGGAATATTGATAGCATATTTATTAATAAATACGATGGGTTTATCAGCAAAAATGGAACCATTATAATCTTTAATGACTGAGGCATTAATAGGATCATATAAGACACAAGTATCATTCATTCTTCCTCTATTGACATCAGCAGGAATAACAACAGCAGCTACACAACCAATTATGACTTTGGTTTTAGGATCAGTTGATACACATACTACAGATGCTAATTTATAATGATTTTGTTGAATATTAATATCATGTTCAAAATCTACAGGATGATCATTTACAGTTTCTAATCCTGAAACTGATAATGGTAATGTTGCGAAATTACATTTAATACCTGAATTATCCAAATTGAATGATTGGTATCGTCTTACAACGTAAAAGATTAATACGTTATTTGTATGGATCATTGATTGAGTTTTTGGTACAATTTCACGATTTCCGCCAATATTTAAGAACCATTGCATTTGAGTAAAAGTATCTTGTAAATGAATTGGTTGTCTTGCACTATTAGGATTCATTATTGCTAAGGGTAATCTGAGGGTTAACATTGGGATTGATGTCAAATTAGTCAAATTTGGTCCAGCAGTATTTAAAATAGTATCACGACCATAAATATTACTTGAAAAAGGCATATTTGATGAAACCATTGTAGTTGCTACAATTGTTGGTCTTAAGCCAAAGGCACCTAACAATTTTTTCATAATAGTTCCCTCGTCTTGAATTAAACTTAAATCAGGGAAATCATAAATTCTATTTTCACAATTTTCCAAAGCAGCACTAAAACCTAATGAACTTGAATCATCATAAAAATTACCTTGTCTTAAATGCAATACACTTTTCCAAATTTCAATTTGTAACATAAATCTATTTTTAAGATCTTGTAAAGCATTATCAACATTACATACACTTTCTGATGGATCATGTAATAAATTCCAATATAATTCAAAATCGGGTTTTGTTGTTATTTTAGCATTCTTATATTTTAATTTCATTAAATTACCAATTGAGGAGTATAACATGACTTCATCAAATACATTAATTTTATGAACAAACATTGCAAACAAAATTGGATGAATGAATGAATACGCATTTTTTCTAAAATGCTCGAATTTTCTCATTCCATAGAAAATTTGGTTGGCACAATCTTCAAATAAAAATCCTTGTAATACTACTTGATTATGTAATACTTTTGTTGAATTTTCTAAATTAATTATATCATTTAATTTATCAGCATCTTTAGGATCATAATTCAAACCAGTATTTAGTGAGAAAATATCAATGGCTTGATAACCTAAAGTTTTTGCTATTTTGGTATTTGCTAAACCTGATAATTCTGAGTATTTGATCTCTTTAGTGTCAGTTAAAATTAATTTAACAAAAGCATCAAATTGTTCATCGGTTATATTATGACGTGATGCGTATTTTTTGGCTCTTTTTATCATTTCTTCATTTGAATAATTCTTGAAACGAGTTTTTTGAGCAAAAGCTTCCTTAAATTTTAAAGCATATTTTTCTAATGCTTGTCTTTTTAATTTATAAGCGTCAAAAATAGAATCGACCAATTTTGAATCCTTATATTTTTTTCTTAATTCCATTATTACACTGAAATCGTCCATATTTTCAGCAATCAATTTGGCAATTTCATTATTGGATTCATCTCTATTATCATTAGTATTTCTAGTATAATTCTTATTGTATTCGGTCATTGGTTATATACTATATATTATATATTTTTTTTTTAATAAAAAATAATTAAAAAAAATGTTTAAAATAATTATAAAAATAATTACATAAATTATTAAAATAATATCCAAAAAATATTTTATAATTTTCATAATTCTTATAATCCTTATAATTCTTATAATCCTTATAATTCTATAATCCTTATAATTTTTATAATTTTTATAATTCCCACAATTTCTATAATTTCATAATTTTTTATATTCTATATTTTCTATATTCCTAAATAGTATATTTTTAAATAATTATAAAATTTCTATTTTTAATAATTATATCGTAAAATTTTATTAATGAAACAGTTTCTATATATTTATAAATTTTTTATCTATTTGTCTTTATCATTTTGTATTTTTTTTGTTGCGGTTTTTTTGATTTGTTTTTGTTTGATATTTTTATCGTTATTTTCATTCATTATTTTTTTAATTTTGTTCAAAATTTTTGTTTCTTTTTTGTTTTGTTCAGTTGTATCATTTTTATTATTATTTTTACTAGATGTTTTTTCTATTTTAATTAATAATTCTAAATGTATGTATTTTAATTTATTATAATCTTTTTTCATAATATTTATAAATTCTTCTAAATTATTTTCTGAATAAAATTTATCCATTAATTTTATTAAATATATACATGTCATTATATTTATATTTGAAATACCAGCATTTAATTTTAATAATTTTTTTTTATTTTGTCTTCCTGATGACGTATTATGTAAATCATTAGAAAAATAATATTTTGAATATTGATTATATTTATAAGAACCAATAACTTTTTTATGATTCAAATAATAAGAAGGTTCTATGCAAGAATATATTCCGTGTGTAGTTTGTAATTCCCATTGTTGGTCATTGTATATATGACCTTCGATTATATCACCCTTTGTTAAAAATTCAGCTATTTTTAATGATAGTCTAAATTGTTCATCCTTGTTATGATTATTTTTTAATATAACATCAGTATAATTATTATGTATCATTAAAGGCAATAATACTTTATCTGATTCATATAATTTCAAAGATGTATCTATATTATTATGACCATTTAATAATATATCAGTTGCCTCATTTAAAGTAGGATCTATATATTTTTTAGATGATGAATTCAAAAATGTATCAAAATTTTTTGCATTTATTACATTTGTTCCGTAAGTATGATATAAATCTTGCACTGTCAATATTAAACGTCTTATATCTTTTTGCGAATGTTCTATTATTTTTTCTAATATAATTTTTGATATTCTCATTTTGTTATTTTTTATAATATTCATAGTTATTATACATAATTCATCATCACTAGGATATTTAAAATATACTATGTTAGCTATACTTGTCATGCCATTAATAAATTTATTATGTTTGTCGTTCGTTATCAAAATTATTGGCATATATTGTTTTGTATCGTTTATTTTTAATAAAAATTGTAATAATTTTTTCTCATTACTCGTAATTATATTCTCTATTTCATCAATTATTAAAACATTTTTATTATTATCTTTAACATTATTTTTATCTTTAACATTATTTTTATCTTTAACATTATTTTTATCTTTAACATTATTTTTATTATTATCTTTAACATTGTTTTTATTATTATCTTTAACATTATTTTTATTATTATCTTTAACATTATTTTTATTATTTTTATTGTTTTTAACATTATTATTTTTATTATTTTCGGTGGAAACATAATATTGTGTGATATTAGTTGAACTAATTATTTCGGACAAAAACATATTTATTTTTTTTGTTAAAAAATTTGCTTTATTTTTATTTTTTTCGGTTATATCTTGTTTTTTTTTGCTAATTTCCGTGCTTTGAGTTTTAAAAATTTTTTCAAATAATATTTGTGGTGTAAATACTTCTATATTATATCCCAATTCTTTCATTGTTAAAATAACTGTAGTTGTTTTACCTATACCATGTTTTCCTTTTACTATTAAACATGTTTTTATTTTATTTTCTTCTTTATTGATTTTTTTTCCCCTAGTTTTTTTAATCGGTTTTTTAATTGGATTGATAATTTTATTTACCTCATTATATTCATTATATTCATCGTCTATATCATTATCTAAATCATCTATATCGTTACCTAAATAATTTTTATTATTTTTATCATCTTTATTATTTTTATTGTTTTTCATAAACTTGTTTTCATTAAAAATTAATTTATCTAATATATTCGTATTTTCTAAATCTTCTAATTTTAAATCATTATTATTACTATTGTTAATATTTTTTTTTTTATGATTCTCAATATTTTTTATAAATGTTTTAATTTCTTCAATACTCTCTTTATGACATATTAAATCGTTGCTACATTTAGGTGTATATAATTCTAACCAATTATTCATATTATATTCTTTGTTAATTATAATTTATGTTATAAATTATAATAATAATTCATTTTATTTATTCATTTTTAATTATTCATTTTTTAATTATTTTTAAATATATATTGAAGAATTATTTAATCAAAAATTGTCCTATAAATATTTGTTTCTTCATCACTTAAATTATTTGTATTTAAATATTCATAACTGATTTTTTTTTGTTTTTTTTTGTATTTTTTAATTTTGTTATTTTTTTCAATATTGTTTATTTGTTCTATATTTTTATTATCTTGTATTTTATTATCTTGTATTTTATTATCTTGTATTTTATTATCTCGTATTTTATTATCTTGTATTTCATTATCTTGTATTTCATTATCTTGTATTTTATTATCTTGTATTTTATTATTTTTTGACGGTCTTATATGATAAAACCCGCAATCTTTATCACAACAACATAACAAGTTATCGCTACATACTAAATATTTTTCATCATGAATACCTTGATTACAATTATTACCTCCAATACAATTTACATTATTACATTTTTTAGTTAATATAACTAATTCTTTAAATATATTATTTTCTGACCAAGCTGTTGTATTAATTGTTTTACCATTGTCTATTATTTCATATAATAATTTTCTTATTGGTGTTAAAGTTTGTTCATTAATATTGTGAGCATACATACAATGGTTATTATATTTACAATTACCATTTTTTATCATATTCACACACATTAAATTTTTGTATTTTTTCATTATTATAATAAATTATATTAGTCAATAATATAAAATACATTATAATTATACACAATTTTAATGTCCGAATATAATTTTATCAAAGTTAATAACAAAATTTATAAATGTGAATCATTTTGGCAAGAAATTTTCAATCTTAAAAAAGATTTAAAACATAAACCCTTCCCGAATTTTAAAACTAAAGAAAAATGGCATATGAAAAATTTATTTTTGTCTAAATTAAAAAAAATACAAAATAATTTAACTACCATTACTATTGAAAAATTTGATATACAAAAATGTAATATGTGTGATTATGAAATTAAAAATAAATTTTATTTGTTAAACAATATTTTATGGCCTAAATTTTTAATTCATTATATTGTTAAACATAATATAATACCTTCTGAAAGTTTTATTGATTTTATAATCAGATATGAAAATAATCCAACAATTATTAAGAAAGCAAAGATTACTGGAAAAATTATAGTCAAATATGATAAAACATATTTGAAAATACACAAAAATCAGATTTTTATCATGGATTCTTTAATGAGACATGGTAAAAAAAAAATATATTCACATAAATCAAAATTAAAATTTTCTGAACATGCTGGTCTATTAAATTTTAATAATAATTCATTAATACAAATTCTTGTTTATGCTAATACTAATATTATAAGTAAGGGTGATAGTGATATATTTTTTCCTAATTCTTTAGAAGATGCGTACAAATATGAATATATATTTCATACTCATCCTCCTACACATTCTTATGGTGGTAGGGCTATAAATGGTATATTATATGAATTCCCTAGTATTAATGATATATTCCATTTTTTAGATCATTATAATAATGGTATGATTCAAGGTTCTATTATAATTGCTCCTGAAGGTATGTATATTATTAGAAAACATATAGTAGATAATAAAAAAATTTTCGTAGATGAAGACAAATTATACAATGATTTTAATACAAAATTTTTTAATATACAAAATAAAGCTATTGATATTTATGGTATATCTTTTACTAAACATGATTTTCTAAGCTCAGTCGCCCAAGATTACAAATATATCAATAAACTTAATAATGTATTACACAAATATTTTTTACATATAGATTATTACTCAAGAATATTAGAACATAATGAATGGATTATAGATACTATTTATGTTCCAATTTATAGCGTAGAAAAAGAATAATTATTTTACGTATATAATAAACGTTACTTTTTAATAATTTTAATAATATTATCTTATTATATTATCTTATTATATTTTCATATGAATAATTCTGTTTTATATTTTTATAATTTTTAATAAAACAAATTAATGATTATAAATTAACGATTTATAAATTAATGTTTATAAATTCATAATATAGAAATTATTTTTATGTGTTTTTTTTTTAATATAAAGTATATTATATTTTTTATTTATAAAATATTAATTATTTATTAATATAATAAATTAATTTTCTTGCTTTTTATATATGAAACACTTAATATTTTTCGCTATTTTTGCTATTGTATTTATCGCTATAATATACTATGGCTACAATTATATTTCAGAACCCAAAGTTGAAAATTTTGATGGTCAAATAATATCTGATGCTTTTAAGGGTTTGAGTTCTACTTCTCATAACTTAGCTAACGAATATTACAATAGAGGAACAAATGCTACTAATGGTAATTCATATACTTATCCTATATTTTCTGATACTGTTCCTCCTGAAGAAGTATCTCCTGTTGATGATATGACTAATATTTCTGATAATTATTTGCATCTTAATAAACCTTATGAATATGATGGTTCGAGATTAACTAATTTTCCCGATAACTATTATTTATTAAATGATGGTAAAGATGAAGAATATGCATTAACCAATAATTTATGTTCAAAATCATGTTGTGCCCCTCAATGGCCATTACCTTTTAAAATGGATACTGATCAAGCTGTGTGTAAAAATAAAGATAATTTAGTAAGTTCTAGTTATATGTGTAATACTTCTTTGGAAAATGCCGGTTGTTTATGTATGACAAATGAACAAGCAAATTATCTAACTTCAAGAGGCGGTAATGCCGGAAAAGATGTTTTTACATATTAATAAAAAAATTATATATTTATATTAACTTTGTAACCTTGTTTTATAATAACCTTAATCTTTTTTTATTTTATAATAGCCTTAATCTTTTTTATTTTATAATAACTTAATGTTGTTTTATTTCATAATAACCTTAATCTTTTTTATTTCATAATAACCTTGTTATTATAATTTTGCGATATAATCATTATAAATAATATTTTTTTTCAAATATGGTAATAACAATAAATTATCATTTAACATACAATTAAAAATAGTGTTTGCTGCTATAACATCCCATTTTGAATTATGTGCATTTACCATATCATCATCAGTAAAATGTTTATATACATTACTTAATTTAACTGACGTTAAAATATTATTTTTCTTTAATTCATTAGACCAAAATAACGTGCAACATATATTTTTATTATCTATTAGTTTTATTAAGTCAGTATATTTTAAACGAGAAGCTTCACTTTTTATAATATTAATATCAAATATAATATTATGACCAACTATAAAATCTACATCAATAATATCATCATATAATTTTTTTAATGATTCTAATACTGAAATACCATTTTTTAATGCAATTTCATAAGTAATATGATGTATATGACTATTATTTATAAGAAATCCATTTGGTTTAATGTAATTATCTTGTTCTAATATCAAATTATTACAACTATCAAATTTTTGATAACTTATTTGTATCATTCTTGCATTATTATATTTACTCGTATCATCATAATTATAATAACTATCATGATTTTTCATAATTGGTAATCCATTAGTTTCTGTATCTATAACTAAATATTTATATTTCATCATCTTTGCAATATTATTTAAAACATAATAATCTCCAATTTTATAATATTTTTTATAATAATCAACTAGTAATTCTATTTTTAAACTTTTTCCTATTTCAAAATTTATATTTTTTTCTAAATAACTTTTTAAATATTTTTTTGCAAAAATATTTGCTACCTGTAAATTATTTAATAATGGATTATCTATTTTTTTTAAATTAATTGATTCTGTCTTATTAATCATATCTTGTACACTTTTAGTTGCTCTTTGTGATAAATATTCTAGGTAAAAAGTAGTATTCTCAAATGATAACCATTTTTCTAAATTAAATTTATATTCTAAACCTCTGATTGGATTATAAATTATTACATTGTATATAAATATATTTTTATGGAACATTAATGAAACTAGACCAATACTTTGTAAATACCAATCTAACATAAAATTATCATCATTAGAACATCTTATTAATAATAATGTATCATTAAAATACCAATCATAAATACCATTTAATGAATATTTTTTGTTTCTTATATACTTATTTGTTGTTGCATTATAATTATCATTTATTAAAAAAGTAACATATTCATCAATCATTGGCATTATTATTTTAATATTATCTTTGAATATATTATAAAAATAATCTTTATACAACATCCTTTTTCTATTATATTGAATTTGCTTACATAAAGATACATTATAAATATGTAATAAAACTTGATTATTATTTTTATATTTATTAAAATATTCTTTATATGATATACATAATTTTTTCTTTAAATCATCAGAAATACTAAAATCTTTTATTATTAATATGTATTTTGGATTAACATTATATGTTACAACTATATTTGTAATATTTCTTAATAATACATTAATTTTATATACATGAGGCAATAATATATTTTTGTTAATAACATTTTTTAACAATTCATATTCTAAATATTTATTTTTATTTTTTTTTATATTTTTATAATAAATATTTAATTCTTGTTTTATTAATGTTTCATATTGTGAATATAGTGTATAATCTTCTTCATTTAATCTAATACTATGAGATATCACAAAAGCTTCACGGTAAAAAATATTTTTGTCATGTTCTTTTTTAATATTGTTATATTCTATGAATCTAAAAATATAAACATTAATAAAATTATAAAAATCTGAACTTGTTCCTTCATCTATTATTTTTTGATCCAAGGTAGTTGAAGGATATAAAATATTAACTTGTGGTGTTTCAGTTATCATATTATTATTTCTTAAATATAAAATATCATTATCATCAAAGGACTTTATTATTTTAAAAATATCTTCTTCATAATAAAATTTTTCATGTGTACTAAGACCATATATTTTAGGATCATTGTTAATATAATTATATAATGTTTTAGGAACTTCTTGGACAAATCTGGAAACAAAATTAGGATATTTTGAATTATGTTCCATGTAAAAATATAAATACTTTTTTGCTCTAGTTGTAGCTACATAAAATAGTCTTCTTTCTTCTTCTATATTAATTATATCCTTCCTACTTGGAAAATTATAATCTTCACAACCTATTAAAAACACGCAATCCCATTCTAATCCTTTAGATTTATGAATAGTTGATATAGTTAAACATTCAAAGTTTATTTTAGCTTTTATATCACATAAATCATCTGTCAATAATGATACATATGGTATTTTATTTTGATTAGTATTGTTATATTTTTCGATATATTCTTCTATTTTTTTTAATTGAATATTATTTCTAGATAATATAGCAATATTACCATATCTTATATTATTTTTTATTAATGTACTTATCTTGTTTAATATTTTAAATGACATATCATTAATATTATTAAAATACTCTAATTCAGGTTTTATATTTATTGTATTATTAATAGCTAACATTGTTTTTTGTATCTGTTTTTTATTATTTGATATTGATTTATTAGCAAAATCTATAATTTCTGGTGTTGATCTATAATTATTCGTTATCGTAAATGTTTTTAAATATTCAATATCTTGGTCAATATTTATAATATAATCAATATTTGCTCCTCTAAAACTATAAATATTTTGTGAATCATCACCAATTACAGTAATTTTCGTATTATTTTTATAAAATTCCATTAAAATATTGTATTGAATACTATTAACATCTTGAAATTCATCGATGAATACGTAATCATATTGATTGGTAATTACGTAACCATTATTGCTTTGCAAATATTTTAATAATTCAGTGCTAAATTCTTGAACGCCAACATAATAATCTTTTTTAAAATATCTATAATATAATTTACATGATATACTATCAATAGTTCCTACAAGTATATTTGGTTTAAATCCAAATATTTCTTTTAATTTTCTCTTCATATTTTTTGCTGCATCTACATTAAATGTCATTAATATTATTCTATTTGGTCTTACTTTATTATCTATTAAATATTTAATTCTATAAATTATTGTTGTAGTTTTACCTGAACCTGCTCCCGCTATAACACGAATATTATTTCCTATATCGCATTTAATAATATTTTCTTGTTCTAAAGATAAATTTATACTTTTTTCATTATTCAAATAATTTTGAATCTTGTCATATAAATCGTTTAATTGATTTTTATTATATTTCGATACGTTACTTACTAATTTAGTCTTATTAATTTCAGTTAATAATTCTGTTTTTGTTTTTGATTCTGTTTTTATTATTGTTTTTGGTTCTGATTTTGGTTTTGATTTTGTTGTTGTTTTTGCTGTTGTTTGTGTTTCATTCATTATTAAAATTGTTATTATAATTGTTGTTATAATAATTGTTATTATAAATTATGAATAAAAATTTCAATTTTAAAAAAAAAAATGAATAAATATTCTCATATAAATCTGTTATATATATATTAATATTAATAATATAAAAGATGAATTGTGTATTTTGTAAAATACCTAGTGATAATATATTATCATGTAATCATATTTATTGTAATGAATGTTTTGATATGATAATTGCGAATTGTCTAGATAATAATTTGGTAGCGAAATGTATCGTTTCTAATTGTAATAATATTATTTTGGATGACGTTCTTAACTATACTAATGATGTATTGTTAGATAATTATTTAACAAAAATTAATGAATTGAAAGAACATGATGAAAATAATAGTGCAAATATTATCACAATCAATAATAATTTTAATCCTGATAACTTTAATCCAGATAACTTTAATCCTGATAACTTTAATCCTGATAATTTTAATCCCGATAATTTTAATCCTGGTAACTTTATGGATTTTGTTGATAATACGACAAATGAAGAAAGTGTTTACAAAAAAACTGATGAAGAAAGTGATAACGAAAATATTATAGAAAGTGAATGTTCAATTTGTTATGAAAATTATAATTTGAAAAAATTTAATTTTTTTGATTGTTGTGAACATATATTTTGTCCTGATTGTATTTTTAATTATCTATCTATAAAAATAAATGAAGGTGATATAAATATTAAATGTCCTGACAAAAACTGTCAAGAACATTTATTATATAACGATATCATTAATGTTATTAAAAAAGATCAAATAATACGCGACAAATATGAAACCTTTTTATTAAATTACGTAGAAAATCAACATTTAAATAATGATATTAAATACAAAATTACACATTGTCCTGAACCTTCATGCAATTTACTTATAGAATATACACATAATAATAATAATATACATATCGCATGTCCTTTTTGTAAAAAACAATTTTGTCCTAAATGCAAAAATATCCATTTAGATATGACATGTGAAAAATATTCTGAATCATTAAAAGCAACAAATTTTGATGAATGGTTATCAATAAAAGGTAAATTAGTGAATGAGTGTCCTAAGTGTAAAAATTTAATAGAAAAAAATTTTGGTTGTAATCATATGACTTGCAAAGTATGTAAAACTGAATTTTGCTTCATATGTTCTCATATTTATACAAAAGACGATAATCATAATTGCAAAGATCAAATTGATGAAGCTAGAACACAAATTTTATCAACTAGCATTAAATTTAATAAAACTAGTAATTTAAATGATGTTCCTAGTTCTAGTTCTCATGATGTGTCTAGTTTTAGGTCTAATATTGCTAATATTGCATTCTTAAGTAGTACAAGTGAGGATGAAAGTGATGAAAGCGATTATGAAAGTGATGACGATCTATGGTAATATTTTTTATAATAAATTTTCTGTGTCATTTTAATATAATTAATATATATGTATAAATTATAATGAAAAAAATAGCTATTATATGTTATTATGATTTAAAAGAATATTTAATACATATTAAAGAATATTTAATAGAATTTTTATATGAAGTTATACATTATCCATTATTTAAAAATGCGTATGATGCAAATGACAAAATTAATAATTACAAAGAAGATTTGGCAAATTTTGTATTAAAAAATAATGTAGATATAGTTATATGGTGGTTTTTGGATGTTCCTCCTGATGTTTTTAAATATGTTAAAGAAAAAAACAAAAATACTTTTTTTATAATGTATAATTCTGATGATCCTTGTAATGTCAATGAAATAACATTTGAAAAAATTAAAATTTTTAATATGATATTAACTCCCTGTAAAGAATATTTAGAAAAATACAAAAGAATAGGCGGAATTAAACATGTTCATTTTATAACTCCGGGTTATGAACCATCAATATACTTTCCATGTCAAAAAGATGAAATTGATGATAAATATGTTTGTGATATTAGTATGATATGTTATAATTTATATGATGATAAATTTTTTAATCAATATATACCGAGAAAAACATTAATAAATGATATAATAGAGTATTGTAAAAAAAATAAAAAAATATTTAAAATTTTTGGTCCTGATACTATGAAAACACTTTATCCAGATAATTACGTCGACGATATCGAGTATATTAATAAATATAAATTATACAGCTCAAGTAAAATAAATATAGTTACACATCCATTTTGTAATAAACAACTCAGTTTAAACGGCGAGGAAATACCAGTTTTGGCATGCAAAGGATTATTATTAATGGATAAAATTAAAAGTCATGAAGAAATATTTATAAATATGAATAATTGTGTAATATTAGAAAAAGATACTTATATTAATCAAATAAATAGTATTTTAGATATGTATAATAGTAATTTAAAAAAAATAAATGAAATTAAAAATAATGGTTTCAAAACTGCAAGTAATTATACTTGGAAACTTTGGGTAAAAAATATTCATACATATATTTGTGAATTATTTTTTAATGAAAAATTATATGCTGAATTATATAATCATAAAACAACAGATCGTAATAAACTTAAATTACATTGGTTAAGTAAAGGTATAAATAATAAAGAAATTTGTTATGATTTTAATGTTCCTAATGAATTTAATCACAAAGATTATGCCGCTAGTAATAATTTGGATCCAGAAACAAATATTAAGAAATTATATTTTCATTGGTACACGAACAGTCGTGATATTGCTTATATTACTGATAAAAAAAATCAAACAATTAATACAAGTGAATTAAATACTAATATGGAACAATATTTTATGATATGCACGGCATTAAATGGTATAAGGGATTATAAAAATCGTGATTCTAGTCTAAATAATTTAAATATATTATGTAAAAATAATCCAGGTGTAAAAATCAATAATATACTTAAATCTTATTTGTCATTTTGTGATTAAATGAATTAAAATAAAAAATTAAATCAACATTTCAAATTCTTTTTTTTGTCTTGGCGTTGAGATAAGTTTCGCAAAATCAGATATTAAAATATTGATCTGCGAAGCTTTCAAAAAAGAATCGCTTTTATTGTAGCGCACAAAACAATAACCTTCTTTTTTGATTCGCTCTTCTTGTTTGAACATTGGTAAATTATTAGGTTTGACGATATAAATCATGGTTGCTTTATCGTTTGGCATAATAATATCTACCAATTGTTCTTTATCTTTTTGCAATTCTTGTTCCTGTTCTTGTTCCTGTTCTTGTTCCTGTTCTTGGTTTAATTCTTCGTCATCCCAATTAATTGGTGAGGTAAGCCAGTTATTTGCCATTGTTATAGTTTATTCTAGTATTGTAATGAATCTATTTAAGAATAATTGTTTCAATTTTTTTAGCAGACATCAAATAATCTTATAATTATAAAAAAAAATCAAAAAATAATTATTCAAAAAAATATTTATTCAAAAAAATATTTTAATTATTTACAAGTATGCAAAATTTTTATATTTGAATGTATATTATTGATACATGAAGTTAATTTATTTAATAATTCTTCTTCGTCGTTAACAATTATTGGTTCAAAATATTTTTGAAAATCATTAATAACGTAATTATTATCTACAAAATCTATCATAAAAATATCATCTTCACATATCAAATTATTTCTTTCTTCATATATACAAAATTTCAATAGATGATCATTACATAATTGTAATATACTAGAATCTAAAGATATGTTATATTTTACTTGTGATCTTAAATTGTTAATAATGTTATCTAACATGATATAATTTATTATTATATATAAATATATCTATTTAAACGTGTTTATTTTCATTTTTTTTGCGTATAAATAAAACAAATTATTTATTATTAATAATATAAATGACCAAAATAATAATAACTTTATATTACGATTTTATCGAACCAATTAAAACTGCTAAAGAAAGTTTAGAAAAATTGGGTATTCAAGTTATTGGTTATCCAATGTTCAAATACAATTCTAACCAAACTGAATTAGAAATTAGATATGAAGATTTTATTAACTTTGTAGAAGTTAATAAACCTGATTATGTTTTATGGTGGAATTTTTATGTTCCAGAAAGAATCATCGAAAGGACCAAATTAGTTCATCCAATGTTAAAAAATTATATGTATAATTGGGATGATCCTTTTTGTTGGAGTAATGCTGAGTATGCAGATAAAATAAAACATTTTGATATGGCTTTTGTATCTTCATTAGAAAAATTTGCTAATTATAAACGTTTAGGATGCGATCCAGTTTTATTATATCCAGGTTATAATAAAAATATTCATTATCCGATAATTTATGACGATGACGATGACAAAGAAAAATATAGTTGTGATGTGAGTTTTTGTTGTACAAATTTATATGAAGACAAAACATATTTCAATAATCAAATAATACCTAGAAAACAATTAATTGATGATGTTTATAATAATCAAACAAAATATAATTATAAATTTAACATTTATGGACCCGAATTTTTAAAGGAACGATATCCATTATCTTATAAAGGGGAAGTAAGATATCAAGATACTAATAAAGTATTTAATTACAGTAAAATAAATTTATGCACTCATGTAACTGATGCTAATAGTTATTTGAATGAGCGTGTCATTTTAATTATGGCATCAGGAGGATTATTATTAGTTGATAATGTTAAAAATATTGATAAAGTATTTGACAATAATTTAAAAAATTTTATTATATTGGACAAGAACAATTATATAAAACAAATAATTGGCATATTAAAAAATTATGATGAATATATATTAATTAGAAATAATTGTTATGATACCATACAAAATAAAGATTGGGATAATTGGGCTAATATGTTATGTCAATACTTTTAATTTTAAATATCATTATATAATATATTATGTTAGATTTATTACAATACTCGTCATTTAAAGAGTTAAAAACTTATTTGGAAATTGCGAAAAGCAATAATGATAAAAATATGGAAAAAAATATAAGAATATTAATGAAAAAAAAATTATTAGAACATGAACAAAATATTAATAAACAAAAAATTATAAACAATAAACAAGGAACTAATAATAAACAAAATAATCGAGAAATAAAACAAGAAATTAAAAATACCATAAATCAAGAAACAAAACAAGAAGTTTCTAAACGAGACATTTCTAAACAAAATAATATTAATGAATCCAAAAAAAATTCATTGTATAATAGAAACGCCATGTATAAAAATATTAACGATCGTCTCAAATTTCAATCTCAATTAATAAGTAATATAAATAACAATGGGAAAACAAATTTTGAAAAACCGTATTTGTAATTTTTTATTGAATATTTTATATTTTTTTATTTACATTGTATATAATGAATCATGACAATAAAAAATATTTTTTGTTAAATTCACAAAATTTAACATATAACGATTTATATATATTAGCCAAAATCATAAAACATTTTGATAAATATGGCACTGTTGAATTTAATCCTGATATTGCTAAAGCTGTTAATAATGTGTTCAATAAAACACAACCAGAAAAATATATTCCATTATTTTATACTTATTATCATTTAGAAAAAAAACATGATCCAACTATTTTTGATGATTATAAAGCCGATAATTTTTATACTTTCTTAGCTGGAGGTAAAAAAAGAGGTTTCTCAAAAAAATCATCTAAATCATCTAAATCATCTAAATCATCTAAATCATCTAAATCATCCAACTCATCCAACTCATCAAAATCATCAAAAGAACAAAAAATACCAAAATCATCAAAATCATCAGAAGAACAAAAAATACCAAAATCATCCAAATCATCAAAATCATCAAAATCATCAAAATCATCAAAATCATCAAAATCATCAAAAGAACAAAAAATACCAAAATCATCCAAATCATCAAAATCATCAGAAGAATCCAAATCATCCAAATCATTAGAAACAAAAAAAACAACAAAATCAAACGACAAAAAATCAACTGAATCTAACAACGACAACACAAAAAAAGATACAAGAAAATCACCAAGTAACACAATAAAAACACAATTAAATAATATAATTACAGGAATAAGAGCATCTTTTTCTAATTCACAACCTCAACTAGAAAACAAGACACAAAAAGCTACACATAATTTAATACAAGGGTTGAAAGGTAAAGAAAAAAGTGAATATTCTGATTCAGAAGAAGCATCATTAATTAATTCAATCGGTTTATTATCTAGAACAGGAGTAAAATCAGTAGGTAAAAAAACAGGTAAAATTATAAGTTCGCAAATTAATAAAAAAAATAATATGGTAGATAACATAGACAATACTATAGAAAATAACGAAAATAATATACAAGATAATACAGAAGATAATACTGAAAATAATACAGAAAATAATACAGAAAATAATACTGAAAATAATACTGAAAATAATACAGAAAATAATATAAAAAAATAATATAGAAAATAATATAAAAAATATTAACTATAAATTAAGATAAAAAATTATTAACAATTCATATTAATCTTTTTTATTAATTTTATTGATTAGTTTATTTATTTATTTAATAGGAGCTTGAGCTACTATTCTATATGCATGTGATATGCCGGATCTAGCACTAGGTCTGACTATTCTAAATATGTCACCTATATGACCTTTAAAATATATTGCGGCCGGATCTGTTATTAATATTTTTGGTAAATCTTTTTTTTGCACCAAATATTCTTTTAATACCATTTCTTTTTCTTCATTTTTTAACTTGATATGTAAAGGAACCATAACTTGTTCCATTAAATCACACATCAAGAATTTTTCTTCTAATATTTCTACATTTTTATACATTAAAGCACCTGATATTGCACGCTTATTTACACTAGAAACTATTAATAATTTAGGTATATCCTTATTTGAATTCAAAAAATCTGCTAAACCATAATTTTTACCGATTGAAGTTATCTTGTAAGGTATTATTTTTATTATCATTTGTTTTATTTTTTCGTCATTTTCATAATTATTTATATCTATTAAATACTTTAAATCATCATGTTCGGGATTATTTGGTTTAATTACCTTATTTATAGTATCATCAGCTACATCTAAATAACCTCTTCTTGTTATCATTTTTATAGCATTCATTAATACTGTATCCCTTATTTCTTCACTATTTTTTTCAACGTTAAAAGTTATTGCGTTATTCATATATAATATTGATTTATAATAATTTATATAATTATAAAATAAAATTTATTCATTTTTTTTTCTAAAACAACATTCTTCAAAACAAGTATTGTTTATATATTGGATCATCATTTGCATATGATTCATTAAGTTCAACAATATCTTTAAAACCTTCATTTATATCAGGTATTTCTAATTTTTTTGAAAATATATTATATGCTATTTTTGGCACAATAGGAACATTTTTTGTCAAATGTCTGTAAATATTATTATGCATACATATACCTTTATCAATATTATAATATATGCAATAAATAGGTATTTTATACTTTTTGGCAATATTAATATATTCTAGTCTAGTTTTTTTTTCCGGATTAGTATTATCAATTATTATTTTTTCATTATTATTCGCATAATTTGCACATAATTTTATACAAGCATTTGTAGTCAATTTTTGAGTGTCAGAATTTATTCGTTTATATCCATGACCTACAAATAATTCTGCAATAGAACTTTTACCTGAACCTGACATACCTACATTTACGATAATATTCAATTCGTTAGTAGGTATTTTATTTAATAAATCATTAAATATTTTTTCTACTGACGAATTATTTACGATAGGATAATTTATATTACATGATACATTTTGATTATTAAAAAATTCTTTGTTATGGATAAATTTTATATTTAAATTTTTAGCAAATTTAAAATCCGTGTCAGAAAAATCGCCTATAGCACCACCTGCATCGCCGCAAAAAATTGAGCCATCTTTATTATATTTAATATTATCTAAAATATATGGTAATGGTTTTCTGTATTTGCTATCAAAACAAACAAATATTAACATTTTTTTAGATAATATTTTACATAATTCATTTACTTTTATTTTCCAAGCATCTAATCTATCTTTATTTTTATTTAATCCTTTTTGGTTAGTTACTATAGCTATGTTATTCATTGTTAAACTATTTATTTTATTTATGACATTTGGTAATATTTTTAATTTTTTTGTTTTAAATTCAATTAATGTATTATCTAAATCAAAAAAAATAAAAGGTTCTGATTCTTGGATAATAAAATTATCATAATTTCCAATTGAAAAAAAAGTTTGATCGTCCCATATTATTGACATTAATTATAAATAATAATATTATATATATTTAAATTTTTAGTTTAAAATTTCATTTTTTTAATGGCGTTATTATATATTTTATTGTCTCAGTTTCTACCGGAACAGTAGAATTAAATATTTTTGATAATTTGTATTCATCTGATAATTTATGAGACGTCATTAATTTAAACATTTCTTCGTGATCTATAATATTATTATAATTATTATCATAACTATTAACATAACTATTTTCATCATTAATAAAACTACCGTCTTCGTTATTGATATCATTATTATCAATCAAAATATTTATCAAATTATCATTTTTTACAGATGGTTTTTTCTCACTTGATTTAGAAAATATACAATCTTCATCGTCAGAAAAATCTTCAGTCAGTATAAAACTTTCTGATGAATCAGATGATTCTGATGATTCTGATATAATATTAGATAATATATTTTCTTCTGTATCGGTCGAAAATTCTTCATCTAATAAAGGATTTTCTTGCTTATTATTTTCTTGATTATTATTTTCTTGATTATTTTGTATAATTACTTTAAATTTAAATAATATATTTTGTAAAATATTAGCATGACATTTTTTTATATCATTAATATTAATTTCTCCTCTCATCAAAGATAATAATAATTTTATATATTTTGAACTAATATTAACAATATAACCGTTGTTACTATCACAAAATATATGATTATTATTTTTATGTAAAATAAATGATTCATAAAACAATGTATTTTTATATTTTTGTAAAAAATCTAAGGACAACGTAAATTTAGTATTATCTACGTGTAAAAAATATAAATTATTCATTATATATATATTTAAATAAAATGTTTATAAATTTATACGCAATTAATAATAATAAATAATATATCATCATATTATTTATTATTTGTTAATATGAATAGTATGTTATTAAAATAAAATTGATATTTTTATTTTAATAATATATTAATCATATTATTTATTAATAATAATGAATCAAAAAATACTTGTTGTTGTAGAATCTCCTGATAAAGCTACCAAAATACAAAAAATATTAGGTAATGATTATATCGTTATAGGTTCTAAAGGTCATATTTTAGAATTAGATAATAAAAATATGTCAATAGATTTAGAAACTTTTACTCCTAAATATTGTCCTATTAGTTACAAGTTTAATAATAAAACATTTAATAGCAAAACTATTATTGATAAAATTAAATCGACATATAAAACATGTAAAACTATTTATATTGCAACTGACGACGACAGAGAAGGTGAAATGATTGGTTGGTGTATTGAATATATATTAGGATTAAATAATAGTTTAAGAATGAAATTCAGAGATACTTCTAAACAAACCATTTTAAAATCGATTAATAATTTAGGACCAATGGACTATAATCTTGTTTTAGCACAAAAAACTAGACGAATTATTGATAGAATTATTGGTTATGAATTATCTCCATTATTATATAAATATTATAATGAACATAATCTGTCCGCTGGACGTGTCCAAACTGTTGTTTTACGTTTAGTTGTAGAATTAGAAGAAGATATACAAAATTCTATGAATAATGACTTTGTATTCACTTTAGAATCATTATTTAATTATAATAAAAATAATTTTAAAACATCAGTCTATAATACTTTTAATATAAAAACAAATAATAAAGATAATAATAGTAAAGATGATAATAATAATGATGATAATAATGTCAAAAATGATGATAATGATAATGATAATGATAATGATAATGATAATGATAATGATAATGATAATGACGATAACGATAAAGATAGTAATAATAAAAAAATAAAAACTACATTATTTAAGCCTAAAACTGAAGAACAAGTAAATGCTTTTTTGTTATTATGTAAAGATAAAATATTTAAAGTTAATAATATATATAATTTAGAGCATTATCAAAAGCCTCCTGCTCCTTATATGACTTCGTCAATGCTACAAGATGCGACTAAATTAGGTTTTAATATAAAATATACTACAACTTTGGCGCAAAAATTGTATGAATTAGGATATATTACTTATATTAGGACAGATTCAGTTCAATTATGTCAAGAATGTTTAGATACAGTTAAAAATTATGTTATTGATAATTATGGTGAAAAATATTATCATGCAAATATATATAAAAATAAAAAATCTGCCCAAGAAGCTCATGAGGCAATTAGGCCAGTAGATTTTACTAAATTATATTTAAATGATAATAATATTACTCCTGATGGTGAAAAATTATACCAAATGATATTTATTAGAACTATTATGTCCCAAATGAGTTCTGCTATATATTCTGAAACATTATGTATTATTAATAGTAATAAAGTTGATAAAACTTTTGTATCCAGTTTCCAAGAATTAATATTCGATGGTTATTTAATCGCAAATACTATTTTTGATAATAATGATGATAATAATGATAATGATGATAATGATGATAATAGTGATAACAATAGTAATAACAGTAGTAATAATGTTAACAAGACCTTAGGTAAAATGAATAATAAGGATAATAAAATAGAATTTCCAAAAATAGGATCTATAGTAAAATTAAGTAAGATTTTAGCTAAACAAGAATATAAAAAACAAAAACCAAGATATAACGAAGTATCTTTAATTTCTAAAATGAAGCAACTTGATATCGGTAGGCCTGCAACTATTGTTCCATCTATAAATAAAATAATAGATAAAAAATTTATTATTAAGCAAAATTTCAAAGGTCAAGAAAAAGAAACTAGTATAATTAATTATAATTATGACACGAATAAATTAACAAAGACAAAAAGTAAAATGACAGTTGGTAAAGAACAAAATAAATTTGCTCCTTCTGAAAAAGGTATAAATATAATTAAATTTATGAGACAATACTTTCCTACAATTATTGATTACAAATTTACTGCAACTGTAGAAAAAGATTTAGATAAAATAGCAAAAGGTAAAAAAAATAAAGATGATGTATTAAAAATATTTTACGATAATTTTCATCCTCTAGTTGTCGATTTAACTAGTAAATGTAAAAAAATAGAATATAAAAACGATGATAAATTTATAGGTATTAATGACAATCATGAATATTATACAGGAAAACGTAAATATGGTCCGGTAGCAATCAAAAAAAATATTGACACACAGGAATGTTTTTACCATAATATAGATAATACTAATGATATTACATTAGATAGTATTATAGAAATGTTTGCATATCCTAAAAAAATTGGTATTCATAATGATAAAGATATTATACTTAAAAAAAAGAATAATTTATACGTTTCATATGATAATTTGAATATTTCAATTGATGAAAACATAGAAAATGATATTGAAGCTATAATTAATGTAATTGATGAGTATATTAATAATAAACCTAAAATTTTTACTGATAATAAAACAACATACAAAGTATTAAATGGTAAATATGGTCCATATATTAGTATTACTAAACAAACTAAAACCAAAACTAGCCCTCAAAATATTAAAATACCTAATAGTTATGATATTGATAATATTGATTTGAAAACCATTAAAACTATAGTTTCCAATAATAAAAAAAAAACAAGTCCTACAAAAGCTACTCAAAACACTTTAACTAAAGATACTATTACTAAAGATACTATTACTAAAGCTACTACTAAAGCTACTACAGCCAAGGCTACTACTACCAAGGCTACTACAGCCAAGGCTACTACTACCAAGGCTACTACAGCCAAGGCTACTACTACCAAGACTACTGTTGATAAAGCTACTGCTAAAGCTACTGCTAAAGCTACTGCTAAAGCTACTGCTAAAGCTACTGCTAAAGCTACTACTAAAGATACTAAAAAACTAATAAAGAAAAATTAAAATAAATTAATATACTTTAATTTATAAATTAATATACTTAATAATTTATAAATTCTTCAAGTTTCCATTTTTCTCTTGATCCATCAGGTAATTCTCTTTCGATAATGAGGGGCATTTTTTTATGTTCTAATTCTAATTTTGCTACTTCATTTGGCGGTAATTCTGCGGCTCCTTTAATAAATGATTTTGCTCCTTTTGCTATCTGATCTGTTCTCAAGGATAAGATTCTGATTCTTTCTTTATCAGTTAAAAATGGTTTTGTTATTCTGTCACTAGGTTTTACATTTTTTTTTTCATCTTTGCGCTTAATTTCTTGGAAATGTGATATAATTTTTTTATCATCTTTTTCATTTTCGGGTAATTCATCTAATGTATCTAATGCATCGGTTGTATAATCATATACACAATTTTTATAATTGTTTTCTGTTTCAGTTTCTTCTATTTCATCTTCACCACTATCATCATCAGAAGTGTTAGTATTTTCAGATTCATCATCGGAACTCGAATTTAAAGATTCTTTATTATCATTTTCTGCCTCTTCTGTTTCTGAATCATACTCAGAATCAAACTCTTCTACATCATCTATATCATCTTCCCATTCATCATTAGATTCTGTTTCAGTTTCTGAACCACTTGTTAAACTATTGTCATCATCTTCAGCAAATTTTTTAGGCATAATATATATTTAATTTATATAATTTATATGTTATTATAATAAAATAATATATCAATTTTTTTTATAATTCAAAAATAGTCGAACACACCATACATATATATTTTACGCGATATGATTTATTTGGTTTGAAAAATTTGGCATCTTTTTTAATTGGTTCTTTATGTGTAATACAGTCTTTATTCGCACATATATAATTTTTTGTATGAGGTAATATTTTACTATTTGACATTACTTTATCATTTTCTGATATATAATTTTGAGTTATATTACCATATGTTTTTGATAATATTAATGTCCCAGACTTGATAGCCTTAACATTGCCACAATTATTACAATTAAAAAATACCTGCTCGTTACTAGTTTTTTCTTCATCTATACTTTTTTGAGCATTTTTAGTTATATCAAATATATAATTACAATTAGGACAATAAAACATTATTTATAATATTTATATATATATTAATATATTTATATAATATAAATAATATATTATAATATATAAATATCATTTTTTATTTATATGGATACCAAATTATATGAAAATATAACAAGTTACGAACTTCATTTGATGATAAAAAAGAATTGGACTTTTTTGAAATATGTTAATGATGATAAACAAAGTGAAGAATTATGTATGGAAGCAATAAAACAAAATCCTAATGCATTACAATATATAAAATATCAGACTAATAAAATGTGTCAAGAAGCCGTTAGAATAAATCCTCATTCTTTATCATTAGTTACTTATAAGACACCATCTTTATGTATGGAAGCAATTATTCAAGACCCAACATGCATCCAATATGTTCCATCATATATGCAAACTCATGACATATGTATGGAAGCATTAAAAAAAGATGGCATGGTATTAAAATATATAGAAAATCAAACATTACAATATTGTGCTCAATCATTAAAAACAAGTAATGGTCAATCTTTTACCATGATAAAAGACAGAACCAAAGAAATTTGCAAGATTGCTTTACAAATTGATGGTTTATTATTAATTCATATCGAGGACCATAACTATGATTTGTATCTGGAAGCTATTAAAAATAATCCTATGGCAATTAGATATGTTAATTTTAATATATTAAAACAAGATGAAATAAATGAATTATTGACAATAGGTATTAAACAAAATCCTTTAATTTTGAAATATATTGATAGAAAATATCATTATAAAAATATATGTTTATTAGCTTTAAAAACTGACAAAAATAGTATAAATTATATTAAAAATGATGAAATAGATATATCTAGCATAGAAGAATTGCAATCAAGTATAGTAATAAATAAAAGTGAAACATGTATTATTAAAACAAATGTCACCAATAATACTAGTAAAATCATAAATTTAAATGATAATATTACACTTTCTAATTATGTTGATAATTATCTAAAAAAAAAAACAACAGAAAATTATATTATTAACAAAATAAATGATAATAAAATTGAATTATATAAAAAAACATATGAAGATAAATATTATTTATATTTTTATAAATATAATAACGAAACAATAACAAAAATTATGGTTTTTGAATTATATAACACTACCAAAGGAATAATTTTATAATAACAAAATAAATTAAGCTAATAAACGTTCAACATTAGCTTGATATAAAAATTTATTATTTATTAATTCATTCATAAATTTAATATCACTTATTATTTTAATTATATCTATGATATTATATAAATTCATATTTTCTTGTTGCGTCACTATTTTATTTCGCCTCAAAACTTGTTCCTTTATAAATTGTTTTTGTAATGGTTCTATTTTATCACAATCTACTGTATTTTTTTTAAAACAATAATGATATCCAATATGATTATCATTATTTAATATAGATAACGAGTTAAAATAAGAAAATAATATGCTAGGAATTATAATTTCATAATATTCATATTTATGACTCGAATTATCATATACTTTGAAATATAAATATTTGTATGTATATTCATCATATTCTATTTGTTTTAGCATTTTCCTAGTTAATGGTATGTCAGCTATATCGCATAATAATAATGCATTAAATGTTAATATGTTTTCAGTTTCCTTGCTAATTTTCATTATAATTATACTTAGTTTTATTTATTATATTATATAATTACTTGTATCAAGTTTTTTTTTTCAATTTTAAAAATGAAATTTTAAACTTGACGTGTTATTATATATAAATATATAGTAATAAACAATAAATATATGAGCGGGAAAATAAATTTGATCCTTGGATGCATGTATAGTGGTAAAACTACCGAATTAATTAGCCGTTTTAATAGATATAAAATAGGAGGTAAAAAATGTATAATGGTTAAACCCCAAATTGATAATAGGTATCATGATGAATATGTTGTTAGTCATGATGATATTAAAATTCAAGCTCTAGTTATCAAAAAATTAACCGATGTAGAAAATGAATTAGAAAATTATGATGTCATTTGTATTGATGAAGTTCAATTCATTGATGATGTTGTAGAAATAAGTGAAAAATTAGCAAACAAAGGAAAAATAGTTGAATTATGTGGCCTAAGTGGTAATTATAAAAGAGAACCGTTTCCAATCATAAGTAATTTAATACCAAAAGCAGAAAATATTATTTTTAAAAAAGCAATTTGTAAAGAAACAGGTAAAAGCGCAGCATTTACTAAAAGATTAGTAAATGTAGACGGAGATATATTAATAGGAGGTAGCGATTATTATTCAGCTACAGATAGAAATACCTATTTTAAAAATTGAAATTAAAAATTTAAAATAAAACACATATTTATCATTATTTTATATTAATACAAATGTATAAAACTAAATTTATTATATTATTATTCATATTTTGTTTTTGTAATTGTCTTGCCAATAATTTTAAACGTACAAATGTACATCATGATACTACAACTACAACTAGTGACGATGTAGAAAGTTACACACCTACTAAAAGTATTATAACTAGTTCTTCTTCTAGTCCTAGTAAAAGTATTATAACTAGTTCTTCTTGTAGTCCTAGTAAAAGTATTATAACTAGTTCTTCCTCTAGTCCTAGTAAAAGTATTATAACTAGTTCTTCCTCTAGTCCTAGTAAAAGTATTATAACTAGTTCTTCTTGTAGTCCTAGTAAAAGTATTATAACTAGTTCTTCTTCTAGTCCTAGTAAAAGCATTATAACTAGTTCTTCTTGTAGTCCTAGTAAAAGTATTATAACTAGTCCTTCTTGTAGTCCTAGTAAAAGTATTATAACTAGTCCTTCTTGTAGTCCTAGTAAAAGTATTATAACTAGTCCTTCTTCTAGTCCTAGTAAAAGTATTATAACTAGTATGACACCTAGTATTAGTTCTACATCTAGTATTTCTACTAGTTCTACACCTAGTATAATACCTAGTATTTCTACCAGTTCTACTTCTAGTATAACACCCAGTATTTCTACTAGTCCTACTTCCAGTATGACGCCTAGTATTTCTACTAGTCCTACTTCTAGTATGACACCTAGTATTTCTATTAGTTCTACTCCCAGTATGACATCTAGTATTTCTACTAGTTCGACTTCTAGTATGACACCTAGTATTTCTACTAGTTCTACTTCTAGTATAACACCTAGTATTTCTACTAGTTCTACTTCTAGTATGACACCTAGTATTTCTATTAGTTCTACTCCCAGTATGACATCTAGTATTTCTACTAGTTCGACTTCTAGTATGACACCTAGTATTTCTACTAGTTCTACTTCTAGTATAACACCTAGTATTTCTACTAGTTCTACTTCTAGTATGACACCTAGTATTTCTACTAGTCCTACTTCTAGTATGACACCTAGTATTTCTACTAGTATAACACCTAGTATTTCTATTAGTCCTACTTCTAGTATAACACCTAGTATTTCTACTAGTTCTACTTCTAGTATAACACCTAGTATTTCTACTAGTTCTGCTTCTAGTATGACACCTAGTATTTCTGCTAGTTCTACTTCTAGTATAACACCTAGTATTTCTACTAGTTCTGCTTCTAGTATGACACCTAGTATTTCTACTAGTTCTACTTCTAGTATAACACCTAGTATTTCTATTAGTCCTACTTTTAGTATAACACCTAGTATTTCTACTAGTCCTACTTCTAGTATGACACCTAGTATTTCTACTAGTTCTACTTCTAGTATGACACCTAGTATTTCTACTAGTTCTACTTCTAGTATAACACCTAGTATTTCTACTAGTTCTACTTCCAGTATGACACCTAGTATTTCTACTAGTTCTACTTCTAGTATAACACCTAGTATTTCTACTAGTTCTACTTCCAGTATGACACCTAGTATTTCTACTAGTTCTACTTCTAGTATGACACCTAGTATTTCTACTAGTTCTACTTCTAGTATAACACCTAGTATTTCTACTAGTTCTACTTCTAGTATGACACCTAGTATTTCTATTAGTCCTACTTCTAGTATGACACCTAGTATGACATCTAGTTCTACTTCTAGTATGACACCTAGTATTTCTACTAGTTCTACTTCTAGTATGACACCTAGTATTTCTACTAGTTCTACTTCTAGTATGACACCTAGTATTTCTACTAGTTCTACTTCTAGTATAACACCTAGTATTTCTACTAGTTCTACTTCTAGTATAACACCTAGTATTTCTACTAGTTCTACTTCTAGTATGACACCTAGTATTTCTACTAGTTCTACTTCTAGTATGACACCTAGTATTTCTACTAGTTCTACTTCTAGTATTTCTACTAGTTCTACACCTAGTATGACAACTAGTATCTCTACTAGTTCTACACCTAGTATAACATCCAGCATTTCTACTAGTTCTACTTCTAGTATGACACCTAGTATTTCTACTAGTTCTACACCTAGTATGACATCTAGTATGACAACTAGTATTAGTTCTACACTTAGTATGACATATAGTATTTCTACTAGTTCTACTTCTAGTATGATGCCTAGTTCTACTTCTAGTATAACACCTAGTATTTCTACTAGTTCTACTAATATACCCAGTGTAACGCGTTTAATTTCATTAAGTTCTAGTTCAACACCCATAGAAACAATTGTACCTAATCCTACCATACAATATTCAGTTTCTAAAACACCAGATATAACAAATACATTAACACCAACTAAAAGTTCTACAACAAACACATTAACACCAACTAAAAGTTCCATGACAAATACATTAACACCAACTAAAAGTTCTATGACAAATACATTAACACCAACTAAAAGTTCCATGACAAATACATTAACACCAACTAAAAGTTCTATGACAAATACATTAACACCAACTAAAAGTTCTACAACACATACATTAACACCAACTAAAAGTTCTATGACAAATACATTAACACCAACTAAAAGTATATTACCAAGTATGACACATTGTATCACACCTAGTAGTTCTGATACTTCTAGTTCTGATACTTCTAGTTCTAGTAGTTCTGATATTACTAGTTCTGATAGTTCTAGTAGTAGTTCTAGTAGTTCTGATACTTCTAGTTCTGATAGTTCTAGTTCTAGTAGTAGTTCTAGTAGTAGTTCTAGTAGTAGTTCTAGTAGTAGTTCTAGTAGTAGTTCTAGTTCTGATAGTTCTAGTAGTAGTTCTAGTAGTAGTTCTAGTAGTAGTTCTAGTTCTGATAGTTCTAGTTCTAGTAGTAGTTCTGATAGTTCTAGTAGTTCTAGTAGTTCTGATACTTCTAGTTCTAGTAGTAGTTCTGATAGTTACAAAACAAGTTTATATTATGATACAACTATTAAATCAATTACGATTGAAACAAATGACACATTTATTGATTCTAATACAAATAATAAAAGTTCAAAAACGAAAATATCATTCCTAGATATTATATATTCATCGTTCGACAAACATAGTAAAAAACATCATTCTGAACATAGTGGTATTGATAAAAAAAAATTACTAAATTACAGTATATTAATTGCAATTATAATGATAACTATTTTTATATAATCATATAATTATTATCTACTTTATTTTGAATATTTAATAATTTTTGAAAATTATTATCATTTGAAACTTGGACGATTGGTATATTCCTTATATATTGATGTAAGACATTAGGTATTAATCTAATTTGAAAAGTAGTTCCATAAGGCGTATATCCTATTAGTTCTATAATTTTTTTAAAATATATTTTTTTATGTTGAATTTTATAATAATTATATAATTCTCTTTCAATTAATGTTCCTATGCTAACAAGTTTTTTTGTCCAAGGTTCTACAATTGTAAAACTTATTATATCAGTAAAGTTATCAAACAAATTAAAATTATTATATGTCATTACTCTATTAAACATTTCATTTTTAAGTTCGTCAGGACTCATTAAGTGAGGTACAATATTAACAAATAAATTTCTTCTTGCTATAATATTAAGTATTTGATTATATAATTCTTTGTAAATATAAACATGATCTAAAATAATTTTTTCCCAATTTATATCGGGATATTTTAATGCCTCATACATTGCATCATTTGAATTTGTAAAATTTACTATCCCAAAATCTTGAAATTTTGGATCTAACCAATTACCTGTTAAAAAACCTGAATCCGGACTCATATTATTATTTGGAGTTAATAATACTTGGTATGTATCATTATATTTTCTTATACGGTTCATTATATTAACATATTAACATAAAAAATATATTATAATATTATATATAATCATAATGTTCGGTCAAAAATTAGAATCTACAGATCCAATAATTATTACATATTTAAATCAAGATATGACTAATAAACTAACTAGTTATGCAAATTTAAAAAAATTTAATGAAACATTACAACCTCGAGGATATTTGCCAATAGGAACTAATATAACTGTTTCTAAACAAACACTAGATGATATTTTAAAAACTTTTAATTTAAAACGAGGTTGTTGTTTAAAATCACAAGATCCGAAAAAATCAAGTAATTATGTTATTTCAGTTCTTGTTCCTAACGAAACTAATATACAATTACCAAATACACCTTTAGGAAATTTATATAAAAATATTAAATATCATGATGTTATTGTTTCATTTCCTAAATCATTATGTTCTAAATTAGATAGTTCATATTCTGATAGTACTGGAACTAATTGTCAAAATTTTTATGATGTTTATTGTAACAATATTATACAATCATATAAAGATGCAAATAATGGTATAATCGATAATAATTTTACTAATTTTCGCCCTGAATGTTCTTGTTATCTTCCTATACCTAAAAATATTTTAGATACAGGTATTAATGTATCACCTTCATGTGTTTTACCTAGTTGTGATAAAGTAAATGGAGTATTTTTAGATCCTGTATCTTTAAATAACAGTAAATGTGATTTAACGATATGTCAAGCTAAAATAGATTATGGTAATTTAAAAGCCGGAGAAGATATTAACGTGCAAAATAAAATAACACAAGTATGTGGACAAAAAAAACCTGTAAAAACTACTGATACGATTTCAAATAGTAATTTTTATACTAAATATAAAAATTATATATATATCGGAATTTGTATAATTTTTGTAATTATTATTTTGTTTATGATTTTAATAATTGCTGGAATAACATTATTTTAATAATTTATTATTTTAATAATTTATTATTTTAATGATCTATTATTTTGGATAATGATAATGATTTTTTTATATTTAAATCTGAAACAGTTTGTACTAGTGTGCTAAAATATACTTTATGTTCTACTATATTTTGAGGTAAAAACATTTGTTTCCATAATTCCGTATTTTTTATTTGTTCTTCCCTTCTATTATAATATTCTTCACCCCTAAAAGTTTGACCATTAATAAATGTGATTATTTCATTCATAGTTTTGAATTGTTGGTTTGATAATTCAGTATTATTTATTATAAAATCAGTTTTATTATCTTGTATATCATAATCAACAAATATATCATTTAAATATTTATTATTTTTTCTGTTTATATCTATTTTATCTACTAAATCTCTTATTATTTTTATAATATTAGTCATGTCTTTTGGTAATTTGTTTATACATACTAGATATTTATATGATTTATGTTTTCTGCTAATTAACGGTTTATAAATATATACTTGCGAAAACAACATTTTTAATATTAACATTATTTTAATTGTTGGTCTTGTATATGTTTCATATATTTTTAATACCATATTACCATTTGTTTCTAAAATATTTAATGCTATTAATATTTCACCTAATATATTACCATATGAATCCTGTTCTAAAGTATTTCTATATTTACCTTCTTTATCAAATGTTTTTGTATTTAATGCCGAACCAATTATTAAACTCGCTTTAGATTTAGTTGAATTATTATAATATTTTATAAATTTATCTATATCTTCGATATTTGATAAATCACTTATTTCTTGCAAATTGCATATTTTTTTATCTGCCAATAATTTTATATTTTCTTCTTTATTTCCTTTATAAGTACATATATACATATTATCATTATTTTTATAAAATTTGTTTTTATATAACATCACACTTTGTAAAAATGAACCATTATTAGATAAAAATACACAAGGAGAACTTTTATTAACTATATCAAAAGTCATTAATAATTCCCATATTTCATAAAATTGATGATCGATAGGATCGGGAATTATTTTAAATTCTAGATACTGTTTTAAAGAATTTTTTATATCATTCTCATATTCTTCAATATATTCACTATATTTGTGTATTATATTATATGGTTTTTTACGACCTTTAAATTCTTGTGTAACATGTAACATATTATTTTTTGATTGATGTATAAAATGATGAAAACCTAAAGATAATAATGGATAAGGATATTCGTCATGATAATTATGAACATTATTATATTCTAAAATATTAGTTTTAGGTTCAGGTATTAAATATATATTTTGTAATTTCAAATCATTATCTTCTTTATCATTAAAATTTGTTGCTTCACTAGTTTTAGAACTTGAGTCAATAGAACTAGATATTACACTAGTAGAACTAAGGCCATCTGAACTAGTTACTACGCTAGAAGAACTTAGTTCCGTTGAACTTGTTGATTTATCAGTTGCTTTGCTAGTTGCTGCGCTAGTAGATTTATTAGTTGTTTTGCTAGTTGTTTTGCTAGTTACTGCGCTAGTAGATTTATCGGTTGCTTTGCTAGTTACTGCGCTAGTAGATTTATCAGTTGCTACACTAGTAGATTTATTAGCGCCACCTCTTTTATTATTTCTTGTAGTTTTCATTATATTATATATATATATTATAATTACTAATATAATATTATTTATTTTCATTTTTTTCTTATTTAAAAAATGAAATTGTTAATTTTTCGTATCTAAACATAAATTATTATGACAAGTATATATATACATAATGAGTAATATTAAAAATTTTGAGAATATTATTGCTGATGATACTAATAATATGATTAAAAAATTACTATTATCTGTTGGAAAAAATGACGAATTTGAGTTTATTTTCTTCAACAATAAAAATAATTCTAACGCCAATTTAGATTTAGAAATGTTTTTTAATATTTTGGAAATTCTTAAATATAGAAGTAATTATGAAAAATTAGAATTAATTGTAACAAAAACGTTAGATGTATCGATTAATATTGATAATAGCACTTTTCGTGCCTCGATTTCTGATTTAAATAATATTAACAAATATATTACACAATTTTCAAATCATAAAAATCATGTAATTTTTAAATATTTTGTTGAATTATATAAAAAAAACAAATCAGAAATTAATCTAATTAAAAAAGTTAAAGACATGGCTGATATTATCGAAATTCCTGAATTTGATATAAGATTAAAAAAATCTAAGGAAAATAAAGTATCACATGATGAAATTAATATGTTGTCTTCTATTGATGAAACGAAGCGTGATGATGTTACTTATAGATTTAAAGAACGTATTAGTTTAGTTATTGTTAATAATGATAATGAAAGGATTATTATTGATTTAACAAAAATTAAAATGTCGAAACAAATTTTTAATTTAGAATCACGAACACCTAAATATGAATTAGAATTGGAATTAATGACAAAAAAAGGAACTGAAAAACAACTCGTTGTATTATATTCAGAAATTACCAAATTATTAAAAATAATAAATGGACCTTGTATTATTACTAACACTGAAAAAAATGAGGTTCTAGATAATTATAAAAAAATGTTAGATATTGATAACAAAATATTAAAATCATTATACATGAGAAAACCTGAATCATTAGAAATTCAACATGTTGTAGATAAATTACCTAATTTATATTCCGTAACTGATAAAGCTGATGGAGACAGATATCAAATAGTAATTTATAATAATAGTGTTTATTTAATTTCTATTAATCTTAAAATTAAGAAAATAGATTTAACATTACCAAAAAATAATAAATATAATAATACTATTATTGACGGAGAATATATTTACATTCCTAAAGCTAGAAAATACATTTTCATGGCTTTTGATTGTTTAGTTAAAGGAGGTGAAAATATTAGAGAAATATCACAATTATCAGAACGTCTTGTCCATTTAGATGACATAATCGATAATGTTTTTATTTTAGAAGGTCAAAAAGGTAGCAAGCAAAAAAAATTAGATACTAGTAATTTTACTTTTAATATCGAAAAAATTAATCAATTTTATGAAGAAGATATAACTAATTTTTCTAATAATTTAAATCATGATATTAACATTAAAAAATTTATGCATTTACCAATTGTTAGACGTAAATATTTTATATTTCCTTTAGGCAGAAATGAAAATGAGATATTTCAATATTCAGTATTATTATGGAGTTTATATGTTATTACAAACAAAGTGAAATATCCATATAAATTAGATGGTTTAATTTTTACACCAATTGAACAAAAATATATTACTAACGCTAAACAATCAAAATTTATTGATTATAAATGGAAACCTGAGGATAAATTGTCTATTGATTTTTATGTTAATTTTGAAAAAAATCCTGAAGGAAAACAATTAGTAGCTTATGATAATACAGGAGAAAAATTGTATTCAAAAGATAAACCTTATAAAATATTACAACTTAATGTCGGTAAAGTAATCAAAGATGTAGAAGTCCCTGTCCCTTTTCAATATGAAAATGATAAACATATTGCTTATATATTTTTAGATAATAATGAAGCAAGAGATTTAGAAGGTAAAATTATCCAAGATAAAACCATAGTAGAATTTTATTACAATAATGATGTTAATTTACCTAATAGATACAGATGGACACCTATGAGAACCAGATATGATAAAACTGAGCACATGTTAAAATATAATAAAGGATTTGGTAATTATATCGATATCGCTAATAAAAATTGGAGAAGTATTGAAAATCCTTTTACTTTTAATGACATGTTAATTTTATCAAAAGATGCTAGTTATACCAAACATATTGACGTGTTAAGAAACAAAATTGATCATAGTATTATTATTTCAGATAAACAAGATTTAGAATATAAAAGAATTATTAATAATCTATCCAAAAGTTTAACAAATTTTGAAAATTGGATAAAATCAAATACTATTTATACATATCTAAATAAAATTTACATCAAAGGAAGACAATTAAATGTTTTAGATTTTGGATTTGGTAGAGGAGAAGATATTATGAGAATGTATTATGTTGAAGTAAAATTATTTGTAGGTTTAGAAAAAGATAATAATAGTATCATTTCACCCATGAATGGAGCTTTGAGTAGATACGATTTATTTAGACGTAGAAATCCTAATTTTCCACCAATGTCATTTATTAATGCAGATGTTACGGTTCCTTTAGAAATAGAAGAACAAGAAAGAGTTATAGTAAATATGACGAGACAAAATAAAGCCTTAATGCATAAATTCTTTCCGAAGGATAATAAACAAAAAAATATATTTGATTGTATCAATTGTCAATTAAGTATTCAATATTTTGCTTCAGATGTAAATTCATGGTCTAATTTTATAAATAATATTAACTTGTATTTAAAACCAGGAGGTATTTTGAATATGAGTGTATTTGATGCTGACCGTATAGTAGAATTATTAAAAGGTAAAAATGAATTTAAAGTAGAATATGTTGATGAAAAAGGTATTACCAAAAATTTCTTAGAAATAATTAAAAAATATGATGATAAAGAATTATATAATAATAATTTAGAAATTGGAATAGGTAAAGCAATAGAAGTATTTAATGCTACAATTTCACAAGAAAATGAATTTATAACTGAATATTTAATACAAAAGAAATTTCTAATTAAGGAACTTGCCGAAAAATGTAATATGGAATTATTAGATACTGATTTATATGAAAATTTATTCCATATCCAAAACAATTATGTTAATAATTACACCAACTATGAAGCTAATGAAAAAACCAGAAATTTTTTAACCAAGACAATGACATTTTACGATAAAGATAATAATATTAATAAAGTAACTTACCAAATTATGAGATTAAAACGTTTTTATGCTTTTAGAAAGAAAACAACTTCTGTTATGAAAGGAGGTCATACGGATACTAAATTAGATATTAAAAAATTCTTTGATAATAATTTCTTCAGACGAAAATATAATGATTTAGATAACGAAGATCATACATTTTTACATAGTATTTTAGATATACTTAAAAATAGTAAAATGGTTCCTAGTAATGTTACCTTAGAAGAATTTTTTGATTCTGATATCAAATCTGATAAAAATTTAGATAATACTTTTATCAATAAAATATGTAAAAATATTGTCATTAATCACGAAATAGAATTAGATCCTGATACTGAAGCCTTAGATTTGTCCGAAGTAGAAACGACTAATAATATTATTAATAAAGAAATATTAAATGGTATTAATATTATTATTTTAGATGTCAAAAATAAAAAATTAATTGCCAATAAATATGATAGCAATAATTTTGATAATTACATTATATTGTATTTGAATAATGATAAATATGAACCAATTTATAAAAATATTCCTGAGGGCATTACAGGTATATTCAATAAAAAAGAAAAAACCATTAAAAAATTCTTATAAATAAAATTATCAATTTTATATTATAATTATTGATATTATTATTTTATTGTATTATTATTATTTGATTATTATTTGATTTTGATTTATTTGATTTTATTTGATTTTGATTTATTATTTTATTGTATTATTATTTTATTGTATTATTATTTTTTTATAAAAAAAATTAGAGTCATAATTAAAATTATTTTTGTTAAAATATTTTCTGTTAAAATAATTTTAACAAGGTTATTATCGATAATACTAATAATAATATAAATATTACAATATATAATATTATTTTTTCATATTTTGTATTTTCATTATTATTTTTATTAATAATTCCAACGCGACCCAAGATATTATTTTTTTTTTCAGGTATCTCTATTTTAATTGCTAAAATTTGCACAGTATTAAATACTAACTCATTTTTTTTTTCAGGAGCCATCTTTGTTAATTTAGTATATGCACAAACTAAATTTACTTTTGGTTTATCTTTTAATAAAACGTACAATTTTTCTAAAGTTACATCTGTTTCTTCTTTCCAATTATCTTGATCATTTTCATGAGTATAATATACCCTAGTTTGAACTAGACCATCACTACTGACTTTAAATTTTGAAGTGAAGCATTCCAAATTTTCATAATCTTGTGTTTGTTTTTGTTTTACGAGGGGAATATAATTTGTTTGGAATAATTTAGAATTATGATTATCAATGCATTTCAAATTTGACAACATTTTTTTATTACATTTATTATTTTTATCTAACCACATTCTTAATTTATAATCACCTGAATCATTATGCCAATATTTTGGATTAGTTATTCCTGGTCTTTCTAATTTAACGTCTTGTATTGAAAAAATAATATAATCTAGTTTTTTATTACCATAATTATATTTTGGTATGGCTAATGTTTTAAATCTGTCCCTATCATTCTTATTATCTTCTATAAATTGTAATTTATATGATGTTATATTAAATTCATTTATATCAATACATTTATTATCATTTAATTGCTCTAATAATGTATTAAATGAAGGTTCAAGATATTTTTTATTAGTTTGTTCCATTATTGTTTATTGTTTATTGTTTATTAATAATATTATAAATAATATCATATGTTAATTTTTTTTTTCATTTTTTTTTCTCATATAAATAACAATAAGGATCATAAGGATCATAAGGATCATAAAGGTTATAATAAAAAAATTTAACGTGATTAAAATGTATTATCATAATATGTCATAATTTAAATATGACTAACATATGGAGTTAAATCAGCTTCTTTCCAATTAATAGATTTTAATATTTTGCCACCAAATTTTGCATTTGGTCTTGTGTCATTATTATAAATGATATAATATAATTTGTTGCTTGATAATTTGTAATCAGGAAACAAATATGGAAATTCTGGATCTTGTTCTAAATCTTTTTTATATTTATTTACTGTTTCTATTGCTTCTTCTTCAGTTTTACATACTTTTGACATATTTGCTTCATGAACTAAATCAAATATATGATCAACATCAATATCTATTAAGTATCCTATCATATAACATTTTAAAATTATATTACATAATGCAATTTCTACACCTGTAAAATTACACAATGACACCAAGGTTTTTAATAATGCTAGATCATTTTCCATTGACCAAATCAAATAACCTAATCTTGATTCATTTGATACATTATTTTTATTAATAAAATCTTCATAATATGGTTTTGATATCGCAAAATTACTCAAAAGTTCGCTTTGCTTATTACCATATAATGATTTAAACATTACATCACAATTAGAACCAATAGAACAACCTTTACCATATGTTACATATAAAATATCGGCAATACCATCTGCTATTTCAACAGGATCTAACTTGTTAAATCCTTGTCTTGTTTCTTTGATTTCTTCACTTATTAATTGGACACGATATCTAATTAAAGCCGGATCCTCATTAAAAATATTATATTGAGGGGTATCATTTACCAAAATATCACATGATTTATTAAAATGAACTACTTTTTCGTAATTAGATAACATTATTTATATTAGTATATTAGTATTAATATTATAAATATAAATACACACGATACGAATTTAAATTCAATTTTTTTTTATAAAAAATATAGGAATAACCAAATTTAAATAATTAAAATTACATATTATTTATAAATTTAACATATTGTTTAATAATTCAAGTTTTTGAATTCTATTATCAATTAAATGTTGTTTTGTGTTTATAATAGTATTATTTAATGATTCTTGATAAGAATCATAATTTTGTAATATGTCTATTATAGTAGATACTAATTTATCATAAGAAGTAAATATAATTAAATCTTTAATATCTAAATCATTTATATCATTTGAATTTTCCGAAACTAACAATTGCCCTGCTAATACTATTCTATCACATCGTAAATGTTCGAATATTAAATAATCATCACTATAATGTATATTTATTAATATTTTGGCCGTTGCTATTAATTGATCTCTTTGATCTTCCCAACCACAACAATTTATTACCGAAATATTATTCTTTATCAATTCTTGTACAATACAATTTCTTCTTTCACAATTATTAGTACATATCGCCACGTCATATGTTTTTGCTGTATTTTTTATCCAATTTGTCAATTTTATATCCTCAGATTGAATATATTGATATGGAACATGAATATGTTGTTCGTGTTGTAATAAATTATAATTACATATACTATAATCTATTACCTTAATATTATCATTACAATAATGAGACATTTTATTATGCCATTGTGTTAATGTTAATTGTTCAGTATTTATTACATAAAAGTTTTTATTTTTATTATACCAGTCTAAAAATATTTTATCAGGGATAGATTGATAAAATATATAATTATTTTTATCATTTATAATAGTTTTCATATCATTGTATAATTCTAATAATACTTTTTTATTTTCAAATAACGATTTATGGTAATCCTTAAAAAAATGAAATATATCTGCACGACATAATATTATGTTCTTTTTTGTAGAAACTTGTTTTACATAATCAATTAATTTAATTTCCGCTTTAAAACCCAAGTTTTTCAAATTATTACCACATATTAAATAACGAGTATCATTATATATACGATCAGGAACATATTTTATCCATTTATTATAATCTCTAGTATATAATATATTTTCTATTAATAATTCTGTCAATTCCATATTAGTATATTCATCATTACCTACTATATTATATATTTCACCTATTTTACCTTTTGCTAACACACACAAAACTGCTTTTGCCACATCTAAAGCATGAATATAAGACCTTGTATTTTTTCCAGATCCTTGTATAGGCACTTGTTCATAATTTTCCAGTAAATTTATAAATTTTGATACTATTTTATCAGGGTATTGATTATCACCATAAACATTATTACATCTTGTTATAATCAAAGGTAATTTAAATGAATAGTAATAAGACTTGGATAATAATTCTGCTCCAGCTTTAGTAGCGGAATAAGGATTAGTAGGATTTAATTTATCATTTTCGTTTCTAATATCATTATTATTTATCAAATCAGTTTCACCATATACTTCATCAGTAGAAAAGTATATGAATTTTTTTAATGGTTCATAATTTTTACAACATTCTAATAATACACATGTTGCATTTACATTATCATTTACATATTTTAATGTTTCGTTAAATGAATATTCAACATGAGTTCTAGCCGCAAAATGTATAACGTAATTTATTTTATGATTATTAAATACACTTTTCAAAAAATCTAAATCATTCAAATCATTATTATAAAATATATAATTTTCTGATTCCAAAATATTTTTATTAACATTTTCTATTTTTGCACAATAATGTAATGAATCTATATTTATTATTTTTATATTTTTATTCATATTACCAATGTAATTTATAAAATTAGAACCAATAAAACCACATCCACCTGTTACCAGTATAATACACTCATTATCAATAATAAGATTATTTAAATTATCATTGTCATTATTTATAACTTTTGCTACGCTACTGCTTTCTTCGCTAACAGTGTTGCCACTAACAACTACTCTTGCTATGCTATCACTTGCTTCGCTACTGACCCAAACACTATTATTCATCAAATAATTTTTATAATCATACAAACATTTTCTAACAGAATCATGAATATTTAAAATATTTGGATATAATGATAATAATTTTTGAGTATCTAAATGATTATTTGACCTTTTAGCACATAAAATTTTATCATGTTCTTCTTTATTAAAATTTTCCCATTTAAAATCAAAATCGACTATTTCTTTATACATATTTAAGATTTCATTATGAGATATTACACCGGGATTTACCATATTAAATGTTCCTGTAGTTTTTTTAATCATCATGTCAATGCTTATTGGTATTAATTCTGTTAATACCGTCATTGAATTAGGTATGGACAATATTTTTTTATATGATGTTATTTTTGTAATAAAATTTCTTGGATTAGGTTCATTAGTTATTGGCATTCTTATACGTAAATTTAATACATCATTATCAAACATATGCATTAATCTGTCACTAAAACCTTTGACAATAGAATATGAAGAACCAAAAAAATTTGGTAATGATTCTTCTGTAAATTGTTTATTATCATCATTATATTCAAAAATACAACCAGTTCCTAAATAAGTAAAATGAATATTTTTTTCTTTACAAATTAATGCTAAAATCATAGGACTGAACAAGTTATCGCGTATATTTTCTTGTAATTTACCTTCTTGTTCTAAATAATCTATTGTGTTATATTCTTTATTATTAATTTTGCCATGTGTTCGTCCTAAAGTTGATAATATATGTGTAGGGTTAATGTCTTCTATTTCTTTTTTTGTATCAGAAATATTATCTACTCGTGATTTACCTATAGAATAATTTATATTATTATTAATAAAATATTGTATATATTGGTTTCCTATCCAACCATTACCATATATTAATACGTTCATTATATAATATGAAAGTATATAATATTATATTTTTATAAACGAATAAAAACATCAAGAATAAAAAATATTTAAATATATAATATAACTATTTATAATTAATTTTTTACTTTTACAACAATACCACACATTCCACCAGCAGCTTTTATTCTTTCATCACTATAAAATTCATGATATATATCAACAGCTTCTTGATATGTATTTACACCGGGTAAAACTTTATCAAAACCTTCCTTATCTAAATATTCGTATAATGTATTGTAACAACGAACATCTATTACATGAACTATTATACTTTTTTTACTATTAAAAAATGTAACATCTTTATTTATCCATTTTTTAAATTTATTATAATTTCCTAATCTTCCTTCTACAGTCTTTTTTCCTATTTCTATATAAGTTAGCCACGGATCTCTAATAGGTAATATAAATTCAGTACTAAAATTATGTCTCTTTAATGCGTGATATTTTTTTTTATATTTTTCATATTTGTGTTTGTATTTTTTTTCTGACATTATAATAATTAATATATAAAAAAATTATTAATAATAATTAATTAATATAAAAAAAATAGTAATAATTAATAGTAATAATTAATAGTAATAATTAAAAGCATGTTATACTAATTCAAAAACCAAAGCACACATACCACCATTTTCTTTTATTTGTTCATTTGTGTAAAATTTATGGTATGTTGAGACAGCTTTTTCATATGTTTCTATTCCTGGTAATACTTTTTTGTAATCTTCCTTGTCCAAGTAATCATATAAAGTTGCATAATGTCGTATTTCAATAATATGAACTTTTACAATTTTGTTTTCATTAAAAAATACAACATCATTATCAAGTAAATGTTGGTATTTTTCTAAGGTTCCTTTTCTACCTTCTACTTTTTTTGTTCCTTGTTGAATATGAGTTAACCATGGTTCTTGAATATGTAGTGAATTTGGTATGTTTATTTTCATTATATTATTTAGTTATTAATAGAATTATATAATAATGATATTTATGAATTTTTTATTCATTTTTTTTTTATAAAACATGTGTTAATAAATTTAATTAATCATTAAAAAAATAAAAGAAAATATCATCATATTAATTGATTATCGTGTCCAAATATAACTAACGAAAGGCTTAATTATATACTCGCCACCTTCAATCCATGCAGACCATTCAATATCAATACCAATCATAGGATGGATAAGATATATGTCTGACTTTACCTCATTACCTAATTTGACTCCAATTTCCTTTTTTTCAACAGGAAACCAATCCGGAAACAACAAACAAAATTTGTTTTGTGAATTTTGTTTGCGGAAAACATCCAAAATTTCACAAAGTTCAGCTTGATCTTGAGTTAGAAAAGATTCATACTTATCAAGCAATTGTTCGTCTTCTGAATTTACTTTTTTAAATCCACATTTACAAATTTCATCGTAGTGTTTTTTGACTGGTTGGAATCGAGGAAAAAACACTTTATTAATCTTGTTAAACATGGTTTCAATGAATGGATTTCGTTTGATCTCGGGATTATCTTCGTAATATTTTCCTGCACTAGACTTGCTAGGAGGTCTATTACATGAAGATAAATTCGAAATATCTGCTCTTATCGTGTAGTAAATATATTTTTTAAATTCACCTAGGAACGAATCAATTATGGGAATATCACTGTCGTTATAACAAATATTCCTAATTGCTTTTGAATACATGTTGTATATATCAGGATATTCGTAGGAATTAACGTATGGTATGTTTTCCTGACAATTGACTTGGTCAAACGTTCTGCGAAAAAAAAACGTCCATTTTGTCTCGGTAGTTTTTTTTTTATATTTTTAAAAATTTTTCTAGCATATTCGCTAACGTTTTCGGTTTGTTGTTGAGTATTCATGGTTGTTGTTAATATCTAAATTATATATTTGACCTACTTGTAGAATTATTTTTCAATTTTTTTAATATAAATAAATATTCAAATACAAAATATATCATGTTTTATATAAATGTATCATGTTTTATATAAATTTGTTATTTTGTTAATAATAAAATTGAAATCATAATTTATAAAACTATAGTTATTTGACAAATATTTTACATAATGGATCATATATATAATTTTTTCAATACTATAGGTAATTATACTTTAATAAAAAATAAGCCGGATAATGATGATATTTTAAATTATATACAACAAGTATTTTTGGTAATTAAAAAAATACATATTACCAAAACTACTTGTTGTATATAATAAAAAATAAGCCGGATAATAATGATATTTTAAATTATATACAACAAGTATTTTTGGTAATTGAAAAAATACATATTACCAAAACTAAATTAACAGAAAATGATTTAAATTTGTTAGGTTTTAATAATTTACAAGAGTTTATTTTACATCTCGATAATCTAAAATTATATAATTATGATAATGGTTTATGTATCGACGAACCTATTACTATATATTTAAAATCATCGAGACATTTCCAAACGAAAAAAAATGATGATTTGGATGATAGAGTTGGATTTAGAAATAACAAAACACATCATTATAAATTACCTTTTGTAAGTAATTCTCGATGGCTAAATTCAAAAATTTTTCATTATTATTTAGAAAATACATGGTTTCCACACGCAAAATTAGATTTATCATATATGCATCTATGTTTAATTTACTATATAAGAAAATTAATGTTTTTAAATTTAATAAATCCTATAAAAAATATTATAGACTATGGAATTAATATAAATATATTTTATCCTTATGATGGTCAAGAACAATTTAAATTTATAATACAAGATTTAAAATATTTTGAATTATTTAAAATATTATTTTTAGCAATGAAAGACAATATTATAAATAAATGCGAACTAGCTAATAAATATTTTAAACCTTATAGTAGAAAATTGTTCAGTTGAAATATTACAATTTTTAATCGAAAATGACGATGATAAATATACTTTTACTAATAAAATTAGTGCATACAATGATGATCGTTTTGGGCAATTTACTTTAGATGAAAATTTTTATATTAGTTGGATTCGAGCAATTATTTTTAGATCGAAATTTGATACAATCAGAAAAGTAAATTATATTTGTTCTCTTGGTTTTTATTTTGATAGTGAAATTATAGAAAATAAATACATTCACAATAAAACAAAACAATTATTAATGTCAAATATTATTACTCCTGAAATGTGTTTGTTTTTGAACAAACAATTTTATAAAAATATGAAAATTATTTGTTTATAAAATTAAAATTATAATTTATAATTTTAATTTTATGAACAAACAATTTTATAAAAATATAAAAATTATTTGTTTATAAAATTAAAATTATAATTTATAATTTTAATTTTATGAACAAACAATTTTATAAAAATATAAAAATTATTTGTTTATAAAATTGAAATTATAATTTATAAGACTCTAGTTTATTTTGAAAAGTATTATACAATGAATTATATATATAATTTATTCAATACTATAAGTAATTTTACTTTAGTAGAAAACAAAACTAATGATAATAGTGTTTTCGATTATCTTTATAAAGTATTTTTAGTAATAGAAAAAATACACATTACTAAAAGCAAATTAACTAAAAATGATTTATATTTATTGGGTTTTAATGATTTAAATGAGTTTGTATTACATCTCAAAAATTTAGAATTACATGATTATGATAATAATGGTTTATATATACCAACATCTTGTACAATAAATTATAATGATAAATATTGTGTATTTTTAAATGACGATAGCTTAGAAGATTGTAACAAACTACCAATAGTTAAGGATTGTCTAAAATCAACCAATTTTTCTATATTAAAAGAAAAAACGCTTGATATAAAACATGAACAAAAATCCACATATATGTATGTATGTTTTATCCTTTATTTTAGAAAACTTGCATATTTAAATTTAATAAATCCAATATCAAATTTTATTAAATATGGTATTAATATAAATATTTTTTTAGATAATATTAGACATTCTAAATTCGTATTACAAAATTCAAAATATTTTACATTATTTAAAACTATTTTTCCACCTACAAGAAATAATATTTTACATTACATTGATGATCATTATTTTTCTAAAAGATATATCATAAAAATATGCTCAGTCCAAATATTAGAATATTTATATGAAAATTATGGCGATGATTTTTTAAATCTAATTTCTTGTTTTGGTTTCGGTAAAAATTATAAATGGCCATATATGATTATTTTTGCTGAGAATTGTTTTGATAAAAATAATAAAATAAATTATATGTGTCATAATGGTTTTTATTTTAATAGTGATATTTTAAAAAGTGATAATTTGAATGACGAGACTAAAAAATTATTAATATCAAATATTATTACTCCTGAAATGGATTTAATTTTGAACAGTTCATTTCATAAAAAAATGAAAATTGAAGCATTTTTTTATAAATTATAGTATAAAAAATATAAACGTTATAATTCCTCATGATTTAATAAAATACTTAGTAATTATAACCATCAGTAATATGATCAATAACATATTTTATTTCTGTATCATTTTCTTTATCAGTATGAATAATAATAGCATCATCAATTTTCCTACCATCATGATAAACGCCACTTGTTAAATATATAATTTTGTTATCTATACAACTTTTTGGCTTTGATAATTCTATTAACTCTTTATCTAAAATAAAATTACCATTAATAGCATTAGCAAATTTAAAATTAGTTTCGAGAAATCTCTTAATATTGCCTAAATTAGCGCCAGTAATAATATGGTAACTTGGGAAATCCGTAATCAATTTAGCGTCAGAACTAGTATGGTGAAGCGTAAATCTACCAAAATTTTTTCGGCATCCATTATAAGTATAAAATTGGAATGGTTCTATTTGCTTAGTTTTAGATTCAAGATTTGATAAATTTCTACTAAATTGTTTAATTTCAATTTTTAAATTATTTTTTGATATGTTAGAATTGTTGTTTTTAAAATAAGATTTCATTATATTATGATTGTTATTATATATAAATAATAGAACATGCGATATGTTTTTAATTTCATTTTTTTTGATAACATTACTTTTTTTTTTAAGCCTATTTATAAATAGTATATTTATATAACTTTAATAATTCTTGTCTGTTATATTTTATACAAAAAATAAATATATAAAAATATTTTTAACAAAAAAATGTGATATTAAAACTGATAAAATATTTATTAATATTTATTAGAATACGCTGATAATAATTGATCCATTGGTATTTTTTGTAATCCTGTTCCTAAACTAAATATATTACTAGTAAAAGGTATTCCGATTATTTTGCCGGTTGGACTTATTATTCCTCCTGACCATTTGCTACTTGTTGCAGGTAAATTATTAAATGTTGTTATATCTACTGTGTTTGTTAAAGGATCTATTATTGTTAAATAAGTTGCATCATGAGGTATTGTATATAATTTATTATCGGGGGCTAATACTATTCCTTTATATTTTTGGTTCCCTAAAATATTATTAATAGTATTTACATCTATTGTATTAGTTAAAGGATCTATTATTAATACACTTTCATAATTATATGGTGCACAATATATTTTTCCATTAGGGGCTAAAACACCTCCATCCCATTTACCCGGCATGGAACTTAAATTTATTATAAAATCATGCGTATTAGTAAAAGGATCAACTATTAATATTGTATTAGAATCATTTGGAACTGCATATAATTTTCCCGAAGGCGCCATTATAAAATTTTTCCATTTATTTTGTAAAGCACTTAAGCATGATATTATACTTGTATCATATGTATTAGTTTCTGGATCTATTATTAATACACTTTGAGCTGAATCAGGACAACAATATATTTTGCCATTATTCGCTAAACATCCTGAATACCATTTATTAGGGCCTATTAATCCTGTCATTGTAGTTATATCATATGTATTAGTTTCTGGATCTATTATTAATATGCTATCATAATTAGATGGAATACCATATATTTTACCATTGGGCGCCAATACTCCTGATTGCCATTTACATGCACCCATTGGTAAATTATCCATAGTTGTTATATCATAATTATAAGTAATTGGATCTATTATTAAAATACTTGTCGCTGAAGATGGAATACAATATATTAAACCATTAGGGGCTAATACGCCTCCGGACCATTTTTGAGACATATTGTCAAATGAACCAAATTGTTGAATAATATTATAAGGGAATGTATTAAAAAATAATGGAAGATTCAATTTACCCATACCCGTTGGTCCTGGTATTCCTATTGGTCCTGTAGGTCCGGTAATACCTGTAGGGCCGGTAGGTCCTGTCATACCCTTTATTAATAAACTTGATACAGAACTTGATGTTAAAGTACTAATGTTATCATTATTAGTAAAAGTATCATGATGACTAGAATTATAACTTGTTTGATTATTGTTTTGATTATTATTTTGATTGTTATGTTGGTTATTATAATAATTTATTTGCCTTTGTTGATTATTTATATTTGATAAATTGTTTAATTGGTTATTTGTATTCGACATATTATGTTGATAGTTGTTAGTAAGATTAATTGGATTGTTATTAATTGGATTGTTATTAAATAGATTATTGTTAGGTAAATTATTATTAACTAAATTATTATTATGTAAATTATTATTAAGTAAATTATTAACATTTGGTTTTATTTGGTAATTTTGATTTTGGTTAATGGTTTCACGATAAATTATATTATTATTTTTAGAACTTTTATTATCTCTTTGACTCTTTTCTACTATTACCTTTTTACAAAATCTGTTCTTGTTATATAAATAATTGTCTATTATTTCAAATACTATCTTTTTTTTATAATTCAATCCTGATTCTATAATTTTTTCTAAATCTATATAAAAATCTCTTAATGATTCAAATTTTATTATTATTTGGTCTCCTTCATTTCTAAATGTATATTTATTAACATCTTCACCTTTTGTTATTAAATAATTTTTAATATCTCCTATTATTATTCTGTATAAATAAATATGCATTATAAATATAATATATATTTTATATAATAAAAAAAAACTAATTATTTTTTGCATTATTATAATTCTTATAATAATTCTTTTTTATAAAACTTTTATGATTGTATAATAATACGTTGTTTGTGTTTATTTTAATAATTATGTTTCGTTTTTATTTAATAATTATGTCTAGTTTATTTTTTTGTTAAATAATCTGATTTTGCTGGCTTTGACATTTTCTTGAGGATCACATACTTGGGTATTTAAAAAATTAATCATTTCGTCGATATAAGACAAATTATTTACTTTTGTTAATACTTTTGGTTTTTGTCTAATGCATTCTGTAGTTTCAGTATTTTTTTCTATTTTTTCGACATTATTGATTTTACTTATTAAAGTATTTACTTGTTCTTGTAAAGTATTTACTTGTTCTTGTAATTGACTCTTTTCTACGCGTAATATTCTGCTAGTTTCTTGAACATTAATTAATTTATTTTCTAAATGTTTAATATTATTTTCTAAATATTTTATTGATAAATTTTTTTCTGATAATTCATCTTTCATATTAAAAATTTTGTCTTTTGAAACTAATTTAACATCACCTAATAAATTTATATTTACGATACTTAAAGATGCCAATTTAATAAAATTAACTATATTTGTATTATAAACATAACTCAAAATTCCTCCATCGTTTTTAATATCTTTTTTATATAAAATACAACTCGAACCTTCATTTCTTAAAAAATAATTACCTTCTATATTTTCTGTTTTTAATTCTTCTAATGTTTTTTCGTATACCGATACATTTATATTATTATCCAATGTATTTTCTTGAATATATTCTTTTGCTATGTTCTTAATATTATTTAATGCTTCTAAATGACTAGTAAAAATACCCTTTAATAATACATTTATATCAGTTATTATACATATCGTAAATTTGTTCATTTCGTTATATATATTATTAAAGATTTTTATATTTCAATAAAAAAAATGAAATTTATTTATCTTGTTAAAATAAACAAATTTATTATAATAAATACTAATATATGATGAATAAAAGTCGTAATAATGTTAATTTAGTTAATGATAATGTTGTTAATAATAATAATTTAGGTAATGATAATATTATTAATAATAATAATTTAGGTAATGATATAATAAACCAAGAAATTATGGATAAATTATTGCCTTATCAGATTGCTCATACTAATAAAATAATTAGTATATTAAATAAACATAATCGAGTATTAGACATGTCTGATACTGGAACAGGTAAAACTTATACTACTATTGCTGCCATAAAACATAAAAATCAGATTCCTTTTATAGTTTGTCCTAAATCTGTATTAAAAAACTGGCATGATGTATTAAAACATTTTGATATTAAGAATTATTATTTAGTAAATTATGAAACTTTGCAAAATGTTACTTGTTATAAAGGACCTTTAAAAATTAAAATGAGGTGTAAATATTTAAAAGTAATAGATAAAATTGCAAAGGACAAAGAAACTGAGAAAATATATGTTGATGAATATCAAGGAAGTTTAACCGGTCTAAGTAAAAAAAACCAAATAAGACTAGTTTTTCAATGGTCAATACCTGAAAAAGATAATATTATATTAATATTCGATGAAGTTCATAAATGTAAAAATATATTGACTAATAATAGTGCAATATTAAAAGCAACTAAACCATTAAAAAATAATATAATTATGTTATCGGCTACAGTTGCTGAAAAACCTAAAACATTTGCGGTATTTGGTTATGTTTTAGGATTATATAATAATATTTCTGATTGTAATAATTGGTTAGAAAAATGTGCTGAAATGTATAAAGCGGAGTCAATTATGTTAGGATTACATAAACATATATATGGTGAATATGCATGTAGAATGAAAATTCAAGAACTTGGTAATTTGTTTCCTCAAAATAATAAATTTGTTGAGTGTTATGAAATGGAAAATGCTGTAGAAATACAGAATATGTATAATTTAATTCAAGATTCTGTTGATTCTTTACAAAAAAAAGAAGATGCATCTCAAGCTTTAGCCATGCTAACTTATGCTAGAATGAGAATTGAAACTTTAAAAATACCTAAAGCAATTGAAATGATTAAAAAAACTATTGAAGAGGGTAAATCGGCTTGTGTATTTGTAAATTACACTGATACTATACACTTATTAGCGAAAGAATTTAACTGTAATTGTATAATTTATGGGGAACAAAAAATAGAAGAAAGAAATAATAATATACAACGATTTATGGAAGATAAGGAACGTATAATATTATGTAATATTAGATCTGGTGGTGTTGGTATTAGTCTTCATGATACTAATGGTAATTATCCTAGGAAATCTATTATATTCCCTCAATATTCTGCTCAAGATATGTTGCAAGTATTAGGTAGAATTCATAGAGCTAATTGTAAAAGTATATGCGAACAATGTATTCTATTTTGTAAAGGAACTGTAGAAGAAGACATTTGTGAAAATTTAAAAGACAAAATTATTAATATCAGTTCTGTTAATGAAGGTAATGAACATAATTATAAAATAAAAGGATTAATTGAAGAAATAGAAGATAATGTTGAAAATGAAGATTTTTTAACTGATTTCGAAAAAATGTATAATAAAATAAATTACCTTAATACTAAAAAAATAAGATTACAACATGAATTAGAACAAACTGAAAAAGAATTGCAAGATGTCCAACGTGATATCGAAAAATGTATTAGTTATTAAAAATTTATGTTTATTAATATAATTATTAGAAATTTATATTTATTAACATATTGTTTGCTAATTGTATCGATAAATTTATATTTATATTATTTTTTTTTGCTTGATTAATTATTTCTGTTATACATTTATTTGGTTCTACGCCTTGAACACTTATACCTATATTATCTAGATAATAAAATCCATTATCTTCTTTTTTTATAGTTTTTACATTTAATACAGTATTTTTGATTATTCGTGTTCCATCGTTAATTATTGTATATATTTGATTTAATATTGTTTTGTATTTTAATTTGTTTATTTTAATTTCATTTATCGAACAATCAATTATGTTTGATTTTGCAAAATTATAATTCTTTATATTTTCTAAATTGTTTATATCAATCGATATATTTTTTTTTAATAATATATTTCCATTTTCTAAAGGAACCATGGTGTATGTATTTTTATCAATCTTTATTCTTTCTAATAAAATATCTTGATTATATAATTCATTATATTTATAAATTTGCATTTGTCTTAATTATGTTGTATTATAATTATTTTATATTATAATTATTTTGTATTATAATTATTAATATTATTATTAATATTATTATTTCATTTTTATTTTTATAAAAAAATTAATGCTTTTTAAGGATTATTACAAAATAAAAAAATTAAGCTTTTTTATTCTTTGGAAGGTCAGTTTCACGTCTAGCTTCACGTTCGTCCAAAAACAAATCAATCTTTCTATTGATATTGCGTTTTTTCAGATCTGCGAGTTCGGTTTCAAGTCGCAATATCTCAGCATTTTTTCTTTTGCGACGCTCTTCCTTTAACTTTTCCAATTCTTTTTGTAATCTCTGGAGTTTTAATTGATTTAATTCCGCTTGTAATTGTTCGAGTGTTTTGTGTTGATTCATAGTTGTCGTTTATATTATATCATTAATATAATGGATTTATATGGAAACATAATTTTCAATTTTTTTTTTTGGTAATACTAATTTTATAATGGTTCATATCTAGTCTTGTTCTCGCTTTTTACAAATAATGCATATAATAATCTGTATAATTTAGTTTCATCATTACCTATTATATTATCATAATTATTATGATCATTATAATCATCATAATGATTATAATCATTATGACCATAATAATGATTATAATAATTATTTAAAAAATCTTTGTTGCTATTTTTTTCTAACCATGATTTATAATTATTATTGTTTTTTATTTTATTTAACTGTTCAGTTTTTAATTCTTCAAATAATTCATTCTCTGCAAATATATCATGAATAATTGCTGTTTCGTTTGCGTAATCGATTAATTTTTTTACAAAATTTAAGAAACTAGTATTATTTTTTATTAATTCTATAATTTTTTTGTTTTTTAATTTATTGATATCATAATTTATCCAATTTTTATAATTATAACCTGGTTCTGAACTAGGTAAAGTATAAAAATCTGCTTTTTTTACGAGTTTTATGTTTAATGCTCTGAATATTTTATAAATTAATAACCTATCTACATTTTTAATATTTACTGACCAATTATATTTTTTGTCTAAATATTCTTCCAAAAATTTCAAAAAATTATCTTTATCTAAATTTCTTAAAACAATTTGTAAAAATTCCGGACATATTCGTTCATCTAAACCTAAACCAAAACAATTATTTATTAATAATTTATCATTTTCAGGTATTCTGTGTAAAGTCCATTTATATGCATACTCATTATTAGCAAAATCTATTTTTAATATATTGTATAAAGTATCTATGTTAGTAATATCTGATCTTAATAAATTTATTGCATAATTATAATATGTATTAAACATCGATTTATAATCTTTTACTAAATTTTTAACCGGTTTTACAAATGCAAAATTAGGAATAAAATGACCAATTCTTTCTGTTGCTTTACTAGATAATCTAATTATCGTAATATCATAATCACTTGGATTAATAATATCACTAAAATTACATTTTACAAATATACCTGTCGGATTTTTTTTATATAATCTAAAAAATGTATTATACATCTTTTGTGTTAGTGTATCAAAATTATTAATATTTTTGTGCAAAAAATTATACAAATTTAAACTATATTTATTATTTTGTAAATTGCCAACATTTAATATTGCATGATAATATGCTAAACCTCTCATAAAATTAATAAATACCGGATTAACTTCATATTCTTTAAATGTTCTTTTTAAAGTAAATAATTCGGCAACTAGAATATTTCTTTCTTTATCTAAATCACGAATATCGTCGTTATTATTACTAGGGTTATTAAATAACCATTTCAATACATATTTAGTCCATAATTTACCTCTTATATCATTTTTTTCTTGTGTATAAATATATTGTGTTTCAAAATTTACAATTGACATATTATATTAATTACTTGTGATATTAATTACTTATTATAAAAAAATAAATTAATAGGTTTTAATATTTCTAATAATGATTATAATAATGATTATTTTATAATATTAATTATTAAATACATCATAACACATTTGATCTATATTTTTTGTTGTCTGCCAACCTAATTCATTTTTAATTTTACTGCAATCTGCATATATTATATCTGTATCTCCTTTTCTTCTTTCGCCATATACTTTATTTATTTTAACATTATTAACTTTTTCAAATGTATTAACTAAATCAGTAACTGATATAGGATTACCAGTTCCTAAATTATAAATATATAGGCCATTATTTTTAATTTTTTCAACGCATATTATATGACCTTTAGCCAAATCTTCTACGTGTATATAATCTCTTAAACAAGTACCATCTTTTGTATTATAATCATTACCATAAATTGTTAAATATTCTTTATTACCTTTAATTACTGACATAATAATTGGCATTATATTATTTGATCCATTTTCATATTTACCAATAGGATTAAAATATCTTAATATAACGATACACCAATTATTATCACTTTTAAATAAATCTTTTAATATTTCTTCTTGAAAATATTTAGTTTTACCATAAGGATTTGTAATATTTATTCCAACTTGTGATTCTTCATTATAAGGCGATATACCACCACCATAAACTGTCGCTGAAGAACTAAATATTATTTTCCTAACATTAAATTCAACCATTACTTTTAACAAATTTATTATAATACATAAATTATTATTATAATATAATAATGGTTTAACACAAGATTCTGCAACTGACTTTAAACCTGCTAAATGAATAACACAATTTATTTCATTTTCATTAAATATTTTATATATTAAATCAATATTTATTAAATCACCTTCATAAAATTTAATTTTTTTATTTGTTATAGTTTCTATTTTTTGAATATTATTAATATTTGAATTGATTAAATTGTCAACTATAATAATATCATATCCTTGTAATAATAGTTGATAAGAAATATTACAACCTATAAAACCTGCCCCTCCTGTTATTAATATCATTTATTATATTTAAACTATTGAATATTTAAAAAAAAATATTAAAAATATTAACTAGGTAATATTAATTACTAGTCAAAATTATATATTAATTGAGTATCAGTATCTTTTTCAATTGACATTATACAATGATAATTATCTTTTGTTAAGATGTGTAAAATATTATCAGAATTATTACCAAAATAACAATTTGTTATCGATTTTGTTTCTGGTATTTTAAATATCTTGTAAGCCCATTCTGAACCACAAATATTTATTAAGGAACTTAGAATATTAAAACTTGAAGTATTATTTTTTATATTTTCAGATTTCAAGTGTAAATAAAATATATGGATTGTATTATTACTTGAACATAATGCAATATATTTAGAATCATAACTAAATGAAATATTATATATTTGTGCATTAAAAGATCCACGTCTAAATTGGTATTCTCTATTTAAGGTATTTACATCAAATATATTAATTAATGTTCCCATATTACTTGTAGTGCATACTAAATTACCATTGTCATTTAATTCAATATTAGTTATGTCATGATTATGTGCATCAATATATTTATTACTTTTTTTATTTAATGTGCATAATAATATTTGACCACTTTTTTTTCCTAATGTTGCTATTAATAAATTATTTGTTACTATTCTTGCTGATGCTAAACCTAAAACATTATCAATTGTGTTGATTGTTTTTTTAAATTCCAAATTATCTAATTTATTTAAGGAATTATTATTATCTAAATAATAAATAAATATTTTATTTTTCGTTACTATTAAAATATAATTTTCTACTAATAACACATTTAATATATCATATTGTAATGCAAAATGTTCTTCTACTTTACCAGTTTCTAAATTCATAAATAAAACCATATCACCCTTGGTTATATTTGGCGTTATTGAACTATTATTTGTAAATATATCTACTACAAACAAACAATAATTTTCTGTTATCATTCTTACTAATTTTATTTTTTTCGTATTTGCATAATTTCCTTTTAAATTTAATAATTTTGTTCCTTCTTGTTCAGATATATAATATATACAAAATCCATTGTCTAATATTTTAGTTATATAATTATATCTTTTTTCATAATATAACATGTATATATTTCATATAGAAATTTAATTTATATATTAAACCTTTAATAAATTAAAATATATATTCTATATCACTTTTTATTATTGTATTACCCATATTTACTCGAAAATATTTACCATCAATTGACAATACATGTAATACTGTAGATTTAGTAACTATACCTTGATCATTTGTGTATGTTTTTTCATCAAATTTGCAATTATGATAAAATTTGTTTGGCAAAGCTATCTGTTCTCTTGACCAAACTGAATTACTATAATTCATATAATCCATATAATTTACTAAACTTTTATAATTTGTTAAATAATCATATACTTTTAATCGTTGATTTTTTTTACTTTCTTTTTCTAATTCAAATATATGCAACGTTCCACGATTTGAACAACATGCTAACCATTTTAAATCATCGCTAATACTTAAATCATAAATTGTTGCCGTAGTAGATCCTCTTCTAAATTCAAATAACATTTTATTACTTTCTATATCAAATACTCTTATTAAAGTTCCACATGTTGATGCTGTAGCTAAATATTTATCATTTTTATCAGTAGTTATACAACTTATTGCATTATCGTGACAAGACATGTAAATTGGTATCTCATTTTGTAAATTAATATATGATACTTCCCCACATTTCATACCTACCGTATATATTTTTGGTAAATCATTATTGTTTGTTAATAATATTCCATTCTCATTTAAACATGTATTATAAGCATGTAATTGTTCATAATTTAATCTATTATAAATCAATATTTTTTTTGATAATATTATTATTATTAACGTTTTCGTTATTTCTACATTTAATATTTTTTCGGGCATCTCTAATGAAACAAAATATTCTTGATTTTCACTATTATTATCCTCATTTTGTAGATATATTGCATTTTCATTATCATTTGTCAAATAAGCATATGTTATTTTATTATTATTTATATTAATTTTTGCTAATCGTATATTTTTAGATAATTTTATATCACGATATTTATTTATTTTATTTTCTATATCAAACAAAATTATACCATTTGACATTGAACATACTATTTTTTTATTTATGGTATCGATATAAATATTATTGACAACCATTATATATTTATTAATATAATATATATTAACAAGTTAATTATAATAAAAAAAATTCAATTTTATTTAACATTTTAGTTAAATTAAAATAATTATGTTGTTGTCATTTTAATAAAAAAGGATAAAAAAAATAATAAAAATGAATAAAATTATTTGGTATTAGTTTTATATAAAATATTAAATTACATGATATAAAAATGCATCCTATTACAATATGGAGAAATATTGGAGTTAAGCCATACAATAATGAATTGACACGATTATTATTAAACCAAAATATAAAATCAAGATTAGAACAAATACATAATCCAAGATTTCAAGCAGAACATAAAGTTTCCTTAGCAAGATCATTTGAAGTGTTTGAAATTTTTAATGATACACATTATGTGTTTAATCATGGATCATCAGGACCAGTTTTTCTGACTTTAAATATTCTAATAAAACAATTAACAAATCCAAAATTATCGCCTTTTGAAACATTTTTACGTATTCCTGAAAAAAATAATTACTTACTAAAGGACTTTGGTATTAATTATTATATTGAAAATATAAAAAAAAAATTTGATAATAATGATGATCATATTTATACCAAAGAATTAATTTCTGTAGATGCTAATTTAGCCTCAAATGTGATTGCTGAATCCGCATTACAACATTTTTCATATGCATCTTTAACCAGAATTAATATTAAAGATACAATTATTGACGAAATAGCTGAAACAACAAATAATAAAAAAGAATTCTTACATGTTTATAAATTAATAGAAGACGAAATAATTTTTAATTTAGATTGTAAAAGTATTTTATTTACTATATGTGTCAAGAAAGATTATTTTAATAAATGCGGATATTTAAGCGGACCAGGAGGTTTTCATATTGAATGTAATAATATAAATAAAGTTTTATCAGAATTACAAAATAATATAATTGAATCTGATGAATATGATTATACTATTCCTCAGGTTCGTTTATTAACTTGCAAATTAAATCCTAAATATGTTAATGTATTTATATTTCCTGCAATGGAAGATTCTAAATATGCTAATGTATTTATATTTCCTGCAATGGAAGATTGTAAATATTTTCGAGCCATAGAACTTGTTAAACATAATTTATTGACTTTTAAGTGATTATTTAACACTTCAATAAGATAATTGGTCTAGAATAAGGTCCTATTGCAAAATATATGCATTTTTTACCATTACATAAACTAAAATATTCTGCTTCGCCACGTATTTTATTACATGATGCTAAATTACTAATTAATGTTAATCTATAATCATTTCTTTTTTTGTTGTTAAAATTTATTATCAGATAATTTATGTATATTTGTTTCATATTTAAAAAAGAAAACATATTTTTTATTATCATTATATTTTTGCATTTAATATCAGGCAATATACCTTTTATTAAATAATCTATTAATTTATCTAAAAATTTTATTGATTCTAGATCTAAATTATTATCCATAATATTATATATAATATTAAAATATATTAAAAATAAAAATGATATTTTTTTAATATACACAACCTTTTATAATGTTAATATATAAATGTTATAATTTCATTAATATGCTTTCTATTAAAAAAATCATGGATAGTCCTTTTTATGCTAATAGTCCCTTAAATTCTTATAAATATAATATAAATGAGTTTAATAATTTTAAGGCTAATAATAAAAAAATAGGAAAGGTAATATACGCTTTAAATAATTTTCCCGATAAAATGTTTGATTATGTTTTTAAAGAATATGAAGATGTTGCTAATAATTTTTATACTATTGATTTACATAAGCACAGTGGTCCTTTATGTAAGTGTAGCGAACTTAAAAACATGAATAATTTTTGTCAAACATTTACATATAATTTTGATAATTTTTATTATTCATATAATAATTTTGTTAATGATTTACAAACTAGGCGTTATATTTTTATAAGAATCAATATTCATAATACTAATAATAATGGTCATGTTAATTGTATTATAATTGATAAATTTCGTGAATACATTTTGTTCTTTGATTCATTGAATAATATTGAATATGATATTAATAAATTTAAAGATATTTTTCATATAATTGAAGTAATTTTGGGAAAAAATTTTAAAGTAATTAATATGCATAATATTGGCTATAATTCCAGATACTTTTCATCATTGCAAAGTTATGATTTATTTTGTCAAACTTATATTTTTTTGGCTTTCTTATTAATTATAAATAATAAGAAAATCAGATATTCTAGTTATAAAATGCTTTTTGATAATGAAATTAATTCAGAAAAATTAGGTTTGTTCTTGTTTTTCATGTATAATTTGATCAAAAATGATGACAATTTTAAAAATATTAATTATGAATTCTATTTTCCAGGTAATTATTTGCAAAATATTGTTAATACACTAATTTTTAAATATAAAAACAAATCAGACAACAATTATAAAAATATAAATATTTCTGATGATGATATTATTAATTTAGATTAATTTTTATAATAATATTTTTTATATAACAAATATTATTTTAATTTTAAATTATATAATAAAATAAAAATAATTGATATTATTTTATTATATCAATTATTTTTATTATATCGATTATTTTTATTATATCGATTATTTTTATTATATTATAATAAAAATTGTTAATAAATATTAATTACCAATATTTACCAATTATTTTTATTATATTATAATAAAAATTGTTAATAAATATTAATTACCAATATTTACCAATTATTTTTATTATATTATAATAAAAATTGTTAATAAATATTAATTACCAATATTTACCAATTATTTTTATTATATTATAATAAAAATTGTTAATAAATATTAATTACCAATATTTACCAATTATTTTTATTATATTATAATAAAAATTGTGTGTTTAATATATAATATATTTTTTTTTTATTCTCTAAAATTATATTCTCAATATAATATATAATAATGACTTGTAATTGTATCGTATCAGATGATAAATGTAAATTTAAAATTATACATAGAAAACACCACAACTCACACAATTCAACTTGTACTTCTAGTTCTCATTCTTCAGTAACAAGTTGCAATGACAGCACTATTAAAGAAATCCGTGATGAATTATCAATTGTTACCAAATCAAGATTTTTGAGATGTCATAGAAAAAAAGCATGCCAACCATACAAAAATAATTGTAAAGTAAATAAACCTTGTTGCGCACCAAAAAAAGAATGCAATAAAAATAAACATTGTCATCAACATGTTTGCCATTATAGAAAATATAGACATTGTTCAAAATCTAGCTCCTGTTCTAGCTCTAGCTCTAGCTCTAGCTCTAGTTCTAGCTCTAGCTCTAGTTCTAGCACTCACCACAGCTCACAACCCACCAATCCACCCACCAATCCACCCACTAATTCATCCACACATAATTCTCACTCCAGCTCATCATCATCATCATCTTCATCTTGTAGCACTACTATTTCTAGCCACGGATCTTCATTTTATGAAAATTGCAAAAAACCATTGAGATTTAAGGTATGTAATGTTAATACTTGCTTACCATTATACAAGTATTACCAATACAAATATGAAACTTATAAACATCATAATAAAAAATGTATGAAAAAATTGTTCCAATGTTAATTTATTTAATATTCAATTATTACAAATCCGTTGCCACCATTACCAGATAATTTACAATTAGTTTTTTTTTTAGTTATAACATCTTCATAATCCAAAGCCAAAGAACCTCCGCCACCAGAACCATTATAACCGTCAAGACCATCTTCCCCTCCATAACCAAATATACTATTTCCTCCTGATTTAATACCATCTTGACCCGAAAATGATGGTATTAAATAATTTTTACCTCCTAAACCTGCATCTACTTCAGACCCTCCTTTACCTCCTTCCGATACAATATTAAAATACATTTTATTACAAGAATCATAAAATTCAATAATGGTATCTTCACCATCACCTTTATTTTTATATTTATCACCTCCTTTACCTACAGTTATGCATAATGTTGTATCCTTTTTTACTGCAATTGGATAATGTATAAAACCACTTGCACCACCACCACCATAACCATTATACATACGATTATTTATTATTTTTCCAATACCTCCCGCACCACCGCCACCTGACATAGTTATAAATATTATTTCAGTTTCTTTTTCTAACTTATAAGTTGCCGATTCACAAAAATATTTCGTTATATACGTTTTATAAGTATTTATTGTATCTAATATATTATTTGTATTATTTATTTCACCTATTATTTGCTTGTATCTTTGTTCATTTATTTTATTGTCGCGAGTTTTATTATCAGGTATTTTTATATTATTAGATTCTAATATTTTTACTCGTTCAGTTAAATTTATTATATCTTCTTTCATTTTATTTAACATTATGTTTTTTATTTTAATTTTAATATTCTTATCGTTTATTTTATCCATTATATATATATATATATATATATAATATTATAATTTTTAAATTATTTGATAGATTTATTATTTTAAAAAATTAATGTCTTTTTCTTAATTTAATTATTCTTTTTCTTTATTATCAAATAAATAATTTTATGAATTTACAAATTATAATATAAATACAAATTATAATATAAACTGTTTGCTCTTTATTTGATGTTATTATTTTACCTAGTCATTTTACAACTGATTTGATTTCTAATAAATTTATTTTAATTTTTTTTAAGCCAAATTCATTAATTAATTCTTTATTTTCTTATTTAATCTTATTATTTTTTTTGTAAGACAATATATCTTTTAATGTATTCAACATAATGTAATTAATATTTTTTCGATATATCGTAATAATTTCAATAATTAGATGTGAAATTTAAATGCGAAAATTTAAATTTTTTGTTTTAGTATATTATATAATGTTCTACAAGGATAAATATATAAAATATAAAAAAAAGTATTTGGCATTAAAAAATACTGATATAAATAATCAAACTAGTGGTGGTAAAAAATGTTCAATTGATGATACAGATACAATTTTATTTGGCGATGGCAGTAGTACCGCAATAGTAGTTATCACAAAAAATAAAAAAGTTTATAAAATATTTACCGAATATATTTTTACGCCTGATATTGAATTAGACGAAAAAATTAAAAAAAAAAATATAAGAGTAAATAATGAAATTAAAATATACGAATTATTAACAAAAAATATTGTAGATAAAAATATATCTAACCATATCGTAAAATATATAGGTTCAAATAATTGTGATAATGCAAAATTATTATTTAAAAAATGTCCAAAATCTTATGTTGAATTTATAAAATTGTCTGATGTCCAAAAAACAAAAATGTGCAATAATTTTTATAAAGGTTATCCACGCAGAAAATTAAATGATAAATATAGAGTTGTTGAAATAGAATATTGTAACTATTCATGTGCAGATTTTATAAGAGATGTTAGTAATTTACCAGAAATTGAAATGGAAAAATATCTCGATATATTCTTTTTTAAAATTATTCATACTATTTTGTCTATTCAAAAAATATTTCCATATTTTACACATAATGATTTATTTATGAGAAATATTTTAGGTTTAAGAGAAAAAGATAATGGAAATTATTACACTTATAACTTTAATAAAAAAAATTATTATATTCCTCAAAAAAAGTTTTTTCCTAAAATTAATGACTTTGGTTTAACAAATCTGAATGACGAATATAAAAACGTTAAATTATATAAATCAGAATATAAAGATGTATATAATATTATATTTGATGTATATAATGGAGGCAATTTAGGTTCGAGAAGTTTATCAGAACTTTGCAAAGATCATCCAAATAAATTAAAATTTTTAAAATTGTATTTTTCAAACTATTTTAATGTTGATATTGTTGATGAATATAAAACAAAATCAACAACACAAATGAATTGGGATTGGTCAAATATTTTGGACGATGAATTTCTAAAATCCATCGAAATGAAGAATCCAGTAGATTTATTAAATGGATATTTTTATAATATTTTTGGAAAAATAAATGAAAATATATCGCGATAATTTTAAAATATATTTTTTGTTCTAATATATTTTTCATTTTATTCTAAAATCATAACTACTTTTTGTAATTAATTATTATTACGTTAATATTTTTATTTTAAAATAAAAATGAAAAAAAAAATTACGAATACTTCTTTTATATAATCTTATATAATAATAAAACAATGGCTAAACAACAAACAAAACAAGTTGAATGGATTACTGATGTATGTGTTAAATTTAATGATGGATTAATTTCGAATATTAGATGCGGCAATAATTCAGGTCAAAACTATAGTGAAGACGGCTTCAAACGATCTATTGAACTTTTCAAAAAACATCAACAGTTCTTGAATAGTGATGATCCTTACAACACAACTTCCTATAGCAAACAATACATAACAGGAATCACCATTATCGAAGGCCATGAATACCTCAATGCTTAATTTTTTATTTTTAATTATTCTTATTTTAATTATTCTTGTATATAAATATTAAATTGTAATATACCATCCATTTTATTATATAATTGCATTAATGGTCTGTTTGAAAAATTATAACATAATAAACATGATTTTTCGTATTCTGGATCTTTATATATTATACCTGAATATGAAGTATTTGTATCTTTATTAAAAATAGTAATATTACCGCTAATTATTTTGTTTTCACAATGATGTAATGTTTTTATTCTGATATTACCTGACATATTTTTAACTATTAAATTATTTACATTAATACTAGACCAAATATGAATGTATTTTTTATATTTTATTGCTGAACACATAATGGTTTTTTTTTTATTGTATGAAATGTTCGAAAATTTTATTTGTAATTTATTTAAACATAATGATTTGCCATTTTCACTAGCATGTCTATGACTATGATGATGTTTTTTATTTTTATATTCGCTTTTGTGTCTTTTTGCTATTATTGAACTTGGATAACTTGATGTATCATATTCGGTTGTTTTTGTTGTTGTATTACATAAGGTAGTTAAAGTATTACTTAAAGTATTACATGTCGTATTTGTTGTATTACATGTCGTATTTGTTGTATTACATGTCGTATTTGTTGTATTACATGTTGTATTTGTTGTGTCACATTTATTACAATCCGTATTTTCTTGACTTGTTGTTTCATTATGATATTTATGATCATGATGTTTATGTTCATGATATTTATGATGTTTATTATATTTATTGCTATGATGTTTATGATTGTTATGATGTTTATTATGTTTATGATGTTTATTATGATTATGTTTATTATGTTCGTTATGTTTTTTTATAGGAGATTTATCACCTGGTTTTATACGTATTCTATGATTATTTGAAATTGTTGAACTCATTATATAATATAGTATCATAATTTATTATTTTATATTGTAAATAATAAATCGAGATACCATATTATAATATGATATTATATTATATCATATAATAATTTATCATCAACATATTGAAAAAATAAATTGAAATATCATATTATATCATATAATATCATACAATATCATTGATAATTTATTATCAACATATTGAAAAAATAAATTGAAATTTTATTTTTCAAATGAACGTATTTAATAATAAATAATATACACAATGTCTCAATCAAGAGTCTTCTTTGAGGATGATTTTCGTGTGAATGCTAAGGAATTTCAAGGTATATATATAAATCATCAATATTTAGTATATTCTGAAAAAAAATATTGTATGACAATATATAATACTAAAAATACATTAAAAACAATACAAGATAAAAAAGCGAAATATAATATAAAGGGTATTTTAAATTTTCATGATTATGAAACTGCATTAAAATATTTTAAGAAATCAGGTGACTATGTTTATGCATTATTAAACGTTTATCTTTTATCACTTTACAATAATTCAGATGAAAATTATGAATATTTAGAAAAAGCTCTAACATTATATCCGAATAATGAATTAATATGTGAGTATTATGCTTACCATTTATTTAATACTAAAAAATATGATGAATTTAAAAATTTTGTTTCTCTTAAAAAATTAAATACAAATATGATAAATGTTTTTACAGCCAAAATTTATAACGAGAATAATAATAACGAAATGACTGAGACATTTTTTAAACTAGCATTAGATAAAGACAAAATACATTATAAATGTGCTTGTTATGAATATGCAATGTATTTAAAAGATAAAGATGAAACATTATATATTGATTATTTAACAATTTCAGCAAATTTAGGTTTTTTACCAAGTATATTAGAACTTGCTAATTTTATAATTTTAAGAAAGCTTAAAAATTCATATTTAAATATTTTACAGATATTATTAAATGTAGTATCTTCTAGTAATAATAATATTTATGTAAATTATTATTGCGCTATAATTTTTTACAAAACATATAATTATGAAGAAGCATTAAAATTTTTTAATAAAGCAAAAATTCTCGGCAGTGATTATTATATTGGAAATATTTATGCAATTTATGCAAAAAATTTTAGTAAGGATTATATAAAATTAGCAAAAAAACATTATAAACTATTAATATCTAATAAAGATTCATTATCTACAGAATTATTTAAAGCTAAGCGAACCTTGCCTAAATCATATTATATGTTAGGTTTATACTACTATAATAAAAATAATACCATTAAATATTTATCAATGTTTAACAAAGCGTATAATTTAGGATATTTCAAAGCTGGTTATAAAATAGCCAAATATTATTATAAAAACAATAAAATATTTAAGGCAATTAAATACCTAAAAAAATATAAAAATTTAAAAAATTGCAAATTATTAATGTTATGTTTTGTAAACAATGAAGTATATTTTACAAAATGTGTTAATTTGTTTTTAAATTTAAATTACAAAATAAAAGATATATTAAAATTAGTTAGAGAGTTTTTACATGACAAATTATTTTTTCAATTAAATATATTCATTAACAAGCTCGATATTAAATTTGTCTATGAAATTTTAGACTTTATTCGTAATGTGATATCAGATTTTAATGATGATTTAAAAAATTATCTTTTAAATAATAATAACAAGAATAATAATAATAATAAAATTCTTGAAATTTTTTTCACAAAAAAAGAAATACATGATGAGATGGTAAATTATTGTATCAAAAATTATTTTAATAATGACATATCATTATATCAAAAATATCAAAAAATATTAAATCATGAAAATGCCAAAACTTTTAATAAATATTTAGCAATATATCTTATTATGGATGAAGCTAATATTAAAAAACCTAAGAAAAAATTATGCCTCATTTGTTTTGATGAATTTTATAATATTACTATGAAATGCGAACATAAAATATGTGCTTTATGTATGTTGAAAGTAGATAAATGTCCTTATTGTAGAATGTAATTTTTTTTATTTTAATTTGACAAGTTATAATATTTTATTTATAAAAATTTTTAATTTTAATAAATATATGGGAATTAAAAATTTTTACAAATTCGTAGAAAAATATTCTACTGTTAAACAATGTTCAATTAATGATTTTGAAAACAAAATATTATTAGTTGATGGTAATATGATGATATATAAAAATATTATGGCTATAAGAAAGAATGGTTATGATATAATGAAAAATGGAAAAAGTGTAACTCATATACATAGTATGTTAAATAAATTGTTAAATTTTAGAAAATATAATATAACTCCGATATTTGTGTTTGACGGCAAGCCGCCTAATATTAAAAATGATGAATTAAAAAAACGAGATTTAATAAAAACAGATATGAAAAATAAATATTTGAATGCTAAAAATGATATCGAAAAGAAAAAATATTTTTATTATAATTTTGATGTTTCCGACAAAGAAATTAAAGAATCTATACAATTAATTAAAATATTTGGTTATAAAATAATAAATTCTGATACTGAAGCCGATATTACTTTGGCTCAATTAAGTAAGTCTTTAAATAAAGATATAGCTGGTGTAATTACTGATGATTTCGATATATTAATATTTGGTGGAAAAACTATTTTAAAAAACTTTTCTGTATGTAAGAAATTTTTACAAATAGATTTAAAAATAATAAAAAAAGATACTAAATTTAATCAAAATATGTTAATTACATTGTCATTATTATTAGGTTCTGATTATGCTCCAAGTATTAAAGGTATTGGACCCGTTAAAGGTTACGAATTAGTTTCAAAATATAAAAATTTAGATCAACTGTATAATAATAATATTATTGACGAAAAAAATTATTACTTATTAAAGAAAGGATATAATTTTTTTAAAAATAATAACCTTAAACCAAAAAATAATCATATTGAACAAAAAAAAATAAAAAAACAAATAATCGTAAAAAATATTACCACGTTTTTAAAAAAATATAATTATTCACAAGATAAAATAGATGATATTTGTAATAATATTGTTAAATAAATTTTCAAATGAACTTTATGATTTTATGATTGATTAATTTTATGATTTTTTAATTAATTTTATGGTTAATTAAATTCATGATTTTTAATTGAATTAATGATTTTTAAATAAATTCATTTTTGATAAATTGAATTAATTCTGTTGAATTGTTTCTAGGGATGTCCATTATATCAAGTATTTTACCATATTCTTTATTATCATACATGGTTTTTAATTTGGCTTGTGCTTTATTTTTATATAATGAATAAAAATCACAAATACTTTTTATAGTTATTTGGTTATTAAATATATAATTCATCGTTATTCTTAATTTATCAAAATATTTGTAAATATTTTTATTTTTTTGGAACAAATTGTTATTCAAATTATTTATTCGTTTATATTCATTATATTTAATATTTGAACAAGTTATTATTTTTATTATTATTTCAGTATCATTATAATTATCTTGTGTTATTAAATTATTTATCATAATGATATTTCCTGATTTATCTTTTAATATTGATTCAAATTTTTTATCTTGGTTTCTACTTAAATAATCTCGTATCATTACATATTCGGGTGGTGATATTAACAAATATTTGTAAATACCATTTATATTTTTTTTTATATAATGACAATTATTTATCATATAATTTATATTTTTAGAATATTTATCTAAATTACATATATCATTTTTAAATATATCTATATTATCTAAAGGTTTAATAATAAGCATGTTATATTTTCGTAGCAAATATGGTGTTATATAAATATTACACTCATTTAAATAATACATACAACTATAATCTATTGTATCATCATTATATTTTATATAACTAGACTGATTTATATTCAAGTTTAATAAATCCTCTACTGTTATTGATAATTTTTTATCTTTTAATCTAGCTAATATATTATTAGGTTTTTCAATATTTCTATTAATATTTAAATTTATATTCAAGTTTTGATTTATTTTAGTATTTATTTTTAAAGCAATTTGTATATCGTTATTTACGTTATTTATTACATTTGAAAATATATTTCTAATATTTATATCTTTAATACGATAATCGAGACTAATCTCTTCATCTTCTATTGCATCTAGATATGACGATTTGTTATAATTATTATATATTCTATTTAATGTTTTTATATTCTGAATTTTATATTTATTATATGAATTTTTCAGATACTTATTTTCTGCATTAAACAAGAAATGGATTATTCGCATTACTGTTGGTTTTTTGATAATTGTTGAATTTACTAAAAAATTTATCTTGTGTCCATAATTAACATTTCTTAACCTATAAATTCCTTGACTTATGTCTGTTAATCTATTAAAATAATTTATCGTTACTAAACCATTTAATTTATAAGGTTGTTTTATATCTGTTCCTACTGTATGTTGGTTATCATAATAATAAAACATATTATCAGTTATTTTTAGTGATTTATTATTATGGGTTTTTATTATATTATCTTCTATATATACATACGTTTTATTTATATAAATATTATACTTGTTAAAATTAGTTTTTTTTATACTTTTTACATAGTTAATAAATTTATTTATAAATTCTTTTTGTGTATAATTTTTAAATAAAGCTCCAGTATCAATAATAGCATCATAATTATTATTTATTATTATATCAAATATTATATTAATATCACTATCAAATTTTATCCTATGAACTTGCACTAAATTTATAAATCCTATTATAGATGATATAATACTTCCATTAGCTATATCTGATGTTTTTATATTTATAAAATTATCTGCATCATTTAAAAATTTTGGTATGAGAATATTAACAGTTCCAGAAAATGCTATTTTATCCTTTATAAATCCACTGTCTATTACATCGATAAATGATGTATTGTATTTTTTTTCCGTGATAATTATATATTTCGGAAATATTATTGTTTCCAAATAATAATTAATTAATATATTTTTCTCATTGTCATCTAATATTTTTAATAATTCGTTGCATATTTGATTTTTATATATTTCATCATCAATCATTAATGACAATGATATATTATGTTTTTCAAATATTTCTATCGCACTTAAATTAGAATACTTAAATATTTCATAATTTATATTTGTTTTCATTATATTTATTAAATGTTCAAATATAACAAGAAAATCAATATGACGTAATTTATTATATTTATATGATAATATTGATAATATAATAGTTTGTATATAATCACTATATTCACTACCAATATTTGGATCATTACTATATTTATAAGGTATCGCCACAAAATTATCTTTTTTTGACATATTTAAATCAATTTCATTATCAAAACCATAATTTTGATTATAAATTAATGTTAAACATAATTTTAAATTATCATATATATTCCTTATTTTTTTTCTACTTACTATTTCATCAAATATTATTACTTCATTTGAATTTTGTAAAAATACGTTACATATGCTATTTTTATTATTTATAAATGTATTTTTCATATATATTTCTGCCTTTTCCTTATTCTCGAAATAAAGTTCTGAAGGTATTAAGATATTTACCACGTTTATTAAAAATTTAATAATATGTTTCTCTAAATTACTATTATTAACTACAGGAAAATTCAAATCACTAGTTAAAGGGTTTAATAAATTATCTACCTCGTCTATTATACATAATGTATCAGTTCTTAATTTTTTTTTCGTTAAAGAATCATCATTGAAAACTTCGTTTAGAAGTAATGTTTTAAGCGATTCGTCATCTAAAATTATTATATTTTTTAGATACAAATTTTTTTCAAAATATTTTGTTAAATTATGTGTTTCACGTTGTATTTTTATGTTTAATAGATTAATTGAATATGAATATAATAAAGGATAATAATTAAAATGTAAATTATCAAATGTTTGAGTTGTTAAGTGTTTCGGCGAAGTTATTAATATATTATTATTATTTCCATTTAATAAAGTATCTATTAATATATATGGCGTTATAACACTTGTTTTACCTTCCCCCATTAACATTTGATATATTGAATGATTATTACTATTAAAATTATTTAATATATCTTGAATTGTCGTATATTGTATATTTTTTATAAAATTACCAAACATTATTTCAAATATTTGTAATGTTTTATTCCTCGGACCGTCATATATTTTATCTATATCTAATAAACTTTTTAATTTATTTATTTCACTACAATGACAATTATTATTTAATATACATATTTCTTTAATACCTTGTATTATTATTAATATTTTCTTATATTCGAGAATTTTATATAATTCTTCTATATTTTTAAATATTTCTTCGATTAAAGTTTCATTATCATAAAAATTACGATTAAATATTACATAATTTTTATCATAACTATTCATTATTTTTTCTTTAAATATATTTTCCAGTTTTATAATTTTTTCTAAAGGTATTTCAATTTTAATATCTTCACAATATTCATAATCATTATAAAATTTTATTAAATTATCGGTAATATTATGTTCATTTAATATTTTTATTAGATCATGATTTAATATTTTTGTAATATCATTTTTATCAGAATATTTTATTAAATTATTACCGTAATCACATAATTTTCTAATAGAATCTAAAGGTTTATTATACAATCTATTTAATTTTATTTCTTCGTTTGATTTTATAAAATTATCAATTTTATTATAATGTTTTGGATAAATATCTTTTCTTGTAATAAATTCCATTGATTCTTTTGTAAAATAATAATATTTGTATGGATTATTTAATGGTAAATCAATTTCTAATTCATTATTCAGTAAATATTTATAAACTGTATCATATAATTGATCAAATGCGTATAAATTACTAGCATAATTATATTTTAATAACATTACTATCATATCATTAATGTTATTAAATATTAGATATAAACCCGTATAATGAATATCTATTATTGAGTATTTATTTTGTATGTATTTACTTATATTTTCTAATAATTTTTCTTGAAAATTACCATAATTATTTTTTGAATTTTTATACATTAATTTATACTTATATGATACCCACGGTGAATTCATAATATTTAATATAAATTTGTTAATATTAGTTATTCCAAAATTAACTATTTTATAAGTTTCATTTGATTTTATTAATATTGAACCAGGTATATCATATACTAAATTATTAAATAATTTTGTATTATCAAAAGATATTATGTATTCATTATTCATTAATAAATTATTATTTTCATCATAATTAAATGTTATTGTATAATCACTAAAATATAAAATCGCTTTTACTTTATTATTATTATCAATAGAGCTCAAATAATTTAAATCACATGTCTCTTCTAATCTATTAATTAACCGTAATATATTACCTTCTTTTAATATTACTAACTTTTCTTTATTATCATTGCATATATATGCCTTTTTTATATTATCAAACTCGATATATAATTCAGGTATTATTATATTATTGTGTAATCCTTTGTAAATATTCATTTTTGTGTCATAGATAATAGTTAATGAATCATTATTTATATATAATGATGTGCGTAATAAATATATCATCATTGTTTCATTATTTTTTGATACTATTACAGGAACAGAATTTATTAAATATGGATCTGAATTATTTTCTACATTAGGTTTTATTTCTTGAATGTTATAACCTCTTTTTTCTAATATTTCAAAATTATAATAATAAGGTAGTTCTTGTTTTTTATTTTTTTTAATAATATCTTGCATGGTTAAAAACATCAAGTCTTTTATATTTTCATAATAATCAAAAATATAATAACATAAATCAAAACAAATAGTTTTTTCTCTATAAACTATAATACAAAAATCAACTAAATTATTAAAAAAATCATCATTTTTTATATATTTATTATCATTTTTTACCAATATAAAATATAATAAAAATTTGCATATTATCAAATATTTTGCATTTTGTTCTATTCTTGACGTTTTTTTTAAATAACTTGATGCTTCGAAATTGTAATTTATATTTTTAACAATATCAATAATTTTATTAATTTGTGAATTTTGTAAATTATTAACTAAATCATTATCTATTACTAATATTGCATACAATATTTTATTATCAATATTACAATCTAATAAATAATCAAAATTAATATCAAGTTTTTTATCTATTACATATTTTCCTAAAACATTTACAGTACGAATATTATTGATTAAAATATTATTATTAGTTATATCTTTATTAAAATAAACTCCTCTTAAAGTTTCTTTAAAATTTATTTTATCACATATATATTTCGTTTTTAACAAGTATTCCATATTATTTTTCGTTTTTTTTATTCTAAAATCACTAGCATAATTATTAATTTTTCTATAAAATACATTTACATTTTTGTTATTTTGTTTAACAACAAAATTATCAATAATTTGTATTATATCACTGTTAAAATATTTCGAGTTATATCCTGCAAAAATTACAAATAATGATCTGTAAAAATTATCATCAAATATATTTTTAATATTTCTTAATTGAGATTCGTATATCTCTTCTAAAAAATTACAATTTGTATTATACGTTTTATTTAAATAATTTTCTTTGATTTCTGAATTATATTGCAAATCATTCCATTTTAATAAAACTTGTGTTATATTTTTTGTGGTAAATAAATAATCAGAATAGTTTTCTAAATAGTTTTCTAATGTTCGGTCAAAAGTTATATTATGTTTAATGCATAAAAATAATGAATTAATAACATTTTGTTTGTGTTGATTAGATGGCAATAAAAATTTGATCGGTGAATTATCGTTTATTTTTAATAAAATACAAATAATAAATAAATTAATTAATTTTATACTATTATTATTACCAACTAGTATATTACGAATATCATTTATTATGTCTAATATATTTTTTATATTATTTACTTGTAAAACATAATATTGTTTGTCCATATTTAATGTTTTCATTAACGTTTTCCTGATGTAATACAAACGTGTCTTTTTTTCAAATTTTTCCATATTCGAAAATCTATTATATCCTAATCTTAAAACATTTTTTATTTTGGATATTATATTTTCTAAATTATTATCTTCATTTTTGTATAACATTTCTAATATTTCATCATAAGTATATTCCGTTTTAATTATTGGATTATTATAATTATTTGTATAATTATAATCATTATTATATGTATCATTATCTGTATTATCATTATGTGCATTATTATTAACATTTTTATTATCGTTTTTTTTCAAACTAGGATTTTTGTATTTAAAATCTATTGTATATTCGTCTTTAATATATTCATTATAATTTCCTGTTAAATTTTCAAAATATAAATTCAATTTATCATAATCAGATGGTATTAAATTTTGTAAATTTAATATATCTATAAAATTTTTGTAATATATCTTTGGATTATTATAAAAATATTCTATCATTTGCTTAATTATTTTATCTTTCATTAAATTAACCATATCATAAAATTTATGAATACCTAAAAGATACCTTAAAATATAATAAATACCATAAAAAGAACATGAACCTGATTTTTGAGGATAATAATAATATTTATCATTTATGCTTGTAATATATTTTGTATCTAGTCTCAAATTATAAATTATATTTTTATAAAATATATCTATATTCGCTTCATATATATCTAAATGATGACATATATCACATGTTGTCAAAATATTTGCTAATTTGTTTAAAGATATATTATTATTAATTGTAATTACTTGATACTTTTTATCTAATTTACTATGATAAGTATCAACACCTTGACCCGAATTTGTAATAATAACATTGTAATTATTATCATTTTCATATGAATAATAAACACCTACTAAATGACCTCCTAATACACTATTATTATAACCTCCGAGGTGTATTAATTTTGGATATGATAATATTAATAATTTATTAAAAATAAATATAATGTTCCTAAAATTATTAACTAATAATACTTTTAAAATTGTATCTATTCGTGTTTTACATAAATATTCATCTTTATTTTTTTTATTTTGATTTTTTTTATCTTGATTTTGTCGTTTATAATTATCATAATTATCATAATCATCATAATCATCATAATCATCATAATAATAATTATCATTCTGAATATAGTTATCATATATATTATTTATAATAGTTTCTATTTTCTTATAAATCTGAATAATAAAAGCAAAAAATTTATATTTGTCTAATATTTTATCTAAATCATTATATTTTTTATTTATGTTTGATAAATAAGAAATAATTTTTTCAACTAATTTCCAAACATATTTTATTATGTGTTTTTTTTTATCATACTTTATAATATCTTCAATTCCAATATTTATTATACTTATCAAATTGTATTTTAATTCAAATATGTCATTACTTTGATCTAATAATTTATTTAATATATTATCATCATTATATTTTTTAAAATTACTTATTGTATTTTCAAAATGGTTCCCAATATGATCATCAATATAACCATCGAACAGGAAATGCAAATTAAATGGTTCATGAAATATGTCAAAAATTTTAGGTTTATAACTACTAAAATTACTATAATTACTATAATTACTAAAATTATCATAATCATCATAATCATCATCATAATCATTATGTTTCTTATTATAACGCCGTTTATAATCCCGATTATTTGAATTTATTGAGTCAATATCTGATTTTGACAATCTGACATCATCTAATATTTGTGTATTAGTTATATAATCATCATTTATTAATTTGTCCAAATCATCTCTATACAAATTTATTTCTGGTATATTATAATCATTGTGATCATTTAATTTACTAATATCATTATATGTATCACTTTTCTCATTTTTTAAATTTAAATTTATATCATTATTGATTAACTTCATATAATAATTATATATAATAATTATACACATAATTATTATTTATTTGTTATTTGTTATTTATTATTTATTTGTTATTTATTTGTTATTTGTTATTTGTTATTTATTTGTTATTTATTTGTTATTTGTTATTGAAAAAACATATTAAAAACTGTAAAAAAAAAACATTAATTGTCAATAACCTCATGATATTTTTAATAAAAATTATTTTAATAAATGATATAATAATATCAATTCAGTAAAAATTATACAAATTTGATACATAAATTCATGATATTGGTAAAATTCTGGTAAAAGTTATGAAATTTAGTAAAAGTTATAAAACTTGGTAATAATAAATATTAAATTATATTATTATTTTTTTTATGATTTTAATAATATAATGTCTCAAGATTTATTGAAAAAAGAAAATATTTTTCCTTATATGACTGACAAAAATTATGAATTATTTTACAAACAATGGAAACAATTAATTAAAATGTCAGATTATAAAGGTAGGCGAACTTATATTCCTATTACAGAAACTAATGTCAATAAAGCAAAAGATACAAAATATGCTGTATATAATGCAATTAAAGATAAAAATGATAATGTAATTAATCCTCCTGATCCAAAAAAAGAAAGTATTAGTGCTTTTTTGACTAGATGTGGTTTTAATAGTTTTGGTGGTTCTAGTACTCCGGAACATTTAAATTTTCACAATAAAATTATGAAAAAATATAATCCTAGAATTATCGTTGAGATTGGTTTTAATACTGGTTTATCTGCTACTAATTTTTTGGAATTTAATCCTAATAATTTAGTAATTAGTTTTGATTTATTAATGCATCATTATACTAATTATTCTAAAATGTATTTGGATCATAAATTTCCCGGAAGACATATTTTAATGGCCGGTGATTCTACTGTTAATGTTCCTGCTTTTATCAAGTTATTTAAACATTTTAAAGCCGATTTAATATTTATTGATGGTTCTCATTCATTAGAAGGTGCGTACAAAGATATTATTAATTGTTATAATTTAGCTCACGATGATACAATTATGATTTTAGATAATACGGTTCCTCATAGAGGTGTTGGTGTTGAAGTGTATGATGCATTATTAAGAGCAGTTCAAGATGATGGTATTGTTAATTTTTTGGAACATTATGAAACTGGGGATTTTAAAGATGGTTTTGCTATTTGTAAATATAATTTAAAAAAAGAAAACAAATTTTTAACTGGAGATATAGATTATGTTCATGTAGAACGCCGTATTGAGTGTTATTATTATACATACAAAATACAAAATACTAAAGATTTAGAAACACTTTTGAAACTCAAAATAAAAATAGAAAACAACATAAAAAAAAATCCTGATGCTTATGATATGTATATTATATTAGAATTAAACAAAAAAATGAAATCTTTTGGTTCCTTTGAAAATATGAGCGATTTTAAAAAAATAGATAAAAATTGGAAATTTTAAATGTTTATTAAATTTTTATTTAAAATTATTATTTAAAATTAATAAGCTAATTATATAATATGGAATTTAATTTTTATCATTATATAACTTTTACACAGAAAACAACATTGAGTAAAGTAAATAATTTATTATCATATTTTTATAGTTATGAATTATTGCCGAAAAATAATGATGTTTTAATTTTTCCAAAAATTATTGTCAAAAAACATGTTCATTATTATGACTTGAATGCATATGTATTAGATTTTCATGGTGTTATTGTTGATAATATACCTTATCGTTGCATATTTATTTGTTATTTGTTTAAGATTAACAAAAAATTAATTGATGATATTAATAATAATTGTAAATGTTCCAAGTGTAATAAAAAAATACCAAGTTTTTTTAAATGTTTATGCTTAAAAACATTACAAAACTATGATACTTATGAAGATCAAAATTTGCATAATAATATTTTTACACAAATAAATAAATTAATTTCAACTTCACTTAATAATAATTTTATTACATTATCAATAATCGATATTATAAATAATGGTTATTATGATAATTGGCCTTTTATTTATCCTAAATACAAAAAGCAATATCTGGATAAGTATGATTGGTTTATAACTGAGAATGATCATAATTATTTTAAAATCAAAAATTTATTAAAAAAAAATGATATTAATGATATTTATTATTTAATCGCAAAACACCAAGATTTTTTGTATTTAGATAAATGGATAATTAGTATTTTATATTTTTATAATAATAAAATGAATAAATTACAACAATATATTTGTGCTGAAGCATATATACATAAAATATGTAATGATATTAAAATTATTACTCATATAAAAAAATTTTGCCAATGTCATAATTGTAATAATATATTTTCATTATTTAATAATAAATGCTTAAAAAATAATATGATCAATTCACAAGTATTAATTAATACATTAAAATATATGAAAATTATTAAAGAAGAAGAAATTATAAAAAATGATAATATTATTACTATTTAAATATTTTAACTTATAATGCATATTCCTTGATTATCTTTTTCTAGTTTATTATCTTGATTATCTTTTTCTAGATTATTATCTTTTTCTAGATTATTATTTTTTTCTTGATTATTATCTTTTTCTAGATTATTATCTTTTTCTAAATTATCTTGATTATCTTTTTCTAGATTATTATCTTTTTCTAGATTATTATCTTTTTCTAGATTATTATCTTTTTCTAGATTATTATTTTTTTCTAGATTATCTTGATTATCTTTTTCTAAATTATCTTGATTATCTTTTTCTAAATTATCTTGATTATCTTTTTCTAGATCGTCTTGATTTTTATTATCCTTATGTTTTTCTTCCATTAATCTAACTTCTTGAGAATTTTGAATATATAATAAATACATTGGAACCATATTTACTATTAAATATACTTGAATATCATCATCTAAATTATATAATAGGTCTGCTGTATTTAACATAATAGTATTCTCGTCACATTTATTTGTGTGATACCATGATGAACCTTTAGGTGGTTCTTCTATTTCTGCAATATTAAATACTTTACCTATGTTATTTTTAAAAATAATACATGGTTTTGATATTTTTTTGGAAACAATAATTTTATTATTATCTAAGTGATCTACTATAACAATATCATTATCATTATCAGTTATTTTTTTTATAAAATCAACATTAATATCGTTCTTTGTGCTTAACAAAAATGTACACCAAGACATAAAATTAGGTTCTCCAAACATATCTGTATCATGTTTATATGATACTGGTCGTTCTAATGTTCCTATGATTTTTGCGAATGTTTTATTATTCATTTTATTATTTTATTATTACAATATTAAAGTTATTTCTAGTTTTTTTTTTCATTTTTTTTTTATCATTATATAAACTTTAACTGATACATAATATATATGAATTATAATTGTAACATTTGTAAATATGAAACATTACATAAAAATCAATATGCTAGACATATTAATTCGTTCAAACATAATAACAATTTAAAAAAAGACAATGAGCAAAAAAATATTAAAACTGATGTTAATATTGAAACTAACAATAAAACTAAAACGAACAATAAAACTAAAAAGAATAATAAAACTAAAACGAATAATAAAACTGAAACAAATAATAAAACCAAAACGAATAATAAAACTAAAACGAATAATAAAACTGGAACGAATAATAAAACTAGTAACAAGAAAAATATTGATTTTAAAAAAGATGATGATATATTAAGTGATGATGATATATTAAGTGATGATGATATATTAAGTGATGATGATATATTAAGTGATGATATATTAAGTTATAATGATGATATAAATATAAAATATGCAAAATTGCAAAAAAAATATGATAAAATGGTAAAAGAAAACAAAAGATTAAAGGAAGAAAATAAAATATTCAATGATAATTATCTTAAATTAGTAAATGCATTAGCAAATGATGAGGATTCTAAAACGGTAGTTGATAACACAACAGCAACAAATGTAGTTAATAATGTAAAAAATATTGACACATTAAATATATACAATAATATTAACATTTATTGTTACTGTCCGTATGATTTTGTTCATGATATATCCACATCAATTTATTTACAGAAATTAGCCGAAAAAATAGGTTTAGAAATAGCAAAAAAATGTGACGTCAATAATTTTGTAACAAAACTTGTAGAAGCTGATGAAGATAAAACATATGATTATAATTTTTTTGTATAATCAAATTAATTATAAAATTTTTATTAATAATTTAAACGAAATAATATTTTTAACTTTTTTTGTTAATGAAATTTTTATAACAAATTTAAATATGTTTTTACAAAAAAAAAAGTCTTGTTTTTATAAAAAAATTTATAAATTTCTCAAGTGAAAAAAAAAAATTACACAAGATTTTTAAAAAATGGTTTTTTTTTAATTTTTGGTAGTTATGAAATATAACGTAAAACGTACATTTTGCCCCGAATTCGGGGCAATTTGCCCCAAATTTGGGGCAAAATATTTGTTTCCTTGACTGAAACTAATGTTGATTTTTTTTCATTTTTTCCATTTTTTTTTAGTCAATGTTGAGTTTTTTATCGTTTTATTGCGTAAAACATATATTTTTATAATATTGACAAAAGTATGTTGAGTTTTTTATTGTTTTACTTCGTAGAGCATATATTTTTATAACATTAACAAAAGTATGTTGGGTTTTTTATTGTTTTACTTTGTAGAACATATATTTTTATAACATTAACAAAAGTATGTTGGGTTTTTTATTGTTTTACTTCGTGGAATATATATTTTTGTAACATTAACAAAAGTATGTCGAGATTTTTATTGTTTTACTTCGTAGAACATATATTTTTATAACATTAACAAAAGTATGTTAGGTTTTTTATTGTTTTACTTCGTATAACATATATTTTTATAACATTAACAAAAGTATGTCGAGTTTTTTATTGTTTTACTTCGTAGAACATAGGATTTTATAACATTAACAAAAGTATGTTGGGTTTTTTATTGTTTTACTTCGTAGAACATAGGATTTTATAACATTAACAAAAGTATGTTAGGTTTTTTATTGTTTTACTTCGTAGAACATATGTTTTTATTTTGAATAAAAATATATTTTTTGTAAAATAAAAAATTTTTCAAAAAGTCTTGTTTTAATAAAAAATTTATAAAATATTTCCATGTCCAAAAAAAAACTACACAATTTTAAAATTTATCAAAATTCTGATATTTTTTCAAAAAAATGCAATTTTTAAAATGTTCTTTATATTACAGGAAACATATTTTTTGTCCGCTTTTTGTCCGCTTTTTGTCCGAAAAAAAGGACAAAAATATGTTTTAATTAATATTTCAAATGTGCATTTTTTTTAACTTTTTCCAATTTTTTTTAATTTTTTTTATAAATGTTGGGTTTTTTATTGTTTTACGTCATGAAACAACGTTTTTGTTCGGTGATAAATGTGGACTTTTTTCTTGTTTTACGTCATATAACATATGTTTTTTTTTGTCCAAAATAATGTTAGGTTTTTTGTCGTTTTATGATGCGTAACATAAGTTTTTATTTTGGTGATAAATGT